ACCCCAATACCCTCTCCATCACTACCCTATAACAACAACCACCACACCCACCCACCCACACACCCACCACTCTTATTATTTTAATGTAAATCCACTATAAATATAATTCACTATAAATATAAAAAAAATATAATTAATATAATATGATTATATTTTTTATTGTATTCTCTCTTTTACTTGACTCTTCACAGTCTTTCTCCTCTTTTTTTAATAAATTTATCAACTCTGAACCTAAGCAGTTTTATGCAGAAAATAGATTCAAACCCGTAAATGAAGAAAACACATATACTGTTTACCATAACAACAGTTTGTTCTCTAAGCTTGAAAACCAGTGCTTCGCACAAATCGGAAGCAATCCTAAGTATCTTACAAACACTTCTTATTCTTGGTTTGATGGTGACGGTATGATACACGGAGTTTTATTTGAAAAGAACAAAATAACATATCAAAACAAGTGGATTCAAACAAAAAGACTTAAAGTAGAAGACAAAATTGGCAAAAAAGTCTATTTATATTTAGCAGAATTTATTGATAAAAATGGACTTATTAAATACATAGCATATTCACTTAAAAGATACTTCAATCTTATTCCCGGTGTTAAAGGTACAGCAAATACAGCTTTATTTGAATCAAATAATAGAATATTTGCGCTACATGAAGGAGATCTACCATATGAACTAAGTATTAGTACAAACCCATTTAACATTTCAACAAAAGGTATTGTAGATATACCCAACATGTTTAGTACCACTGCTCATCCAATAAAAGATAAACGACGCGATCAATTGTATATGTGTAGTTACAATAATTATAATTTCATGGATGGAAAATTTATTTTTAATGCATTTAATAAAGATCTTGAATTAATACAAAATAAAAACATATCATTGATCAATAACGGCATTATACACAGCACAAGTTTTACAGGAAATAAAATTATAGTTCCAGATATGCCTATGAAATTTAATCCGTTTCGTATTTTAAAGAAAAAACTACCGCTGTACTTTGACAAATTTAATGGCGTCACCAGATTTGGAATTATAAATGTAGACAATCCAGAAAACACGGATTGGTATTATTTTCATGAAAACTTTTATGTTTTCCACTTTTCCGATTCTTATGAAACGGAGGATGAATATATTATTTATGCGTGTATCATTAAAGACATCAAGATTGAATCCTTTATTATTTTTGAAAAACATGATCCCACAAATAAAGGAAATGGGTTGATTAAAGAAATCAGATTAAATAAGAAAACAAAAAGAGGTACTGTTATTAAAAATAAATACATTGAAGATATGGACATAAACTTTATATACAACATTGACTTTCCGTCCACATCTATCATAAATAAAAAAAACCTATATTGTTGTATTTTTGATTCAAATATAGCATCTATGACTGGATTTATAAAGGTCAACACAAATAATTTCAAAGTCGCTTCTCCAGATGTTTTTCTATTGGAAAATAACACATACGGAACTGCTGAACCTCAACCAGTTGTAATAGAAGATAAAGAATATTTACTTGGTTACACTGAGAAAAATGATAAATTCTTTATTAGTTTAATTGATATATTGAATAAGTCAATGGAATCAATTGAAATACCCAGCCGAATTCCCCCCGGCTTTCATAGTATTCTTTTTACACCTTTAGAAAATTAAAACGCTTAATTTTTTATAATCATAATATATAGACAAATGGAAAAAGGACGAATGATGCTTCTACATTCTGCTATAATTGGTATTTTTTTATACATATTTATGATTTTTATACTTGGTCAAAATGAAAATGTTGCCGAAAACCGAAGTATCCTATTGGCGGCTGTGATATTAATATATATGATTGTATTTGGTCATGGTTTACCTACTTCAATAAATAAAAACTTATATTAACTAGATTATTATATTTTTTATAATAATTTAAGCATTTTAAATGACCAAAGGTGTAAACCGTAAACATTCACTTACAGTCTTTATAAGGAGCACAAGAACTTTTCATTGTAAACCCTTTAACACCTTCTTTGCATCTTTTTCTACTAAATCTCCTTGGTAAAAAGAACACTTTTTTATCTGATTTCCTTTTACATTTTTTATCTTTTTTAGAATGTCTGCAACAATCCTTTGTTTTTATTTTTCTTGATTTATTCATTTTCATTTTTAATTTTACCATTTATATTATATACATACAAAATTTTATACAAACGATTCCATTAGACAAAACGCATTAATTTCCTTTTTTTATCATCTTTTTCCTTTGATCGTTTGCTTAAAAATGAGAAATATTTATTTGCAATACTAAACCGATTTTTCACATTCTTTGCATTCGGATACAATTCATTTTTATGTTTTAACATCGCTTCTAAACGTACTTTTAAAATCATTCCAACTTGCCAAATCCTTTTATGGGGGTATATTCCTTTTTTATATAAATTCTCTAACTTTTCAATTGTATTTTTTACATCCTGCACCGTTGTGTACTTTATTGGAATCGTATCTTTTGGATTCTTATCAATATACACATCAAAGCTCTTTTTTGGATCATTTGGATTATATAAAAATTGTTTTTTCTTTAATGTCTTTTTATTTCTTCGCATTTTACGTTTTGTCTTTCTACCTCCCGTAGATGCTTTTTCCTTACCAGGAGAAAGAATGTTTCGCAAATATTCTACAATTCTTGAATAAACACTATTTGCTTTTTTAAATTGGTGTTCTTCATTAAACCATCTATGTTTCAATAAATCTAGGTATTTAATATCATCAGAATACGGGATTTTTTTATTTATAATATAAGACATTATAGAAAAATCCATTCCTCTGTGCTTATAATTTATTAAAGACTTTTCCTTTATGAGTTCTTTACTTTTCCAAGGTATTTCGTCTATGAGTTCTTCTTTGAAAAAATCACCATCTATGATCTCTGGTGTATATAATATTTTATTATCATCAATTATTAATAGTTCTTTTTCTGGTTTAGTTACACCATATTTATAATGAATTTCAATTCTCGGTTCTTTTTCATTAACTATTATTTTATCATAATTATTTTTTACTTTAACTTTACCGGTGATGTCGTATCCTTTATTATTATTATTCATCTTTATAGATACATATTTCATATCATTAACATTAAGTGTTATCATTTTGTCTATAGAAGTAGAATGAAATAACAAATATGATTTTCCATCCCTTTCAACATCAGATACAGTAATAGTATTACCAAACAATTCACTATATATAATTTGATGCATTTCTGTTTTTATTCCGTTAATATTATCAAGACCTTTTAAATCTCGTATATCTTCATCAGTTAATTTCATTTCATTTCTTTTCATCCTTTTTTCTAAATAATCCAACGACTTAAATTCTTCTTTTAATTTCAAACAATGTTTTAAAAATGAACCTTTAGCTTCAGTTGATGGATCAAATGGGCTATATGATTCATACTCCGATACAAAAGATTCTATTTTCTCTTTTTTTAATTTTTCTATATCTTCATATTTTTCACTGTCTTCACGACTAACTTCAATATCAACACCGGCAGCTTCTTTTATTTGTTCATACAAACGTACTACATATTCTCTATTTGTATTTTTCACTCCAGAGGTTAAGAGACTCTTTCTATTGGATCCCAAAGGTAACGACGATGACATATATATTAAGAGAACAATAAATTTACATTCATATTCTACGATTATATTTAAAATATAAAAACTATCTATAAGTCGGTGTTTTAAATTTTCAGAGATGTAAAAACAATTTAAAGCTAAAAATGTATACATTATATGAAATTTAATTTTTTATTACTACTCATATTATCCTTTTTAAGTACAGTAAAATCATTACGTATCCCTATCTCTAATTCTTATTCTAAAAAAAAACCAAATAATGTAAAAATATTTGATAAAGATCTTGTTGTTTGGTGGGATAATCATAAATGGTGTGCTACGAATGATATGTGCTTACATCGTCAAGGTTCGCTTTCAAAAGGGGTTATTACAAAAGAAGGTAAAATTAAATGTGGTTATCATGGTTGGGAATATAATGAATGTGGTAAGTGTACGCATTTTCCATCTACAAATAAAAAACTTAATATAGAAAATGGATTTTATAATATTGAAGAAAAAGATAATGTGTTGTGGTATATTGATGATAATTGTCATAACAATGACCCTGTCTTTGAAAATACATTTAAAAACTATATTTTTACAAGATGGACTTACGAAGAACTAAACGGTTCTCATGACTTATATTTGGAAAACATAATGGATCTTTTACATTTTAATCATGTCCATCATAATACTCCTCCGCCTGTAAGTCGCTATAAAGAAATGGATATTATCAGTAAAAATGAATCTATAGTACATTGGTTTAATGAAAGTGGATTTAGTTTAGAAGTTATAGGAAATACTCCATCCAGTTATGTATTTGTAGCACCTTATTCTTTATTGTTTACACTCGGAGATAATGTAAATATTTGCAGTTTTATTTATCCCATTGATAAAGATCATTGTACATTTTATACAAGTCTTTTATTACATAAACAAAATAATAAAATTAAAAATGCATTCTTAAAACATTCTTACCAATTTATTAAACCCGCTATTGATTTCTATGGAAAAGGTATTTTTGCACAAGACAAAGAACAAATCATTGAGCAACATAAAAACATACAAAAACATGGAAAGAAATATATATCTCCATATGTTTCCGATAAACCAATTCTATTATACAACCAATGGATGAATACGTATTATAATCGTTCTACTGTTTTTAATATTGATTTTAACCCTTGATAATATATTTGAATATATTATGAATAATACTTATATATTAAGTGATAATGAGAAAAATAAAATGTATTCATTATCCTTTACACTAAAAGACTCGTGTGATCACAATATTGACGTATTCTTAATAACTGCAAAATATCTTAGTCAAGAATTGCCAGAAAATCTTAAAACCTTTTTAAAAAATTTTATGAATGAATACCTAACTGACGATATTGCTATTATTAAAAACTTACCTTACGATACAAAAATCACTACACCCGAAGACAATAGTCATTTTATCGGTGAAAATACGATACTCTCTCGTTGTCAAACGATTATAAATGAATTTATAGGAGAAATGGTTTCTTATGAAGCAGAAGCTCACGGAAGATTTTTTCAGGATATGGTACCAAATAAAAGATTAATGAAAACACAAACCAGTCTTGGATCCAAAATTGAATTAGAACTTCACACTGAACAAGCGTTTTCTGATCTGAGGCCCGACTTTTTATGTTTATCTTGTTTAAAAGGAGATGAAAACGCCAAAACCTACTATTTACATGTAAATGACATTATTAATCATTTACCTTCCGACAACATTGACCAGTTAAAACAAAAATTATGGGACATTGGTGTAGACTTATCCTTTATTATGAACGGATGTGCAGATAATAAGCGAGGTCCGGTTTCTATATTAGAAGGTAAAAACTTATTGTTTGATCAAGATTTAATGGTCGGACATTGTGATAACTCTACACAAATCATAGAAAAAATCGTTGAAATTTATTACACATACAGAAAATTTTATGTGTTAACACCTGGAGATTCGTTAATCATCAATAACAACCGGTTAGTTCATGGTCGCTCCAGCTTTGAACCTAATTTTGATGGAAATGATAGATTCATTATTCGGTCCTTTATTTTAAATACACTTGATAAAATAAAAAATAAAACAGGTTCGCACAACAGAATGATAAGTATACAACACAGCTAACTATTTTGTAACCCCTTAAAAACATCTATGACGACGTCTATATCACCCTCTTTCAAATCCCTATGAAACACTATTCTAAACAATTTCTTCTCCCACAACGATATCAATATATTTTTTCGTTTGAAACATTGTATAATATCATCATCAGAATATTTTTCTGACACGTTTCTAAAAAACAAAATATTGGTATGTATTTCTGTGTCTAATACAAAGTCCGTACTGTTTTTTATTTCATTTGCAACCCGTCTACACCTTTCACTATCTATCTTTAGTATTCCTTTCTTAAAATCTCTAAAGGCAATCAATCCGGCAGAAGCTATAAACCCAGTTTGTCTCATTGCACCCCCCAATGCTTTTCTAATTCTCAGCGCTTTTTTGATAAATATTTCATTACCAACCAACAACGAACCCATTGGACAACCAAGTCCTTTTGATAAGCAAACAGATAGACTATCTACGCATTCTGTTATTTCTTTTGGCCCTTCAACATATTCTTGTAACGCATTCCATAATCTTGCCCCGTCCATATGAATCGGCAAATCATGTTTCTTTGAAAGAATGCGTAATCGTTTCAAATAAGATAAGGGTATTACTTTTCCTCCACATGCATTATGTGTATTTTCTATTGCAATTAAAGTAGTAATTGGTTCATGTATATCTAATTCTCGTATTGCACTTTCCACTTTATCTAATTCCATTGTTCCATCCTCCTTATTTTCAATAACTGAATAACTTATACCACCAAACTGTGATGCTCCTGCTTGTTCAAATAAAAAAATATGACTTTTCTTTCCTAATATTACTTCAGAACCTCTTTTGTCTGACCATGTTAAAACTGCAGTCAAATTTGCCATAGTACCCGTCGGGAAAAACAACGCCTTTTCTTTACCAAAATATTGTGCTATTTCTGATTCTAACTGTATTACTGTTGGATCTTCTCCATATACATCATCTCCATAACTACAACTTTCGTTTGCCGATCTCATTTCTTTCGTTGGTCTGGTTACCGTATCACTTCGTAAATCTATTATGTTAAACTCCATATATTATTTAACACGGAATGTTTAAATAATATTTTTTTATAAATTTTATAAAATGTATAATTCCATATGATTTTTCTTTATTTTTTTTCGGCTATACTTCTAAATACTGTAATCAAATAGCCTCCAAGAACTGACCACATCGCAATAATATTATCAGACCCATTATTCATCAACCATCTTAATCCATAACAATGCGGAGCTGGAACCAAAAATGGTGATGAAATAAACCCGTAAAGCGTCAATGGAACACAGAAATTTATATACAAATGAACAGAAATAAAGTGTATAAATATCCACATAAAATATACAATACTTCCATTAAATACTAATGTAAACGTGTTATTTAAGTATTCCCAAGCTGTTGTAGACATAAAGTCTCTAAAATAATCAATTAAAATAGGCATTGTTTACTTATTTAATTGTATTCCTCAATCATCAATTTTATTACATATTGCTGTTTAATACAAACTGTTTATTCCATTGTTCTAATAATTCAACCGGGATCTTCGGTAACAACGGATGTGATTCCCAAAAATATCTACAAAATGCCCATTCAAAGAAATAGTTTGTAGGGTACAGTTGATTATAGTTCTTGGTTATAAATTCTTTTATTTTCGGTGGTAACAAGAAGTGTGAAAACGATGGAAGTACATAACACAACTGCACTTCTGAACAAAACGGCACCTTTTGTTTTTCTTTCAAAAAATCCATTTCAAAGTGTGGTATATATTTAATCAAATCTGTAAACAATGGCGGGTAATGGTAATTATACTTCCACTTCCAATCAATACACCCTTTTGTATAATACTTATATACCCATTCAAGTCCTTCCAAATAATTATTTGAAAGGGTAGTTATAAATTCTTTTGTAGGGTCTTTTTTAAACAACGATCTATAATACCGTAATTCCCAACAATCAAAATGGGGATTGATATATTTTTCTTGATGTCTATAAAGAATCGGCGTGTTTTGAAACAATATCTCTTTTTCTTTTTCAGTAGTCTCTGCAAACTTGAAATTATTAAACTTCTTACGATAATCATATTCTTCTGATATAAATGTATGCTCATTCTTAGCTATTTCTGTCAATAAAATACGAACGTTTTTCCAATTTATATTACCGCTTTTATTTATTATATAAGAATTCGGATCACTTCCTATTGTTTTCTTATAATTTGAAAGCAACGTATCTATTCCATGGGTTCTTATATTCATTGCCGGGAAATGTGGTAAAAAATCGTTTCCTAAAAAGAAACATAAAAAAATATAATCAAATGCTCTTTCCATTGTATTGTCTACACAACTCATTTCACGAACGATACATTTTGCTAAATGCAGTATATCCAAAAAATATATATCTGTTTCATTGTTCTCTGTCACTTTCACAGGTAACGCACTTTTTATAAACTCGGGAGCTTCGCGAAATATATAAATGTTCTTGCAAAATTTTAAGTGGTAGATAGATAACATAATTAGATCTGAATCCAATCCATATAAAAATACATTGTCGTTTTTAAAATCCTTTTCGCGTATATACTCAAACAATTTATGTTCACCTTCCCCACATTCATCTGACGAAGACACTATAATCTTTTGAATATTATACTTCTTTTCCAAATATGAAAACGCATACTGTATCTGTTCCGACAAATAATTCATAAATTCTGTACCCGGAGTAATTGCTGATGTATTCCACTTACTTTTACTTTCTACATTATTATCAAAATTCAAAGAGGACATAAAATACGTCTTGTATCTTCTTGTACGTTGTTGTTCCATTTTTGCAAAAGGAGCTACACCATCAAAAGCAATATACACAGTCTTACGAGGTCTTATTAATTCAATATAACATTTTATTTTCTCAATCACACTTTCCACCACCGTCTTTTCAAACAATGATTTCTCCAAATTTTGATCTGTCTCATGCACCGAATCGTATATGATTGAATTACAATCCATAAAACAATGGTCAAAGTTTACATCCTTAAAATAATTAAAATTTCTAATAATCGCCGAATATTGTTTTATAATTTGTGAAAAATAACTTGGTATACCCATTGGTATATTTACAAAAATATATTTATATTGTTTACCTTTTTGTTAAATAAGAATTCATATTAAATTTCTATTTTATATATATCAGTTATAATGGAAAAAACAAAAGAAAATAAGATTGTTCTCAATAATAGTTCCAAAGACTTGATTGAGAACAAAATTATTTATATAAAAAATATTATTCAAGACACAATATTATCAATTAAGATACACAAAAATAATGATTTATTTAGTGAAAATGATGCTACCCTGTCATTATCTATATTGGTTGATTTATATGAGAAAATAAATATTTGTCAAAACAAAAATAACAGCAACATAGAGAACACAGATAAAAATATCAATGATTTGCAGAAAATTATAGACAAATTATCTTTAGTAATATGTGGTTTCGGAACGAAACATGTTATTGATTTACTATATGTGACATTTGGTAATGAATTTAAAACAGTCAAATTTGACAATGAAATCATTCAAGAAAAATTCTTACTTATTAAAAAATATTTAAATCCGATTGGATATAAAATAACACAATGGAAATCTAAGAAACGAAACCGATCCAACTCTATTTGTACAAGTAAACTTGGTGAAAACATGCTTGACATTGAAAATATTAATAATCTTGAATGCATTTACGAAAGTGATAATGATAACATTAGCTTAATTTATAAACTAAACCACATTAATGTTATTTTTCATAGTGAAAAACAAAAAAAAACGATTGTTATAAACGGTGTTATTGATGACATGCCATTGTCATGTTTAACCAATCTATATGTTGATCACCGTTTAGATGAATTGAACGATTCTTTAAAATCGTACAATAAAAGTGAAAAAGAAATCTTTCAAAATATTATTGAGTCTCTTACTCTGAAAGACATACTTATATACAGTAAAGACGATATTAAAAAAAGAATATTTGGGGTTCTAAAAGACGTAGACTTTATTAAACAAACACACATTGATACTGTAGTCAAATGTTTTCTTGAAAAGGATACATTCTCACAAAGGGATTTTTTAATGAACTTATTGTTGTTCAAAGAAGATAATGATATTCAATATGCATGTTACATTTTATACGATCTTATTAACACGATTGCAGGAGAAAACAATAGCGAAACCATTGGCAATACACTATATAATAGTTTCCCCATTAATATTAAACATAATTTTAAAAATATTGTTAAAACCAACATCAAACAGAGCCAACAACTTATTCAGAAATATGAAACAAATAAGATCAGTTTAGAAAAGCAAATCCATTTATTACGAGTGGATGATAGTATCAAAGAGAAAGCAATTCATAAATTACAAGAAATGAAAGGTAAATCCGACGATATGACAGCCAAAACAAAGCAATATTTGGAAGGATTGGTTAAAATACCGTTTGAAACCTTTTATGAAGAACCGATTATTAAATTTATGAAAGAAAATAACGATTTGTTTAAAGAAATGCAATCTATATACATTCAATTATTTAAAGCAAATATATTTGAAAAGAAAAACAAATATACGAATTCCGAAATCTACAAATACATCCTTACCGTTGAATCCGAATCGTTAACATACATTCACAATCATATGACAACAAACATTCATACCTACACATTAAAGAAACTAAACAAAATTATAAATATTGCAAACCAATATATGAAATTGAATCTCGTAAAAACCATCTCCACGACTAAAAAATCAAAGTCTCAAATATGTAACAGTATCATTGAATCTATGAAAAATCATTTAAATTATGAATATATATTTAAAATATACGATGAAATCTACAATGGAAAACAACGCGCATACAATCTGGTTAACGAATTGAAACTATTAAAAGTTAAAATAAATGATGTCAACTCCGGAATTAAAAACATGGAAAATATATTAGATGACTCCATACATGGTCATGCAAACGCAAAAAAACAAATTATGAAAATCATTGGTCAATGGATGAACGGTGAGAAAAACGGATATAGTTTTGGTTTTGAAGGGTCTCCTGGTATTGGAAAAACATCTTTAGCGAATAAAGGATTAACACGATGTTTAACAAATAAAAACAATGAATCGCGGCCTTTTCATTTTATAGCATTGGGAGGATCCAGCAATGGGTCATTCTTGGAAGGTCATAGTTATACATATATGAATTCTACGTGGGGTAAAATTGTTGATATATTGATGGATTCAAAATGTATGAATCCCATTATTTATATTGATGAGCTTGACAAAGTAAGTAAAACCGAACAAGGGAAGGAAATTATAGGTATTTTAACACATTTAATTGATCCCACACAAAATACAAACTTTCAAGACAAATATTTTTCGGGAATCAATATTGATGTTTCCAAGATTCTGTTTATTTTCTCTTACAATGATCCCGAACAAATTGATAAAATATTATTAGACAGAATTCACAGAATTAAATTTGAGAATCTATCTATTGAAGAAAAAATAACCATCGTGAATAAATTTATACTTCCTGAGATAAATATGAAAATGGGTTTTGAGAACATTGTTGAAATTGATGATAAAACCATTGAATACATCATTAAATCGTACACATTAGAGCCTGGCGTAAGAAAACTGAAAGAAATCTTGTTTGATCTGTATGGTGAAATCAATTTGCAGTTGTTAGAAACAGATACAAATAAAGACACTCCCATTCAAGTGACAATGTTTAATGTCGACGAGAACTACCTTACAAAGTACAACAAAATCAATGAAAAAAAGATACATTCTCAGTCTGAAATTGGAATTATTAATGGGTTGTGGGCAAATTCACTTGGTAATGGTGGTATCACTACAATACAAACACTGTTCTACCCTTCTTCTGTATTTTTAGAACTACAATTAACTGGACTGCAAGGAGATGTGATGAAAGAAAGTATGAATGTTGCAAAAAGTTTAGCATGGAATTTAACTACAGATGAAATCAAAGAAGAATGGTTACAGTATTTTGAAAAAACGAAATGCCAGGGCCTTCATATCCATTGTCCAGAGGGATCTATCTCCAAAGACGGTCCATCTGCGGGTGCCGCTATTACCACAGCAATATTTAGCTTATTAAACAAAAAGAAAATTAAGAATGATGTCGCCATTACCGGTGAGATCACGTTAAGTGGAAACATTACTGCGATTGGTGGTTTAGATATTAAACTGTCATATGGAATTAAAAACGGTGTCAAAACATTCTTATTTCCAAAAGAAAACCATAGAGAATTTAAAATATGGTTTGATAAAAACAATCCCAGCGACGAATTAACATTTTTGGAAATTGAAAACATTAAAGAGATTTTTAAATATGTCTTTTTATAATATAAGTTAAATATATAATGTATACTGATATCACAATAGAGCTTAGAAAGACATATCCTTTAGTCAATGCACTTTTACCAATCATAATTGTTAGCTTTTTCTTATTAGACTCCATGATTTTTAATAATATTAAAGGAATTACCTTTTTAATAGGGATGGGTTTTAGTATTATGGCTAATGTATTTATTGGAAACATGTTTGAATTCAAACAAATCAAAGATACAAACATTACTTGCAACCCTTTTACAATAAATAATAAAACATTAACTACAAAGTTACCATTAAGTACAAATATGTTAACCTACACTTTTATTAATCTAACGTACACTGCCTTTGTTAGTAATTTTTGGTTACAAAACATTTTCATAATTATTTTACTATTTTTATTAAATGTTGCAGATATGTTTTGGCTTTCAACAAATAGTTGTTATACATTCAGGCACATCGGCATTAGTTTTCTCATTGCTGTGGTTACTTCTTTAATATGGAGTATGGTTATTTATAGCGTAAATAATAAACATCTTATTTACAATTTAGGTATCAACACTGAAAACGCATGTCAAATTCCAAATAAAAAAAGTATGTTTATTAAGGACATATACCGAAATAATACAACATAAATTATATATTATAAAATTATAATATATACTGTTATTTTAAATACATGGATTTAAATTTAGGTACATTTTCATTTCTATTTTTACGTTTAGCTCCGTTTATACTGATATGTTTTTTTACACTGTCCTCATTGTTTAATAATGATTTGCGTGGAATTGTCTATTTATTTGGAGTATTGTTTGCTGTTTTTATTAATTTTGGAGTTGCAACAAGTTTTACAGAAAGTTTAGGTGTAGTACCGGAAGAGTTCAAATCAGAAATATGTGATTTTACATTATTTGGAACGTCAGATAGCACCTCCCCTATTCCTATTGGCGAAACTATTATTTCGTTCACTTTTTTCTACTTATTCACCACTTTAATTCTTAAAGATAGAGATTACATTAATAAGGTTGTTAATTTTGATAGTATACCAAACGTACCCACATTGGGAGAATGTTTTGTAACCCCTTGGCAAATGTTATCGTTGGACTTTTTAAAATTCATTCCAAGTATATTTTTAAATATCCCAAGTATACGTGCAAACCTTATAACCATTCTGTTTTTCTTTATTTTAATTATGTTTGATTTATTCTGGAATACACCCGCATTTAAATTCATCAGAACCAACATTATGAAATTACCACTAACATATTGTTATACTGGCTATCAATCAGCGACCGCATATTTAATCGGATTGTTTGTTGGAATTATTTGGTCTAATATTATTTATTCTACCAAGACTCCATCATTACAGTATTTTCCCAATTATAAAAATAACGAATTTTGTAAAAGAATATCAAACACCAGATATAAATGTAAAGTGTACAAAAATGGAGAACTTGTGTCCAGTAATATATAAATAAACGAAATGCACACCCACTTACGTATTTATTTATTTCATAATAAATAAATATTTAGATATACAATAAATAATTTAACTATAGAATTATCTCATACTCCTTTTTACTCTTTTCGTAATTTTTGTTTAATATTCTTTTTTGACCTCTTATTTTTACTATTTTTTCGTTTCATACTCTTCTTTTTCGCATTTTTTTTTACTTTTTTCGTAATTTTTTGTATTTTCTTGTTTTTCTTTACTGATTTATTCTTATATGATTTCTTCTTACCTCCATTTGCTTCTTTTTCAATTCTAAATTCGTCAAAGAGTTCTTGATTAAAAACTTCATTTACCATAGGATTGTTCCCATCGGTTTCAGCTTCATTAATTAACTCTTTAAACCCCTCGTAAGTGCTCATCCTAATAAAGAATAAATTAAAAAATTCTCTTTTTATTATCTCCTCATACTTTCTAATATATAGCTCTCCAAGATTTTGATTTTCTTCATTAACTTCTCCTTGAATTATAAAATTAGTATTTGTTATATCACTGCCGTACTTAGTATTAATCTTCCCAACTATCGTTCCTATATGGAATTCTTTAAAACTCTGTTTACTCTCTATATTTGCATTTTGTATATCCTGTTTTATCTCTTCAAAAAATGGATCAAGATTCTCATCGTTGAATTCAGTTTGTATAAAATTTTGAATAGGAATATAAAAATTATCAAATATAAGATCTGGTATAGACAATCCTTGAGAAACTTTAATAATTTCGTATAGCATACCTAAATACCAATTCTCATGAGTATCAAGTTTAGCTAGTATTCTATCTTCATCAAAACTACTAATACGATTTATATAATCATTAATTAAATTATATTTGTCTATAACCATTTCATGTATAGTATCATCTGAATCACGTCTATTAAATGCTTCTTGACAAAAAGCGTCATCACTTGTTCTTCCATGTTGTTGTGAAAAACTCATCACCATATCTGTTATTTCTGGTTGTACAGTTTCTTGTTGCGGGAACTTACTATAATAACCTTTAGATTCGTTGGTAGGAATTCCATCATTTCCCAGTACGGCGTCACTGTTTAAATTTTCTTGTTGTTCACTTTCGTTAATAAGTATATATGGAAGCTTCTCATTAAAATTTCTATCAGCCGCTGCATTATATATTTCTCTATTTGTATTTTGTCTAATCACTTGTTGTTGTCTTTTGTAGATATTTGCATAATGTTCTTCATCTGAAACACGATTTCCCAAACTATTGATAGTATTTGTCAAGGACCTTTTATTATCTTCTCGGTAATCTTCGTCATTTAAACAAGTATAAACATATTTTTTTATGCACGCAATAAATATGTCTTCTTTGATTTCAGGATTTGCAGGGTATTCACTGAGATATTCATTTAGTTTAAGATCATTAAACTTTAATATAATTTCAATGTATAAATCAATCCAATAACCATGTAAATTTTCTGTATTATTTACTATTCTATCATTTTTGTCTTTTAGATTTATATTATTTTTTTCTTTATTTCTATTATTGTGCTCTCGCATTTCTTGTAAATCCGGTAATAAATTTAATATAATATTAATTGCACTTCGTAAATGTATTTGCGTGCGTTCATTAATAGATGCAGAATTGTCTTTTTTAATTAATTGTGCAGCGGTGGCCAACATATTTTCCATATTGGAAATCTGAGAAATTAATCTTGTACGACGAGACGTATTGTGTATATCTTCATCATACCATGGCTTTATAGCTTCCAGAAGAACTAAAAATGCTGGTTTTCCTTCATCTGGTTCTATACCATTTTCTTGCGTTAAATCTAAATGTTTAATTTCTGAAATAATATCAATTACATCTGGCATTTTGTCAGGATACAAATAAGTACCCCAATTTTTCGGGTTTACTAATTCTATTAGATCAGTACTTCCATTCCTATATATCTTTTTTCCATTCCTATATATCTTTTTTCCATTCCTATATATCTTTTTTCCATTCCTATATTCCTTTTTATTCATACTAAAACGTTTCTTTTCTATTGGATAACTATTATAAAAATCAATAAGAATATACAATAAACCCTCATCATAATCATCATTGTAAATCAGATAATGAACAATAGTATACATTAATACTGTTCTATCTTTTAAATTTTCTATAAATTTATAGACAATGTTGTATTTAATTTCTAAATTTACATATAGATACCTTGAAAGTAATTCATTTATCTTTTCTTGTTTATCGTTATGATTATCTTTTACAATATCATGTAATGCAAGATAGATATGTTTAGGTTCAATATGTTTAGGTTCAACATTTTCTACATATTTATGATCCTTTTTTACATTTTTTAACAATACTTCATTCACATATGTTTCTATCTCATTCAATTTATAAATCTTATTCGGTTGAGAAATATCATCCGATCCAGACGATTCTTTACGCTTTAACATGTTATACAATATAATTATAAAAATTTATTTATAATAAATACATATAGCTACACAATAGAAATTCTTATTCAAAATAATGAATATTCCGTGTAAACCATGATCGTAAATTATTTGATACTCTTTTTGTATACATATCATTTGATAACATACGTACTGACTTGTGTTTGTCTTCAAAAAATTTAAAAAATGTCGTTATTATCATATTTAATTTACCTTTTTCATATTTTTCATTGCATTTCTCGTATGTAAATAATTCTTTATGTAATCTTTTATTTACTTCATTATGGAAATTAAACAACATCTTCTTAAAATCTTCTTTTGTTTGTATTTTATTCATATCTACTCCTTCTAAATACCTGGATGCATGTTGTGAACAATCCGGACAAGGCAAATTTTTACAAATAATTATAATATGGGACAATAAATCGTTTTTTATTTTTATAAAATCTAATTCCTTTACTTTATGTGCTACAGTATGAAAAAAAAACCATATGGATGGACCCCAAGTAGATTTAGGAATCGTACTTTGTATTTCTTCATCCACTTCTACTTTCTTTATTTCAACTTTATATGGCAATGGTTTTACTGTTTGAACATTTGACAATTGCATTCTTTTTGGTTTTGTAATAGTTCTTGGATTCGTAAATATCATTATATTATATAATATAAAAATATAAATAGAATATAAATTAATTGCAATGGAAAATAAAAAACAACAATTAGTTCAAAGTATCCGAGAATGGGTCAAACTGGATAATGAAATCAGATCCTTAAAAAAAGAACAAGACGTGCGAAAGAAACAACAAAAATCATTAAATGAAACACTTATTGATATTATGAAAAACAGCGATATTGATTGCATTGACATTAAAGACGGTCAAATCTGTTACAATAGAAAAAATGTTAAAAAACCAATTACTAAAAAATATTTGCTTGATATATTGGCTAAATATTTTGAAGGTGACATAGAAAAAGCCGAAAATGCAAACGATTTCATTTTAAACAATCGCGAAGAAGTAATTAAAGAAACCATTGTCCGTAAATTAAATTAAACCCAACTCTGGTATACAATATTTGTCATTTTTTATCTGGTATTTTGCTATTATTTTAGGGTTTTTTAATTCATTCATTATATCTTCGGTATTATATACATTATTATGTTTATCCAAATAATACACAATACCCATTATTTCTTGGGCAAATACTTCCAACTTTTTTACATTATTTTCTTCGTTTTCGGTCACAGTAATTAAACCGTGCGGTCTTCCTTTCTCGTGAGTACCGCAATATTCACAATTTTCTTTCCTTCTTCGTGTACACTGTTCCCCATTGGCTCTTTTTGCATTACATCTATTAGATGTCGGTATTGCATTCTTAATCCTCTTCCTTTTAATAAAATCTTCTTTAGATAAGCAAAACCTATCATAGTCATAAATAAATCCCAACAACTCCGCTTTATCTTCTGATGCCTCTTTATATATTGTGTTTACCTTTTCACAGATATTTTTTTTGAAATTCTGCACATAGTGTTCTAATTTTGTATTTATACGTTTCTCCATATCAATTATATAATATATATATTTGATACTATTTAATCAATTTTTTTAAATAATCTCAAAAAGAACTTAAACAACTTACGTATATTTTTCTTTCAATGCGGTATTCCAAGCATACTCTCCTAATAATACGAAAAAGTTGCCCAATAACATGATTAATTTAAAAAGCAATTGATCATTTAATTCCACAGTTGTTTTTATAAAATCACTTAATGCATATAATTCACCGAACATGTTATGAATCGCAGATACTCTTCTTACAAACACATCATGACTGGATACACAACTATTATAAACTTGATAGGTCAAATCATCGTGATAAAGTCCTTTTAAATTTTCATCCAAACACATTTGATAATCTATATAAAAATTTGTTTCTGTATACTCCTCTTTACAAAATGCATTGTAATTTATATAGCTCTCATGCTGTGTATGTTTTATTAATCCACATGTATTATTACGAGCTACATAATACTTCTGTAAAAACAATGTTACTGGAGCGCTGCATAAATCCATAAACAGTAAATGATTCTTAAGAAATCTATCTATTTTAGAAAAACAACTTTTTAATTTATCGGATTTCGCAAATAAAAAATCTACTTTATCACCTTCAAAAGAATCTGTTTGTTTACGTTCTTCCATTTCTTCTTGCAAAAAATCTATCACTTTATCGCACCATTCATTTATGGTTTTTAGATCTCCAACATATTCAATATATTTAAACTTATATTGTTTATTATTTAAAAGACTATTGACATAAAACATGAAATAACTGGAAAAAGATAATTTCGTTATGCTGTTGTTATTTAACCATTTTGTTTTCTCTTCATCTGAATAATTATAATGTACAGAAGTACGGTCGGAAACTTCATTAAAAACGGAACTAAACGTTTCCGAACTTGATTTTGCACGATTTAAACTATTTCGGGACATTAGTTTCATACTTCTGGTAGCATACATAGGCACTGCCATTTTTTCATCCATATTTGAAAATGTATCCCCTTCTTCTTCTTCTACAAAATCGTCTTCTTCTTCTTGAGCTTCCAAATCTATATCTTCAACGTCCACAGTCTCCGTTTCTTTTTCTTCTATCTCATCTTTTTCAAAATTTTCTTCGTTATCATTTATATTTTCGTTATTCATAAAATATAAATATAAAATTATTCTGTCACCTCTATTGATTCCAAATCGGGTTCTTCCTTATCAGCGATCACTTTGTCCGGATCCACATCATTGTATTGTATTTTGCGAGTTAAATAAGCTGATAAAAAGACGTTTTCCTCTGTCTCTGTTATCGTTTTTGTATCGTACAATTTCAATGCCATAAACAAACCATTTGTTAAAAATACAGTTATTGTTTTATTATCTAAATAATGAGAAAATACGACATACCCACTTAATCCTAAATTAACAATAAACCCGACAATTCCAATTCTTCCAAAAGTTTGATATCTTTTATCCCAATTTAATATAAAATTCTTTTTATTTACATCTAATTTCACCAACATTTCACCGACAGCTTCATTATCTCTTGGTAATTCCGGATTCACATGCAAATAATTTATCATTGCATTTTCTCTGGTTAACTCTGCATAATACATACACAAAAATAGAAAAAAGGTGATTACATTTATTGCAAACGCCACATCTACCTCCGGTTTCCCAACCACCACATTTTCAAACATTCCACAAATATCATCTCCACATTTTTGTGGTACAAACACCAATAAAAAAGAGCCCATTAATACTCTGTAAAATTCCATTATAAATGCACTGTACATTCCTACTTTTTGTTGAAAGTCTTGATCATTCAACTTTTGGAAAACCTCTTCTTCTTCTGGATTCTCCATATATCTTAATAAATATTTTATTTAAAACATTTTACCTATTTTTTGGAATATTTCTTTAGCAACTACACATGCTGCATTCAAATGCATTCTCACCATATTCTTATCACTTGGTTTCTTATAAGCAATGCGAATAATACTTTCATCATCATGTGGATGAAACTTTTTAAATCCACAAAAACTCAATATCTTTTCATTCTCATAGTAATTGTTATACAAAATAAACTCTAACAATTTACCCACTGTATAATCCTCTTCTTCCAAAACAATATCAAATGAATTCTCCATTGTTACTTCACTTAAGCGAATCGGAATTAAATCTGAATCTAAACTTACGATCATATTAGTCATCTTTTCAGACAATACACCACATCCCATTTTTACCAATTTTGTATTCTCATATATACCCAACGACTCTATACAAAAATCAAAACTATCCTCCACATAATACTTTTGCGCATCTAACAAATAAAAGTTATTCTTTTGCATTTCTATATCCTTCTTTAACATCTGTTCAGACGTTAATATATTTTCTTGTTCTTTCCAAATTTCATCAACTTTGCTCAAATCCATCGTATTCCCATACGAACATGTGGATACCACATTAAACATGCTATTCGTTTTTGCTGTGTTCACAGAAAATTCAGCTGTTAATTTAATATGTTCACCCGGTACGCTATCCGTACTCGCATTCAAGCGCGCAAAATCTATATACATATTGGTTTTTGAAGACGGTGGATAAATCTTTTTCATCTCTTCTTTCGTTAAATAATTTCCATTTGTTTTATTTTTTATTTTAAAATCTTCTGTTGTTATTATGATCATTGAATCCGTCTCATTTTTTACATCACATTCCAAAACATAATTATTTGGTAAAATATCCAACTCTTGAATATGAATTGGAATACAACTCAAACGATGCTTTAAAATCTCATTGTGCAAACGAGTTGTGTTTACTTCTATATGACATTGATTATCTTGATAAGTCTCTGTGTAAATAACATTTACAGGGATATCACTCAATATTGTTCTACGCAAAGCATTTGCTATACTGACATTTACGCCACTTAATGTAAATTTATACATATCATTATCAACAGATAGATTTTTAATAATAGGTTCCATGCTTATAATTTATGTATTTATAATTTTATGTTGTTTATTATCAATTTTATTTATGTATTTGCTTCATGACCATTTACATTAAAAACAGACAACACATATACATTAAAGAACTCCACTCTTTCGTAACGATTCAATAATCCAAACAATTGTCTTGCTTTTCTTTTGTTCACATATGTATCTTTATCCAATACACTAAACTTATTTATATATTCATTTATTTCTCTATCACTCTTATCTTTTAATGCATATATCCTTTTAAATATAGTTATTGCATTTATACGCCCGAATCTCGTTTTTAGATTTAAATTTATAAAATGAATCATATCTCTTAATAAACTATTCCAATCATAAAATATTCTACACGAATTCAAGTCCATGTTATAATACTGAATATCTTTCAATAACTCTTTTTTTTGTATTTTATAAGCAAATGGCATTATATGATTTACAATCACTTCTTCGGGTAATCTGCTAAATATACTTATCTCCATAATAAGTATAAGTCATTCTGTTTAAATAATTAACTAAATAATGATAATGCTATTAAAATAAAAAACAACACAAACGGTATCAACACCAAAATCCATGAAAATACTGGCGCACCACCTTTGCAAATTATATTTAAAACCCATGTCCAAAACGCTATATAAATGATTTGAAAAATATAAATATATAACGCATTTGCAGGACTACATCCCAAAGCGCCTAAACAATACAACCTATCATTTCCTATGTTTTGAAAAAACCCAATTAAAAATGCAAACACCGACAATACCAGGTAAAATTTTGCAGGTGGACACAATCCATTGTATATATTATTAATAGAATCCGACATGTATACACTTATTTTATAAAATTTTATTTTTTAATTTTCTATTTATTATTAATATCCATCTATAAAAAGGTACCTCCAAATTTACTGCAGTTGATAAAAATATATACCAACCATTTATCCAGTCAATATTCTTTATTGTTTTATTATAATTAACACGATACGGGTTATGATATTCTAATATTATATCCACTATTTCTTCCGGTAATAAAAATAACCTATTCTTCATAAATAATATTCTTATTTTTTTAAACCGATCACTCCACAAGCAAGTCTACCGCCGGCATTCCCCGTTTTCAATGACTCCTCGTCACCGCCTTCACCTAAATCATCTTCTCTTTCATGAACAATAATCATTCTTCCCAAAACAGACATCTTACTATTTGCTTGTAAACATAAACCTTTTGCAAATATACTACCTTTTGCCATTTTACCTTTAGAATATACGTTTCCCAAATCACCTTCATGTCTATGTTCTGAATTTGGACCCCCATGTGTCTTATGTAAAGGATTAAAATGACTACAAGCACTATTGCAACCTTCACTTAAATCACCATACTCATGAATATGAAATCCGTGTAAACCATCACTCAATCCTGTTATTTCATAATCTATCTCCAATCCCGTCTTTTTTTCTTCTAAATGAATTATACCATTTACGTCGTGTTTATTTTCACTAAACACTACTATTCCCTTTACTGTGTGTGTCTTTTTTTTTGTCTTTCTCATGTTTTCTTTTTTTGCCTTCCCACCATTAAAAAAATTTAATTGACACGAACAACCCGCTTTTTTCTTAGTATTATTTTTCATATATACTTCATTAAGATTTTATAAAATATCAACATGAGTCAACATGTGTCTTCTACAACAAACATGATTTAATCCTAAATTATCCAACACTTGTCCTTCTATTGTTTTTTCTGTATTCTCTTTTGTTAAATACACCACTTTATCTACATTTATACCCTGCAACAGTTTTTGTCTACGCACTTCCCCTTGGTAATAACGATATTTATCTGCCAATACATTCCCGCATGTAAAACATTTAATAGGAATTATCATTTTTATATAGTATAAATACTTTTTTATATTATCAATTTTATATATATATTTTATAATGAACTCAATTTTATTTGGTACCCTTTTTATTCTTTTCATGATTTTTATTATATACCCGGTTTCAATAAATAGATATCAATACATTGAAACATTTGACGGTACTTATAATGATCTCAATATGGAAACAGAAGCACAACTTACTTCCAGAATTCAAAAGGAAGAAGCCGGTGATGACGAAGTCTCAAACAATTACGACGTTGAATATCAATTAAATAATTACGATGTTGAATATCACGAATCTGCCGAAGATTTAGAAGAAAGCTATGGTTACGGGTTAGGATATAAAACAGTTTTTGTATATGATCCAAATGGTACATATACTTCATCAGAAACAGACAGTAATTTCATTTTATTGGAAGTCGCCGAAAACCAAACCTATCCACTATACAATGGACCCAATTATTATAAATACGGTAATCAATCCTATGTACCCAGTTACGCTGATCAAATCGCACTAAGTTCTCAAACAAACCCTGCCAATGAAGATACCAGAAATACAGAAGTTGATTTTGAAGGTTATATTTATCAACTTCCCATGGCTACATTTACAACCTAAGGTTATGTAACTCCAATTCCTGATAAATCTTGGTTTGCTACATAAGTATCATTATTTACATATAATTCATTACCTATAGCAGGAACGATTTTAAACTTCCATTTACTTTCTTTTATGTACGGCGGATACTTATCTTCAAGTTTATTCGCAAACTCTAAATCAGAAGTCAATAACAACGCCTGACACAATTTTGCTATTAATTTCCAACAAAAATAATTATTGTTGATTGAATATATGTTCGGCTCTTTGCCTGTCCACATTTTTATAAAATGATTTATATCTATAAAACGTAACCCTCTATAGAAATTCCTAGGTATTTCTATTTCCAAATAAGGTTTCTCTTCTTCATCCTCCAAAATCACTTTTAAATAGTCACTTTTGATTGCACAATTATAAGACATCAAAAACACTTTTGTATTGTCAGTCTCACATACCGAATATGGAAACCGTAAACCAATCGTCATTGAATAATTTACATTTTTATTTGTCATAATTCTGTTCCTTAAATATACATGTACTTTATATTTAAGTTTGTTCATAAATTAATTTTACGCCATTGCTTGTCCTTTTTTTCTCTTTTGGACCCTCTTTTTTTTTATATGTTATTTCATTGTGACATTTCTTACATATAGAAACTATATTTGCTTTATGATTCTTATGAAAATAACTAATAAAACCATTCTTATCTGCATCCTTTTGTTCTTGCAAATGATGTATTTCTGTACCCATGGCTTTTTCACAAATCTCACATTTCCCCCTTACTTTTGAAGTATTGTATTTTGATTTCTCATTTTCCAAAATACTTTGATTATCCGGAAAATATTTATTTCGCAATGCAAATGCCTTTTCAATAAATTCATTTTTCATGTATAGGGACTTACACACTTCCAACCCGTAAGTTCTGGGTCCAGATCCTTCCCTTAATTTACGATCGTACACCAAACAGTCCTTTTCGTAATCAAAGGATACTTCCAAATGTTTCAAATGTATATTTTTCATTTCATTTATTTCATCATAATCCACTATCTCATGAAAGTGTGTTGCAAATATGTATGAACTCTTCTTTTCGTTCAAATACTGCAAGCCTGCAACAAAGATACTTAACGCCGAATCTATTTCTGTACCTGAACACAATTCATCACCCAATATTAAACTATTCTCATCACATAAATTCAATATTGTACGTAACTCGCTCATTTCTACCGCAAACGTGGACAACCCTTTAAATAAATTGTCATTTCCCAAAATACGTGAAAATATTGCATTATATGGCTTATATGTAAACATACTACAAGGTACATACATACCACTTTGTGCCATTATTAATGTCACCCCAATAGAACGTATCAAACTCGTCTTCCCCACTGCATTCGTACCATACAACAACACTCCATCTTGTTCTTTCGCTCCCAAGGATATGTCATTTGAAACATAAATCTCATCTTCTTGAATCTGTTCTATCAAACAATGTCTTAATTCTTTTGCATTAAAAAATGACTTTTCGTTATCACTTTTTAAAATTGGTTTTGTATAATTATATTTCGTAGACAAATACACCTTGTTATACAAAACATCCACTTTCCCTATCCATTTACCTATATCATTGATCTCGTTGCAATAATCTTTTTCTAATTCCTTCAAAACTTCTTTGTATATTTCTACTATTTTTTCATTTCTCAATATTGTATGCTTTTCTATTGATTTACAATGACTTACTATGCCAGGTTCTCTAATTTCTATTTCATTTGCAGTTACTTTTATAAATTCTATTTTAGATATATTTACTACAGTATCAGAGTTGTTCTTATTTTGTTGATAACTCTTTAGTTGTGCTTTTATTTTCTCAGCTCTTGATTTTGTAGTCCGTAAAGAGATGCTCTTTTTATCGGTTTCGTGGATTTTCACAAAAGAATCTACCCCCTCTGTAAACAATTTTACATTAAAAAAATCCTTTATTTCACACAGGTTCTCATTATGCTGCAATAATGTATCACATAGATTGTCTAATTCGCTGTTTAACCCAGGTTGAATAATGTTCTCCGAAAAAGAATGTATGGTATTTATGTTCTTACACCTTTCAATATCTAATTTGCTATTCACAAATGTTATCAATTTATTCAAAATATTCAGTATTTTATTGTTATTTTTTGCAAGGTTCTCTACACCTAAATATGAAAACACTTTTTTATTTTTTATTTTCTCTATTACTTCTTTAAAATTTAAAATACTATCGTAAAACAAATATATCATATTTGGAGTCATTATCTGCATTACAAGTTGCCTAAACATTTTTTCAATATCTCTTATATTCCCTAATAGCTTTCGTATTTCATCTAATCCGTTTGTCTTTTCTTGTAGTACAGATTCCATAACGGAATACTCATTTTCAAGCCATTTTTCATCATTCGTCGGATGTGTCAGATGATATTCAAATAGCCGTCTTCCAATACTTGTTTTACAGCTATTTAAAAACGACAATACACTAGATAATTTTGTACTGCCTTTTTGTTGTCCATTGTGTAAAATATTTAATTGGGTCAATGTATGGTTTGCTAAAATTATATTTGTGGATACATTATTAAACTGTGGCGGTCTTATTTTTTCTATTAATCTTTTGTTATGTCTTTGTATAAAATCTATCAAAAAGCACATACTCTGCGTTGCCAACAAATATTGTGTAAATTCATTACATGATTCATATAAATACAGATCATATACATTTGTAATTATTTCCTTTGCATACACTTGTGTTTTACATTTCTCAGCCTTTTTATCATTTGCATGAATGAAGTGTACATTTTCAGTGACAACCCCTGAATATTGTACAATTTTTTTTATATTTTTTGAAATGGAATCATCCTCATGATCATATATAAAAATTACTTCGTTCGGATTATAGGTTGTTGTGAACCTTTCTAACTCATCAAACGTAGTTATCATCATTTCATAGGGTAATTCATTCTCTATCATATAAAGTTCTCCTGAAAATACATTTAATACGGAGGCTCCGTATACAATGATATCTTTTTTGATTTTTTTGGTAAACTGTTTATGTCGTTCTATCCAAATGCACATTGTATTATTGGATAGATGATCAGAATTATTCAAATCGTTTGAAATAAAGGTGCCCTGAGAGTATATTTGGTCTAATCTTCTTGTAATGACTTTATCTTCTTTTTCTTGTATATACACAGCTACAGTATAACCATTCATTACCAACTTTGGAATATTTTTATCTAAACTGTACATAGGTAACCCTGCCATCAATACATTCATTTGTTTATTTTCATATTCTATGGAATTTTTCTTTTCTGATACTACAAAACCAAACAATTTGGCTACATCTACTATACTACTTCCGACAACTTCATTTGTAGTTGGATCTCTTAATCCATATACTTCAAAGAAACCGCCGCATTGAAGTAAAACAACTGATTTTTCTCCATATTCTTTTTTTAATTCTTCTGAATAGTAAAAATACTCGTGGTGCATAGATAGAAACGTGTTTCCTGTTTTTTTACTCATTACATATTATATTAAAAAACATTTAAGTGATTTTTAATAAAAAATTGATCTATTTAAACAGAGCCTTATATACACAACAAAAATGGAGCACTATTTTGAAGAAGATTACGGATACTTTTGCGATCCTTGTGATAATGATACGCCAGAAAAAGAGTATAACAAGACAATTAAAATAAAAAAAAATGTAAATGTTTTATACAGCGAACACAATAATAAAAATGTATCAGATGATCATGAACCAAAACAAATGGTATTATATGTCACATTTTGTGCGTTTGTAGTATGTTTTGTATTTTGCTACTTTTAATTTTCTTGATTATATAGGAAATTGTACATTAAATTATCTTCATTATGATTTTGTATTTCACCACAAACCATCATTGCCGAGATATACATTTGACGTAATACGTCATTTGGTGTATTTGACCCTACTTTAATAAAGCCGTGTTTGATTAAATATCTTCTAATATCTTGAATAGGTACTTGATTCAACATCTGTTTTTTTTCTAAAATATTATTTCTCATTGTTTTATTTGAAACCAACACCGATATTTGAGGTTTTATCCTTGACCGCCCTATTTTGTAAGTCCTTTTTATCGTCTTTTTTTGATACCTTCTTTTCTTTTTTTTCAGATTTTTTAATTTTTCTTCTTTCTGATGATAAACACTTGCAATTTCAGCTGGACGTAATGCAGTAATCATAGACGAGTTGTTTTTTCTGGTGGTGTTCATATAATCACGATATGTAGGTAAATTTCCATTTTTTAAACAACCATACTTTGGAACGGTTACGCTTGTTGTATTTAAGTGTATCGGTTCACTATTTTCTAAAGGTTGATTCATGGATAATTGAATCGGTTCATTTATTTTGATTTTATTATCAACAATAACTGGAGGTCGCGGAGAACTTTGATTTTTTATAGTCATATTATGATTATTTTCGTTACTTATTTTCATATTATCAAAAAAATGTTTTGCCTTTTCAAAATCGCCTTGGGGTGTTTTTGGTTTCATGTTGGTTTCATAATTTGAAAACTGTTCTTTATTTTTTTCAGTGTGATGATCCCGAATCATTTTTAGTATGGATTTTTTGTTCAAAGATTCATTTTTCATTTTATTTTTCACCTTCTCTTTTATTTTTATTTTTTCATTATTTTGCTGTTTTGCTTTTTTTTTCTGTGTTCTATTTGATTTAAATGTAAATAAATCAGGATTAATTGAAAATACCTTTTTTTCTTCCATATTATATTTATAATAATAAATATAATAATTACGTTATTTAATTGCAATTCATTTTAATTCAAAAATCGTTATAAATACATAGAATACAAATGTTTATTTTCAACCTTTTTCTTCTTATTTTCCATAAACATTTTAAACCCCGCTTTTACATCTTCCATATTTATTTTTTTTCTAAGATCCTTATCTTTTCCATATATTCTTCTACTATGACATATCTTTGTACATGTGAACAATTGTTCCATATCTCTTCCATATGATGGAAACTCCTCGTATTTGGTCTTAAACCATTTTTTATCTAAATTCTCATTTTCTGTAATATCCCATTGATTGTTTTTTACTATTTTCAAAAAAATATTTACCAATTCATCACTATCATATGGTTCCATGGTGAATCTCCAAATAAATCTTGAATTTAATCCACGATTTGAACGAAAAAACGTACTTTCTAATTCATCTTCATACCCGGCAATGATTACCATTAATTCATTCTTGTAATTGCTTAATGATTCACATAAGGTGTCCAAACACTCCTTTGAAAAACTATCTTCTTTATCGGTTGAGGCCAAAGAGTAGGCTTCATCTATAAATAATACTCCACCAATTGCTTTCTGAATCACTTTCCCAGTCTTTATTGCAGTTTGTCCTAAATAGCCTGCTATCAAATCTTGTCTAGACACTTTTACAAATTTGTTCTCATCTAAAACCCCTATTTTTGAATACATCGTACCTATTATTTTTGCAATTTCTGTTTTACCTGTCCCAGGAGGACCATAAATAACGGTATGTTTATAATCCCCACCATCTTGTGATATATGTAAATTTTGTATAAAATACAACAATTGATCCAATACATTTTGTTTTAATTTTTGTATACCTATCATTTTATCTAAACTCTCCAACTCTGGTTTTATCTTTTTCAACACCTTTAAATCTATATTATATTCACATTCTTCACTCAATTCATATTTCTCTATTATTTTCAAAACATCTTCTAATGTTTCAATTCGCTCATCTATTTCTATTTTCTCTTTTTCTTTTACTTCTTTATCTGCAGTGTTTATATCAACACTGTTCTTCAATGGTTCAAAGAAAAATTCATTCTTAAACGTTGACTCACCCACATTGGTACTTGCTAAATAATTAAACGAATTATCATCTTGTACTTCTTTAGGACTGCTTAGTATAGGCTCTTTATGTGTATCTTCAAAATTAAAAATAAAATTATTAATAAATTCTTTTTCAATATTTAAAAACAAGTTTCGGTTTTTGTATTTTGTTTGTTTTGTTTTATCATAATTATCTAAATATGTAACAAAATTTTTTGAAAAATTTAACATTAATATATAACAGTATAAAATTATATATTATTTTAAAAAAATATAAAATAAAATTGATATATTTATTATTCCATTTCTTTGGAATTAAACAGGAATAATATGCAGCATATGAAATCAAGTCAAATTGTTGATCAAAATCTTTCTATTAGTACAAAAGATATTATTGATACAATTATAAAACAAGAAGATGCTAAGGTCAAGGGTGATGAAAATAGTCATTTACTTGAAAAATTAGAAAACCAGGTTGAAAGTCTTTACGATTTAATAGAATCTTATTTTGAAAATCAGCACTTAGAAAGACTTGTCAGACATCAAATAGAATCTTACAATCAGTTTGTTAATTATCAAATACAAAAAACAATTAATATGTTTAATCCGGTTAAAATACACTCTGAAAATGATTACATTGTAGAAAAAGACAAATATCTACTTGAAATCTTTGTTTCTTTTCAGAACTTTAAATTGTATCCGCCGGTTATTCATGAAAACAATGGTGCTACAAAAACGATGTTTCCTCAAGAAGCTAAACTCCGAAATTTCACATATGCGTCAACCATGACGGTTGATTTACAAATTGAATATGTTGTTAGAAACACGCAAAATATGGATAATCCTACTATTTATACTAAGACATTACCTAAAATCAATATTGGTAAGATGCCTATTATGTTAAAATCTTCTATTTGTATTTTATCGCAACAAGACATTTTAAATAAAAATAACAACGAAGAATGCAAAATGGATTGTGGAGGGTATTTTGTTATTAAAGGATCTGAAAAAACTGTCCTCGGACAAGAAAGGGCTGCAGAAAATAGAATTTATGTGTTTGATGGTAAAAATACAACAAAATGGGAATATATTGCAGAAATCAAATCTGTACCTGATTTCAAATGCATTTCTCCGAAACAAGTTGAAATGATGATTTCTTGTAAAAACAATGGTTTTGGAAAATGTATTTATGTAAATATACCAAGAATTAAACAACCTATTGAATTGTTCGTTTTGTTCCGTGCTGTCGGAATCATTACCGATAAAGAAATTTGTGAATTTATTACATTAGATTTGGAAAAAGAAAAACATGCTCCTATTTTGAATTATTTGAAAGCATCGGTAATTGATGCTGAAAAATATAATACTTACGAATTAGCATTAAAACACATTACTGCTTATGCTGCATACAATCCTATTAATATGGATAAGGAAACGGGTAACAAGAAAAAAACGGATTTCACTTTAGATATATTAAACAACGACCTTTTTCCGCACTGTAAAACTAAAAAACAAAAAATATATTTCCTTGGCTATATGGTTAACAAACTCATTCAAACCAGTTTGGGATGGAATTCTGTTGATGACAGGGACTCGTATTTGAATAAGCGTATTGAACTAACGGGAACGCTATTGAATAATTTGTTTCGTAACTATTTTAACAAACTTGTCAAAGAAATGCAGAAACAGGTTGTTAAAGAAATTAATAATGGTTCTTGGAAATCTTCACAAGACTATGAAAGTATTATTAATATGACAAACATATATAAAATTATGAAATCGGCTACTATTGAAAATGGTATTAACCGTGCACTTTCTACAGGTGATTTCAGTATTAAACAAGCAAATTCTACTAAGGTCGGTGTTGCTCAAGTATTGAATCGGTTGACCTATCCGTCTGGTCTTAGTCATTTACGCAGAATCAACACGCCGCTTGAAAAAAGTGGTGAATTGATTGCTCCCAGAAAATTGCATAATACTACCTGGGGCTTCCTTTGTCCAGCGGAAACACCAGAAGGTCAATCTATTGGAATTGTTAAAAATATTAGTTATATGGCTCACATTACGACTCCTACCAATAGTTCCCCTTTGTATGAATATATTTTACCATTTATTGATAAAGTAGATGACCATGCGCCGAAAGATTTAGATGGTAAAGTTAAAGTATTTATCAATGGTTCTTGGCAAGGGGTTACAGATAAGCCAATTGAGTTATATCACTATTTAAAAGAGCAAAAATATAAAGGTATTATTAATATTTACACATCTATTTCATTTAATTATAAAACACTTGAAATCAGAGTCTGCAATGATGGAGGCAGGTTGACAAGACCCCTGTTAAAGATAAAAGATAATCAAGTATTAATCACCAATCAAATTATTGATAAATTGGTTGCTAAAGAAATTTCATGGAATGATTTATTGACAAATTGTGTTTTGGATGAATCTGTAATAGAATATATTGATCCAGATGAACAAAACCTTTCTATGATTGCTATGAAATGTAAAGATAATTATTTGCAATCCAATAATTTTGTGTTTAACTATACTCATTGTGAAATTCATCCAAGTACTATTTTTGGAGTGGTTGCGTCTTGTGTTCCTTTCCCTGATCACAATCAGGCTCCCAGAAATACATATCAATGTGCAATGGGTAAACAGGCAATGGGTGTTTATGCTACTAACTTTGATAAAAGAATGGATAAAACATCTTATGTATTGAATTATCCCAGCAGGCCTCTTGTGGATACACGTATTATGAATTTTATAAAGTTAAATCAGGTGCCATCTGGGTGTCAAATTCACGTTGCAATTATGACACATACGGGATACAATCAAGAAGATAGTGTTTTAATAAATAAAGGTTCTATTGATAGAGGATTGTTTATGGCTACTATTTACCATACGGAAAAGGATGAAGATAAAAATATTATTCGCGATGAAATTATTCGTTGTAAACCGGATCCGACAAAAACCAAAGGTATTAAATTCGGTAACTATCACAAACTAAATGCCGACGGGTTTATGCCCGAAAACACTTTGGTTGAAAATAGAGACGTTATTATTGCAAAAACTGTACCTATTAAAGAAAATCGTAACGATCCTACGAAAATCATCAAATACGAGGATCAAAGCAGAACGTTTCGTACAAATGAGGAATGTTATGTTGACAAAAATTTCACCGGTCGTAATGGAGATGGTTACAATTTTGCAAAAGTTCGTATTAGAGCTCTAAGAAAACCTAATTATGGAGATAAATTTAGTTCCAGACACGGACAAAAAGGTACTGTCGGAAATATTATTCCTGAATGTGACATGCCATTTTTGAAGAATGGGCTCAAACCTGACATTATTATTAATCCGCATGCGATCCCTTCCAGAATGACAATAGGACAACTCAAAGAGACTCTTCTTGGAAAAGTTATTATTGAGTTGGGAATGTTTGGTGATGGTACGAGTTTCGGTAATCTTGATGTTAAAACCATTTGTAAAGAGTTACAAAAATGCGGATATGAAAGTTATGGTAATGAAATCATGTATGATGGACTTACTGGACAACAAATGGAAACTTCTATCTTTATGGGTCCTGTCTTTTATCAAAGACTGAAACACATGGTCAGTGATAAACAGCACAGTCGTTCCATTGGTCCTATGGTTAACTTAACACGACAACCCGCTGAAGGAAGAAGTCGCGATGGTGGTTTTAGAATTGGAGAAATGGAAAGGGATGTTATGATTGCCCATGGTATGACTCGTTTTTGTAAAGAACGTATGTTTGATGTATCTGATAAATTCAGTACACATATATGCAAAAAATGCGGTCTAATCGCTACATATAACGACGGAACAAAAAATAAAATGTATTTTCAATCTGATTTCACTAAATTTGTATGTAAAACATGTGATAACCGTACTCACTTTTCAAAAGTGGATATTCCATATGCGTACAAGCTCATGTCGCAAGAGCTACAAACAATTAATGTTATCCCCAGACTTATCACCCAGGATTAGTTTCTACAATAAAAAATATTATATAACATAACATTTTTTATTTCTCATTTAACATACCTTATTATAATAACATAACTGATTCATTATTTGTGGATGATTCTTCCCCAAAATGATTTCTTTCAATTGCAACGACAAATCTAAATAATAAAGCCCTCTATTCTTTCTTCCTTGTTTAATTAATTCTTTTCCCAATTTCCAATAATATTTTGACTTCACAAGTACACCTGTATTTTTGTTCGCTATAAGACTTTCTGTATAATCAATCAATTCTTGAATCTTTTGTTTCTTTTTTGAGAGAAGATTCTTTTTCTCATATTCATTTTTTCTTATTTCCATTAATTTCTTTCTTTCTATCTTTTCCTCTTCAGTTAAACCTATAAATTGTTTATCAATAAGATATAAGTTACTTTTTTGTAACTCAGTCAGTCTTGTTGTCCAATCTTTAATTACTACCGCCATACTATTTATTGTAGCATTTATAATAAATATTAAGTCAATTTTTTTTCTTTTTCTTTGTTTGCTTGTTATTTGACTTCTTTGTTTGCTTGTTATCTAACTTCTGGTGTGTCTTATTCTTCACTTTCTTTTTAAAACCTCCAAAAATATTTGATGGACGCATATATATATTTGTTGTATCCGCATTAACTAATAAAACTTCTTCCAATTGATTTACATTATTCTCTTTAAACAAATAAAACAAATTAGGATGGTCACCGTCTCTATCTGCATTGGCTATTGCGGCTACCATGCTATCATGATTAAAATTAAACACATGTGGCGTGGTTACATCATCACGAGTCACCATATAATAATAATGTTCATGTTTATACATAACCCATCCATCTGATAGTATATCACTATGATTTACATTAACAGAGCTGTCACCAAAAAATACATGAAATAAATAGTATTCAAAATTTTTTATTATAAATTCTTTTTCTTCATTATTAGCATTACCCAATTGATATATAAACGATCTTATGTGATTTGTTAAATTATTTTTTTCCACCGTTGTTACATTATTATTAGGTGCATATTTTGAAATCAAATAGGTTATAAAAGATTGTATTGTACCCTCCTTTTTTCGTTCATCATTAGAATTACCGAAAGCATTTATAAAATTTTTTATTTCTGTATTTAAATCACTATAGTATTCAGTTATTCGCCGTTGACCTGGTGATATTGATTTGGATCTTTTTCTTTTAGGCATGATTATGTAATATGTATAGATTAAATTAATGATTAAATATAGTATCTAAGTTCTTTAATAAATAAATCTCTGTTTTTATTTTTTCTAAATCTATATTTCGTTTATATTTCTCTGGATTTTCTAAAATATCTTTTATTAATCGTATATCTTGATCCACATTACCTGTTAATCGTATAACTTCATTTGGAAAATAAGAATCTATATTTTTACAACCCCAATAAATCGGAATAGTCCCATTTAATAAAGGGTTTGTTATTTTTTCGCTGAAATAATGATTAGACTCCACATTCTCTATTGCAATATGAAAATCATAACTTTCATATGGTTCTATTTCATTAAATTCACCTTTTAATTGTAAAGAATCTACTTTGTACGCTTTACAACCACGACCATATATGTCTATTGGTAACTTCTCTATTAAAATCCGATTTACTAATTCATGTCTATATTTATGCCCAAATGTTTGATATTTCATACTAATCATAATTGACATCTTGTTTAGCTTTATAGGTATATGTTTTAATGGGGTTGCATGCCACATATAACTATAATGCTCCACAAATGGATCCGGTAAATTCATTTTATCACCAATAAAATACTTTCCAATATTGTTTACTGCATAATTCACAAAATTATGTGTTAAATTCAAAAATACTAACGGTTCAAATGCCAATCCTAACACATTTTGTTTAGGAATATGCGATGGGATTTCGGGCATTGCTGTATTTATTATAACCACATGTGTAAAATCATCACCCAATGTGATCTGAATATTATTATACAACCCCTTTTCGGAAAATATTTTCGTTTCACATAACCTTTCATACACTTCTTTACAATTTTTTGAATCACAAAAACTTGAAAAAAACTTGATTTTATACATTATTATAATTAGTACAATAACTTTATATTTAATCTATTTGAAATATAATTTATGACAGAAGAAAATATTTTTGTAAACGATAATTCTGAAATAAACGATATAAGAGACCCCCCACAATTTAAAAGTATTACCTTTTCTGGTTTCAAAAAAACAGAAGTCAAAACACAACTTATTAACTCATTAAAAAACAAAAAAATAGAAGAAGCATGCAACTGGGCGGCTGAATTCGTTTGTGCTGGGCACTTTTCTGAATTATGGGAAATTTATCTTTTTTATATGTCCAAATATATTCATTTAGGAAATCCCAAAATTGTCATCTATTTAAGCAAACGTTACGATATTTTTAAAAGCATTATTAAATCCGGGGAATTCCTGAATATCCTACAATTAAGAAATCATCCCACAATAAGACAATTATTTGCAGAAATTACATCTACTATTTGTTTATCTGAAAAAAAGAATAGTTTTGAAGCTGTTAAATTAAAAAAAGATGACGAATTTGATATCACACAAATGTCTGAAAAATTAATAGCACCTAACATCTCTTTTGTATCCCCCATTTTTAAATCCGACGATCCGAAAGAATTATTCATTGCCGCAAACGAATTTGCTTTTAATATTTCCAATGAAAAAAAAAATATGTTAAACGCCTGTTATTGGATAGAATGGTGTATTGAATTTGAAAATATTTGTAAAAAAAGAAAAAATAAATGCTTATCAGAAGCGCGATCTTTTGTAAAAGTAGAAACCAAGTTCAGAAATGATATTATTTGGATTCTTTGGGATGTTCTAATTTATTACAGTAAGCAACACAACACTTTTGTTGAACAACTTATGAATAATTTGTTTGAATTGTTTTGTATTAAATATACAACTGCATCTTGTAAAAAAAGAAGATATCTACTTTATTTCGCAGTTTCTTTATGCACTGAAGATGTAAAGACAGACATTGATCTGGTAAAAGACAAAATGATTATTTCAAACGTTGTAAAAAAAATCAACTCTATATACAAACAAATTAAGAAAAATGAAAAAAGCCCTAATACTGAATATTTGTTCGCAAACATTGACAAAGAGAATGCTTTTGAAAAATCATTAAAGAAAATAGAATTACTAAATACCATGGACATTCAATCCAGAAAAAATTAATCTGAGTCGCTCATGTCATCATCCCAATTATCTAATTCTTCATGTTTTAATGAAATTGACGGTCTGGATATTTCCGTATTTTGTATAGATGCCTCTAAATCACTCTCTTTTTTATCCCATTCGTTTAATTTTATTCTGTTTTTATAGTTCAGTTCTCTATTTTTAATAAAATAACTATTTCTGGATTTTGTATCCATTATGATTTCAAATTCAGTTACTAAATCTTTCTTTGTTTCTATAATGCCATCATATTCCTCTTTTAATTGTGTATGTAACTCTGCCCATTCAACCAATTTCTTTTTTGAATCTTGATGGATCCACACATGTTTATTTAACCATGGTCCAAGAATATCCATTTGATAATCCAATTTATTGTGTAATAAGGAGAACTTTTCGCGCAATACTTGAATTTTTTCTTTCATTTCGTCCAATTTATAATATTTTGAAATGGATAACAACAAGGATATATAGGTTGAAATTGTTATTGATATAATTGAAATTATGGTATCACTTATATTAAATTGAATGCGAGTTGCCTGTAAAAACCCAGAAAATGTTGAAAAAAAGATTACAGACGTTTGTATATTATTTACAATGGTATTTAAGTCGTCATATTTTAAATCCAATAATCGTTTATTTTCTTTGCATTCTTTTAAAACCACCAAATAGTTCTTTTTTATGGACTTCATTTCATTTCTAAATATTATGTATTCTATTTGTTCAAACCATTCCGAATTCTGTTTTATTACTATATTTTGGTAATCGCCATATAAACTATTTAATAAAATCGTATTATCACTGTTATCAAAAATATGATTTGCACTATTATCTGTAGATATTGAAATATTTCCAGCCATAGTATAATTTTAATTAATATATTAAAAGCCAATATATTAATTAAAAGGATGAACCGAAAGAACCGCCTAATAATCCATTTGCTGCCATAGGTCCTCCAGTACTTATCATTTCATTTGCCATATTTACTCCTGTATGTATCATATTGTCATACGAATCAGATGGCCCTGTTTGTCTTGTTGTTGCTACCGGAGCTGGGGGAAACATACCTGATTGCATGTTCGCATTATCTAAATAATCCGCTTGGCTCGGTGCATGTTGTGATACAGGTTTGTTCACTTTTACTTTATTCTTCATACCTTCTTTCATTTCATATCCACCTGGACCATTATATAATTCCACAATACGATCCACCATTATGTTCACCTTTAATCCGAGTTTTGTCTGAATACTCAAAACAATTATTAAAAACCCTAAAATTAAATTTGTTAAACATAAATTCTCATATTTGAAACCACTGTATGTTGGTATGTATGTTATTATTCTGTGTATGATAATAATTCCAACAAATATTAAAGATAATTGTATAAATATTTCTGCTAAAAGTTCTATTGAACTCTTTTCCGGATCCGCTTCGGGAATAAATCTATGAATTGTTTTATTTAAAATCACCACCGGGATGACACCCATAAAAGAATATTGCAAAGCATTCAATATTTCTGCATTGCTCTCTTCAGTCATGGAAAATACATGTGATAAAAAAGTTTTTTTTGATATTGTCGTTTCTTGTAAAACTTCCATTCTATAATCAAACCATAGAAAATATATAAAGAAATATGCTAATTAATTCTATGAATCAAGAAGAATATCAATACATTGATTTAATTAAAAATATTTTTGAAAATGGTTCTTTTGAAGAAACCAGAAACGGCAAAACACAATCTATTTTCGGGAACATGATGCGGTTTTCTCTTAAACATGGTCAAATACCTATTTTAACCACTAAAAAAACTGCTTGGAAAACATGTTTGAAGGAATTATTATGGTTTATACGTGGAGATACGGATAACACAATTTTAAAACAACAGAATGTACATATTTGGGACGCAAACGCCAGTCGTGCCTTTTTAGATTCTCGTAATTTACAAAACAATAAAGAAGACGACTTAGGTCCAGTATATGGATTTCAATGGAGACATTACAACGCTCCTTATGAAAATTGTCATACTGATTATACAAACAAAGGTATTGATCAATTATTAGAAGCTATAAATATTTTAAAAGACCCAACAAAGAGAACCTCGCGCAGAATCATCGTAAATGCATGGAATCCTTGCCAAATTGATGAAATGGCATTACCCCCATGTCATGTTTTGTTCCAATTTCATGTAACAGAAAACAAATATTTATCATGTTCTCTTTATCAAAGAAGTGGAGACGTTGGTTTAGGAGTTCCTTTTAACATTGCTTCTTATTCTTTCTTAATTCATATTATTGCTAAACATTGTGATCTTGAGCCATATGAATTTGTATACTTCCTGGGGAATGCTCACATATACGAAGACCATTTTGAAGCATTAAAAACACAAATAGAAAGAGAACCTAAATGTTTTCCTAAAATAACAATCAAAAATAAACACGAAAATATAGACGATTACTGCATTGAAGATGTTGAATTCTTAGAAGAATATCTATATCATGATAGTATTAAAATGAAAATGTCAGCATAAATATTTATTCTTTATGGATATAGAGATTTCATTTTATTTACTTTATAATGAGTACATCCAACGCTGCTGCAATAAGAAGAAGAGCTGGAACAGCTGCTAATGCTTCTACAACACCAACGAAATCAAACGATTCTAACCAAATTAACCAAAAAACAGGTCTCACCTTACAACAAGTTATTTCAACATTTGACAAAAGACTAAAAACTTTAGAAGAAAGTACAAACTCTATTGGTACACAAAAAGAAAATACATTACCGGACAATATATTAGTTGAATTTAACAGTCGTTTTGAGATTATTGCAAATGAAATTGCAGATTTAAAAAATGCATTATTAAAATTGCAAACATTTACAATGGAAGTAAACAAATCATTGCATGATGATAGAATCCGGGTTTTATCTGATGTGAATGAAGAAATTGCAAATACTGCTACCTTTTCACTTGAAGAAAACAGTGTTGAAGGGAAAGAAAATAAAAAAGATGAAACTCAAGTAAATGAAACTGTTTTACAAACGGAAAATAATTTAGAAGATCTTAACCAAATAAATGAAAATAATAATATAATTAAAGAAGATGAAGATAAATAATTTATTCATCTATAGTAAATTTAATGGACGAAATTGAAAAGAAAATGAATGAATTAAAAAACTCATTTTATGAGTCAAATAACAAAAATATATTTTTTAAAAACAAACAAAAATTGCAATGTAATCAATTAATAGCAAACAATATTGACTTAACTTCCGTATTGCAGATTTCTATCTTTAATAAAAAAGAAACAAATAAAATCATTGTTGCATATCCTATTTTGAAAAATTTTGCAACAACTTCAAACATTGAAACGATTATTTATCATTTATTTGATATTATTAGACAGACAATTCATACGTGGAATAATTTTGAACTGCATATAAATATGGATACGTATACCATGACGGCTCATGAAAGGTTTAAACATATGTTTGAAATTCTGTATAATATGAATGAACAAAATGGTAATATTGTTTTTAGTGATGAATTAAACAAGCTCGTTATTTACAATGCACCTTCTGTTATGGTCACATTACAACCATTTTTTATAGGGATATCTAAAAACAAAGTAACAGATAAAGTGTTTATGTATAGTAAAAAAGAAACAAAAGACAGTTTTGAAAAATTGATTAAATAGTTAAATTATTTAAAACAAACAGTATTTATATATTATGGATGTTAAGATCAATAATTTATTAAAGGCGGATACATTTACGAGTTTATTTCAGCACATTAAGTTATTTACGGAACATGTAAATATCACGTTTACTGACGACAAAATGTATTTACAGACGATGGATAGTAGTCGTGTATCTATAGTTGAAATTAATTTACCGAAATTGTGGTTTGATGAGTATGAAATGAAGGATTGTTCTGTTACTATGGGAATACAAGCGAATGTTTTATTTAAAGTGTTAAATAGTCGTGATAAGGATCAAATCATTCATTTAGAATATGAGAAAGATTCTGATAAATTGTATATTCATTTCACGAGTGAAAATAAACAAAGTTTTGATAAACATTTTGAAATAAATTTAATTGATTTAGACGTGGAATTATTGGAAATACCGGATTTTAATAGTAATACAGATATTTCAGTGCCGTCCAGTTATTTTGCGGGAATCATTACACAATTGCAGATATTTGGAGATACAATAGAGTTCCAATGTTCAGAAGAGAAAGTACAATTAATTTCGCATAGTGTTGACTCTGGTAAAATGAAGGTGGATATTAAGGTTGATGAATTGACAGAGTATTCCATAAGTGAAAGTGAAGAGGTAATGAAGATATCATTTAGTTTAAGTCGTATTCATAATATTTGTAGTTATCATAAATTATCAAAAGAAGTGGATATTATATTAACCCATGATTATCCTATGAAGATCATTTATAAATTAGATGAGGAAGAAGCTACTATGACATTTTATTTAGCCCCTAAAATAGGAGATGATTAAATGCATTTAAATAAACAATATATAGTATGTATATTGTGTATATGAATCTTTTTTTACAGTTTCTATTGTTTGTTCTTATTTTGCTGATATACATTCATGTTACGCATCAATATAAAAAAAGCGAAGATTTGGAGCTTTATGAACTTGATTACAAGGATAATCAACATTTACAAGAGGTTTGTGACATAAAACAGCCTTCTATTTTTAATTTCAATGAAATCAATCCGGATTTATACAATATTATTAACAGTGACAACATCGAAGAAAAAGAATCGTGTGAAGTTAAAATTAAGGACATTCAAGATTACTATAAAAACGACGATTCTGTTGATTTTGTGCTTCTTTCTCATAAAAGTTCTCAAAGTCTAATTAAAACAGATACCAAAGGAATTTTTTTTTCAGAAGACAATTCTTTATTTATTGAAGATGCTGGTATTGATATTGTGTTTCAAAATTGTGATTATTTCTTAAAACCACACTTCACTATAAATACTAAATATGACATTATGTTTGGCTCTGAAAAAGCATATGTTCCTTTCAGATACCATAACCATTATAGACACTTCATTACCGTGAATAGTGGTAAAATTAGAGTTAAATTAACTCCATGGAAGAGTTGTAAATATCTATATCCAAACCATGATTATGAGAATTATGAATTCAAATCGCCGATCAATGTATGGAAGCCAGACAGGAACCATTTCGGTGAGATGGACAAAATGAAATTTCTGGAATTTGATGTAACCGAAGGACAGGTTCTCTATATTCCTTGTTATTGGTGGTATAGTTATCAATATTATGATTCTAATACGTTACTAACCAGTTTCACTTACAATACACCCATGAACTGCATTGCTAATTCTAAAGAATTGTGTTTTTACTATTTACAACAGCATAATATTAAGAATAAACCTATGAAAACTATAGATTTACCTATCTTAGAAAAATCAACAAACGATACTGAAGTTATACAAGAAATAAATAACCCAGATTTATAATTTTCAGTGTCTATTAAATATTGTATTTTTTTTCGAAAAAAGTTCAGGTCGAAAAAAAAAAATGGACAAAAATAAATGTCCAAAAAAAATTTTCGAGATAAAGTTTCTAACAAAAAAAACACACTTTGTGTTTTTTGCCTGGTGGTGCTATGAAGGTGACCAAATTTCACGACAAATTTCGCTGCAACCTTTTTTTTATATTTTCCTCCGAAAAGGATTTAAGCGAGTTTTTTTTTATCCATTTAGGATAACAATGTATTCAAATAATAAGATTTTAAAAAGCCGAAAATTTCTATGTGAACATTGCAACTATATATGCAGTAAAAAAAGTGACTTTACGAAACATCTTGCCACACTGAAGCATCGTATGGCGAGTTTGGATAAAAAAACTCGCCAAAACTCGCCAAAGCATATTCAAAGTGAGTATGAATGTGAATGTGGTAAAAAATACAAATATCAGAGCGGTTTATGTAAGCATAAAAAATATTGCACCTATATAAATGATGGATATAATAGTTATGAAACGGATGATGGAGACAATTCAATTAAACAACAACATTTTATTGATCTATTAAAACAAAACCAAGAGTTCAAAGAAATGATTATTGAACAAAACAAGACGATTATGGAGTTGTCTAACCGTACAAACATCACAAATAATACAACAAATAATAATCAAAAATTCAATTTAAATTTCTTTTTAAATACTACCTGTAAAGATGCTATGAATATGTCAGAGTTTATTGAAAATATTAACATTGATTTTAAGGATATAGAAAACATAGGAAAAAATGGTTATGTTGCAGGAATGACAAATATGATTTTGTCTCGTATTAAGGATTTGGATGTATCTAAACGACCGTTACATTGTACGGATCTAAAGCGCGAAACAATGTATATTAAGGATAATGATGAATGGAGTAAAGATACCCCCGATAATCAACGACTAAAAAATATGATAACGATTGTTGCAGAGCAAAATTATGGTATAGTACCGTTATGGAGAGAAAAACATCCAGAATGTCAGCACTGGGATAATCCAAAATATGATTTTTGTATAAGCATGATGCGTAACATTCTTGGTGATATGGGAGAAGAGCAAATAAGATTAGATAATAAGATAATAAAGAACTTATCACGTCATATTTTAGTAGAAAAAAATTAATATCATTCTATTGTATATGTTAAAGGAACTATACACAATACTTATTTCAGGATTAGTATTTTTAATATTAGATTCTATATATTTAGGTATAACATCAAAATTATTCCATGAGATTGTTGCTGGAATACAAAGAACGGTAATGGTAGTAAAACCAATGGGTGTAATCGTATGTTATATATTTTTAATACTGGGTTTGTATTATTTTATTTTAAGAAATAAAAAAACACCAGTGGATGCCTTTTTGTTAGGTATTCTAATATATGGAGTTTATGAATCTACCAATTACGCTATATTTAAAAAATGGCCAGATTATGTCACTATTTTAGATACGGTTTGGGGCGGAACATTATTTGCATCAACAACAATTATTACATATAGTATTATTTAAAATATTTAATATATGAATATATATTAAATATGGCAAGTTTTATACCTGAAAAACAGTTTTATGCTGAAATAGATATGAATAAAGATGATCGTTATAGTGAAATTTATAACAGTATTGAAGATTTTGGTTACGAATATGATAGTGAGAGACCTGTAAAAAAAGCACAAGGTACATTTAATGATGTTTACTTTATAAAAGACACCAAAACTCAGGAAAAGTGTGTTTTAAGAATAAACAAACATTTCTTAATTGAACGGAGACAGTATGAAAATGGTGAATCAGATGAAATATATAACAAAGACGCAATTTTGGAGTCATTGCCGTATAATTTATTAAAAACAACACAGAGTGTAAATTATACAAGTAAATTAAGCATAATTATTGATAGAACAATAGAACTGTTAAATATTGTTGGCAAGAAAGGGTATTCCCCATTAAATAAATGGGTTGGTTGGCTATTAAAAGAGAAAATGGAAAACGATGTCACGATAACACGATATTACTTTACTACAATTCATGAAGCTTATGATGAAAATTTAACAACATATATGTTTAATAATTACAAGTTAACCAATGAAACCCGAGAATTTAATGACAGAGGTTCAAATATATCTGTAAAACTCATTGATTTTGATATAAATTCTTGTATAATACCGAAAAATGTAAATGATCTACAAGATAAAAGAGTTAAGTTTGATTTTTACATTATTTACTTGGGTAATTTTTTTTTAAGATGGCATGAAATTAATATTTTTATGGAACCAAATGTAATTAATGAAGGAGTTCAAAGAAACATGGTAAACTCCATATGTGCAAAAGATTATGAATACACAAAAGAATTATTCATGTACGTTCGGCATTACTTGCGTGATATATATTTTTCTATATACTATACGATTTTAGATACACTTCGTTCTTTGGATGAATCTAAACAAGAGATAAGTAATGATATTATTCCATTAATTAAATCATTAAAAAAAATAGTAATGCCACGTCTGTACGATAATATTGTTATAGACTATTTAATGAAAGATACTATAATGAGCGAGGAAATGTATACTAAATGTTGTAGAGTAGAGGAGCATGTAAATGATAGACTGTCAGAACCACAAAAACAAGAAATGATGAAATTGGTATGTAAACCTGTATTAGAAAAATTAGTTATTATCTTTAATAGATTTCATTCGTGTGAACACAAAAATTATATGAAACATGTTGTGGGAAGTCATCCTGAAATGGTAGATGAAAGTGATCATATATTAAAAACACAGAATAATGATGAATTAAACAAAATTTCTACGGATATTAAGAATATCCTTTATGGATTGATTGTTGATGAGGGTATAGATTGTCTTGATATAAAGACACAAAATATAGTAATTAAACAAGTAACGCCTTCAGAAATATCCGCAGCTAAATCATCTACATCTAAATCCAAAAAAAAATCTACATCTAAATCTACATCTACAGCTAAAAGAAATACAACAGCTAAATCCACATCTAAATCCATATCTACATCTACAGCTAAAAGAAATACAACAGCTAAATCCACATCTAAATCCACATCTAAATCTGCAGCTAAACCGTCAGCTAAACCGTCAGCTAAAAAAAATACAAAAACAACATCTACAGGTGAGCCAAGAAAAAAAATAAAAATAAACGACGATGTAAAATTGATATCTAAATTATAGTTTATTTACATGAAAAAATGAACTGTTTATTGTGTGATTCTAAAAAACACTATACTTGTAATTGTAGTAAATACAATTACTATGTAAATTATTTCAGATGTATGAATAAAAAAACATGCCCAGATTTTAATAGTTACTCAACAAAGTTGTTGCGGGTGATGGCGTATAATTTTGTAATGAAGAAAACGTTTTATAAAAGATCTTATTTCTATAATGATAAAAACAATAAATATTATGACCCAAGTGAAAAGTTGCCTAAAAAGTTGGAGGTAAAGAGACTGCGGTTGTACAGGAAATACGACTATGATCCTATACCAGTTACTTTAAATAGGTCTCAACTAATAATGCGATTAAAAGAACGATGGAAGAACTGTTATTATCCTTTGATGTTAAAAAAAGATGAAGAAGTCAAAGATTTAGAAAAGTGCGTTGTATGTACTTCAACTGTTGTAAAAATGAAATATTGGAATGTTATTTTTCAAAAATATATGGATGTATATGTAGAAGATGAATGCAGTACACATGCAGTGCTTGGTTGGCGAAATTATGGAGAACCTCCCGTAGTGTGTAGTGTTTGTAATTTAACAATTTGTTTTAAATGCATGTCAAACTGGATACCAAAAAAGAGGGGGTTTTCGTGTCCTCAGTGTAGATCTACGAAACGTCCAATTGTTCCTAAATATGTATTTAATAAAGGAGAATGCAAAATGGTAACCTATTTACCTGATGTTTCTCCAGTGAAGAACCATTTGAATAGGCCAATATGTAATCGTACAATTGAATTTTATTATATGAATGATGTATATTCAGGAAGTCATTACGCATTATGTAGAAAAACTGCAGTTAAAAGGTGTTTTACAAGAGAAGAGAATATGGACATATATGACGGATTGATAAGAGCAGAACAAAAAGAATACATAAAAAATATAGAAGAAAGTTAATCGTTGTTTCTGCTAAAACTTTCAAACAAAATAACCAAGGTTGCAGCCATTGAATATACGATTAAGATAACGTTTAATTCAATCATATAGTTTTAATTATTTATTTTTTATTACGTTTAACTTAATAAAAAATTTGTTGTTTATTGCTGGCAGCAATTTGTAAAGAGCACATATTCGCATGCTCGTATTCAAATATATTTATTGTTTTCAAAATCAATATTTTTATTTAGAAATGAAAATAGTAAAATACATTTAAATTTGAGATTCTGTTCCCAGGAAGTACAATTTATTAAACTCCCTTGCTTAACAATCAATGTAATATCACACTTTGTGTAATTTGTTTAGATGTGAACAAGATATTATAAATATCTTTGGAATTAGTTTCTATTCTGAAACCCTTCAATTAAGTTACGTTAAACAGATCAATATATTACATCAATTACACCATTGAATGATTCATATTTAAACACCTGCCAAAGTGTAATATAAACAATGGTGTCCAACCTAAAAGCACCTTTTAAAACGTTGACTATTATAACTGGAATTGAGCTCTTTAATAAAAAATCCCAGTTTAATTTAACATACCTATTAATTTGAGTATAAGTATTGTTGTTCGTTTACTAATATATATTTATATATAAGTGGGCAAGGTTGGTTGCCCAGGATACTCACCAGAGGAATTAAACCTCTTTCTCTTGATGTTTTAATAGCAGTGAAAGGTTTCGATCCAATGACCTTCAGGTTATGAGCCTGACGCGCTGCCTCTGCGCCACACTGCTAATGTATCAAGCGCTTTATCGTTAAGCTAAGTGAGTGGAAGAAAACACAATAATAAGATAATGTGCGATTACTTATGATTTGTGTTTCGTGCAAAATTTCATTTCTTTTTGAAAAAAAGCGGTTTGAAAATCCTCTTTGCCAATCGTGACAATTGGTTTATCTAAAGTTTTTTCATTTGGTTTTTTTGTTTTATTGTTCTGAGATTTATTATTCACGGAAGTATTTTCCATTATATTACATATACAAAAATATTTTACATAACACATTTAGACTTGGTTAGTGAAACCGTGACTATATGCGTAAAAAATTGTCTGCTCTATCAGGTAGGGAACTATATACAAGCTATACAGAAGCTCCTATTGGGATTCGAACCCAAGTTTCAGGATTCAAAGTCCTGAGTGATAACCACTACACTATAGGAGCGGAGCTAAAAAAAATTCGTACACGAAGAGGGGTTCGAACCCTCGCAGCTTGCGCTACCAGGTCTTAAGTCTGGCTCCTTGGACCACTCGGACATTCGTGCAAATTTTATATTGTATGACCCACCCACCATACAAATTATGGAGACCGCATTCATTAAATGAATGTATTTAGAAGATGATTTCCCCCACTTCCCATAACAGTTTAGAGACATATTTAGGTCAATGTTCCTGGGCGGGCTCGAACCGCCGACCTTCGGCTCATAAGACCGATGCTCTAACCAACTGAGCTACAGAAACTTCCTATACCGAGAATTGAACTCAGATCCCGGCCTTGAAAGGGCCATATCTCAACCATTAGACTATATAGGAATCGCTAATTATAGGACTCGAACCTATGACCCCATGGTTAACAGCCATGTGCTCTACCGACTGAGCTAAACCAGCATTTTTTTACTATACAACTATTTACAATATACACATATATACACAATAGAACATGTCAAGTAAACTTTATATTCTTTGATAATAATATTTATTTTACAGTATAGGTTATGTTGTTGACGTTTTTAATTATTTTCAAAGTGAAATGGAATTTGTCACAAAAATTGTCCAAAGAGAGTTGTTCTTTGGATAATGGGATTCCCATGAATTTAGATTGTAGTTCAACAGACTGTTCGTCGGGTTCATACCCATATTTTTGGTAAAACATTTCAAGATCTTCGTCATTATTAAAAACGACTTTTTCGTGGGTTTCATCTATAACACCATTACATTTTAGTATTCTATCTTCCCACAAAGGCAATCTGGATGCATAATATATCCAATTGTAATAGTATGCATTTTTGATGGTTTCCTCATTGGGTAGTTTCAAGTCAAAAACCGAGTTACAGGTAGTGTTTACTTTGTATTTGCAGTTTTGTTTAAGTACATTTCTTGGCAATATGGTTTCGTTGCTTTGGTTATACATATTTAGTTCTTTTTCTGGAACATTTACAATAAAGTTAGTGGATTTAATTGTTTGTTGATCGCCCTCCACTTCAAAATATGTCTTACAAAATAATTCTAAATCGTAACTACGTGTACATAAAGTGCATACAATATTTGCAAAATGAGCTGGGTTATCGTCTTTTTCCCAGGATGTTACGTATGAAGTAAAGAGATTCCGTAAAGCAGGATGGTTTTTCTCATACATTGTTTTATAAATGTCCAATAAATATTCTATAATCAGCATTTCTTGCGAAAGATATGAATAATAGAGTTCAAATGCCCAAAATAAAGATTGTTGAATATCTTTATTTAAAATAGACAAGAGCAGAGAGTGTTTGACTTGTTTCTCAATGTAGAGGTAACGCGTAAAAACAAGATTTTCAGATTCCATGATTAGTATGATAACCCAATAAAAAATAAAAACATATCAATTTTTAACAAATAAGCATACTTTGTAAAGAAGGAATATGTTGTAGATTGTCTGGCCATTTACCGTTTCTTTCTCTGTATTGAATAGCATATAAGGTGCACCGCTTCTTAGTAATAATCATTCTTTTTTTGAAAATACTTTTCCACCTTCGTTGAACTATCTTTAACCAAAATGTCTTGACAATTACGTTATAGACGCCACCTTCTGTTATTTGTAATTTTAATATGTCAATATTTTTAAAAGAAGCATTGACGGAGTCTCCGTAATAAAACAGATAATCTAAACAATTTTGGTGTGGAAAAGTAAAATAATTGCGTACGGACAGGCTATTTGTCATAATAAAAGATTCCAGATTGTCTTCGTACAATCCTAAGTAATAGTGGTTGTTGAGTTTACCGGTGTTAATGAACTGTATTTCATTTCTATAAATTTCGTCAATGATCTCAAAATCATCGGAATTGTAAGAAGACGCTTCACTGAGAAGATCTGATTCGTCAGAACTTGAATTGGTTTCACTATCTGTGGTAGCATAAATAGCTATATCATTGTCTTCAAGAGACATCATAAGTATTTACGGTAGAATAAAAATAAATAGAATTTCAATTTTTTATTACACGAATAATAAAATTTTGAGAAATAATATTTCTAATATTAGAATATGATATCTATTACTGTAAAAGCAAAACAAAAGATAAATGAACTCATAAAAAATAATGGTAAAAGTGCATTGTTATATTTGAAGGGAGGGGGTTGTAATGGGTTTTCATATAAATTTAAAGTATTAGAAGAAGACAAGAAGCCGCATAAATTAGATGAAAAGATTCAGGTAAATATGCACAATTTGTATTTGTGTAATAAAAGTATGATGTTTTTGCTTGGAACAGAGGTAGATTATGTTGAAGATATCATGGGTTCTCGTTTTGATTTTAAAAATACAAATATAAAAAGTACGTGTGGCTGTGGTACAAGTTTTAATTTTGATTTTGAATCTTTAGAAAGAACACGTAAATAACGAAAAATTGAAAGGTAATTCTATGATAAACATCTATACAAAAAAATCAAGAACTCAAAAAAAATCAAAAACTCAAAAAAAATGAAAGTATGCCACAATGGTTATATAATGTGTCCTAAAATAACTTACTTTGAAAGATGTCAACAAATTAGAAGTTTTATTTTGTTGGTGTTTAGATATCCAGAAACTATACCTCAATTATATGTAGAAGAAAAAAATTATGGTCACGGTCTTGTCAAGGAGATAGGTTGCGGTATTCCAATCATTGGATGTAAAGAGAGAATAACGTATGTGTATTATCCTATACTGAATAAAAAGAGCGAGTTCTTATATTTATATAAATTTAAAAAAAATCTATTAAAACTTAAAAAAAAATGCGAAGATTTATTTATACAACAATATAAATGCTTACCTGGTGCTCTATTACCATTGGATGTTAGGAATCATATAATAAGTTTCATTTCACCGTATCCTATAATAGCCATATGCGGAGAAGAGTTGAACTGTCTTGATGAGATGTTGAGGAAATATTCAGACATAAAATTGAAATAAATCGTGATAAATGTATATAGAAAATGCTAAAATCGTTGTAAATAAAAACAAACACATAAAATATTTTAAAATATATAGATGGGATCCAGAACAAAAACAAAAACCATATGTAGCGACGTATCCAATTAATACAGCAGAGTGTGGTCCGATGGTATTTGATGCTTTAGTCAGCAGATAAGCATTGAGTAAAACATAACATATCATAAATATAAAATGTTTTTAATTAAAGAAACCTAAGGAAACAAATTTTTCTTTTGTATCTAAAAAGAGTAATGAAAATATTCGGGTACCTTCAATTTCTTCTGTAGGTGAGCTTGTATGAATAACTTTTCTATTATTAAAAACAACTAAATCATTTTCTTCGTATACAACTTCACATATATTATTTTCTACAAGAACACATGTATTCAGTATCTCACGCATGATTTCTTGACTTTTTTGTGGCGTAAATCCCAAAAAATTATACAATTTATTAGGAGTAATCATAAGTGTTTTTTTCATTGACCTATCGTCAGGATAAACCACCAGAGGTTGAATAACCAGATCTTCAATTATGTTTTTTAAATCTTTTAAATCTTTTAAATCTTCTGTCCAATAATTATCAATTCTTCCATAACCAGTATGGTCAATTTCTGCAGTTAATGCTTTTTTAGTTGAATAACAACACTGTAAATGATTATATTTTGAGAATTTTAAATTATTATTGAAATTTTCATATCCTTTTTCCAGACTCGCAAAAAACGTAGAACCACCCTTTTCTGGTGTTTGTAACATATACATACTACTGACAACCGTTGGTAATTTGTCTTTACTTCCAACAAGATCTTGATGCCAAACAGTATTGTATTTAAATGTTTTTGCGTTTAAAATATGCCTATTTTTTACACCAAATGTATCCTGTATTTTTCCTTTTCCGCGTAAAGCTAATTGTGGACAATCGGGTACTTCTGTATGGCGAAACGGATGAACCACTTTATTCGTGTGCTTAGCGTCAAACATAGAACAAAATTTATATTGTTCTTGAGGAGTTAATGTTTGATTTTTAAATATCAACACTGGAGTGGATCTGAATAAATATTTCAAATCATCCTCTTGGAACATATCCAGTTTACGAATATCTAAATTATGCACTTCTGCAACAAAAGGAGTATTTTTGTTATATTTGATTCTAAAAGCAAGGGTTATTTGAATGATACAAAACAATAAATGAAAAAACATATATGATTAATAAATATACATGTTTTTAAGTTGAAATAAAATAAACATAATTTTTGAATATAAATGAGATTACAGGGAAATGTTAAAATAATTATTGATTTTTTCAATCTGTGAAACAATATATTTTGCGAAGACCCCGTCGCTCGGATAATGGTGTCCGGCTTTTACTCTAATATTTGTGCATTTTTCAGCAAGAGTATAAAGAGTTTCTTTCTTTTCAGGGAATCTTAAACTTAACTTATATGCTAAATAGTATGCTTGTAAGGCATGTCCAGATGGGTAGGCGGGGCTATCTGCGGTTTTTGATGGTAAAATATTTAAAGTGGGGTCTAGTTGTATTGGTCTTGGGCGGTTAAAAATGTATTTTAATATGTAAACAATGAATATAATATGTGGTTGAACAATGAGTGATCTTAGATTTTCATTTTCATGATTGATAACAGTCATAAATGCGTCGGATACCGATTCGTCTGTTAATTCAAAGAAGTGTATATCTAAAACAGTTCTGTCGTGTACTTCTTGTTGAACCTCTTTGATTTCATCGTTATTATAAATAGGGATGGTAGGTAAAAACATGCTGTATTTTGGTAATGTATACAAATAAATGATAAGAATAAGCAAGATAAAAAGAAGGACCTGGAGAAGCGTAATTTTCATAATATATAGTTTAATTATATTTTTTTAATATGGTAATAAACAACAAAAATGATAATGAGGATAAAAGAGATGATTAAAAAAATAGAAAGTCCTTTTAAAATTTTTGTAAATAGAGAGTTTTCTTGTATTTCATTGTTTTTAAATTCTTCATACTCAGAATTGTATGATATAAAAGCTGCTTCTGAAGATTGATTGCTGTCTTCTTCAACAATAGGATGAAGTGGTGATATGATCATAATATATATTATACTGTTTTTTTGTATTATTTTAATAATTATTTTTTTTCCAAATGATTTCATACCCCCTTAATTCAATGGGTTTTAAAAATTGTGAAATCTTGTAAAAACAGTCCATATTAATATTTATATTTTTGTTTTGAAAATGTAAATATATTAATATGATTTGATTAATGTAATATGGATATAAATCAACAGCAATATGTATAGAAACGGGAAAACACAGATCATGTCGTGTCATATGGTATTTATATCGTTCATCTAAATCTAGAGGTAAGGAGATATTATGTAGTAAATCACCAGCGTCGGTTGTTTGATACATTTTAAATACTTCAATTTTTGAATGTAATGTTTCAAACCCATAAAACCGTCCTTTGGTAATAATAGTGTTTTCGTATGGTCCGCTACAACGAATGTAGGAGTTTAAGAACTCGTATTGTTGATATGTTTTGTTAAATCGTTCACCGGCATATTCCAATAAGGTATTTTCGCTTAATCCAAAAGTAATTTTCTTATGGTATCTAAGTTTAAAAAAGTCTTTTTTGTTATTATGCGATATCATTTATTATAAATACAAACGGTTTACTTGTGTCAATTTTACACATATAAACTTTGAGAAGTCATTACGTATTTTAACAAATGAGGTTCAATCTTTTTTAATTTTTCCAATGCATCTACGTTGTTTGAGAGTTGCGATACAGTTTCAAATACGCTTATTAATTCTTTAGAAATGGTAACAATTTTTAACATAGCTTTTGTGAAATCCCCAATAGAGATATTCCATTCATACAATTCTTTTTCAATAAAGATTCTGCAATCCGTTTCAGTTTCACATAAACACCATTGTTTGGAAAGGTCAATAATATCAAACTGCAAAGCGTTTTCATATTTTATTCCGGTTTCAATTTGTTTATTGCTTTCTAATTCTTCATATCCATCATATAAATTGAGTACATCAAATATTGCATCATTTAAAAAGGAATCTTCCGAAGAGGGGTTTATCGTTTTATTGTCTTGATGTACTTTAATGTCCGTAAAACAAGAAAACAATCCAATCATTTGAACATGATTAAATGCTGTGAAGTACTCCCAATGTTTCATTAAACGGCAAATGATAACAGGGTGGATTTCATTGATATGAGAAGAAACAAGTCCGTCATCCGTAAGTATATATTGTGTATCTTTTTCTGCAACAAGGTTGTCTGCAATTAAGATGTCAATAATTTTGTGAAGTTGGTTTTGAAAATAGTTTTCATAAAAAGCAAGATTTTCTTCAAGGGCAATAATTTCGTTATTTAATAGTAGTTTTTTGTCTATTTTTTTGTGATCTTCTTCTAAAAATATGTGTTCATTTTTTAACATTTCAATCGTTTTCTGTGCTTTTTTCCTTGCATTGTTTGATTTATGTTTAAAAATAGATAATTGTTCAAGGTAGTTTTTAATAACATTTTCGTCTGTTTTTAAACCACAGTCTATATCTCTTTCTAATTGTTTGCTTTGAATGTCATTGGTAATTGTTTCTATAGAGTTTAAAATAGAGTCTTTAATCATACTTTTTTGACAAAAGCAGGAGATTTCGTGTATGTTGGCATTGGGGTTATTTTTCAAAAAGTTTAATACCAAAGAATAAGAGATATAAAATTTGGAGCTCAGTTTTTGCGGTTTATTGGACAAAATATTTAAATATCCGGTTTTGGAAGGTGTATGGAATAGATTATTACAATGAATGACATAACCGAATTTGTCTATTCCTCTTCTACCTGCTCTTCCTGCCATTTGTGTATATTCGTGAGAGTGTAAGAATCGTTGAGCAGTGCCATCAAATTTAGTGATGTTAGTAAAGATTGCGGATTTAATTGGACAATCAAGACCAATAGCGAATGATTCAGTTGCGAATAAAAGTTTAATATACTTTTTAGAAATCATCAGTTCAACTATTTCGCGTAAAATAGGAATCATTCCGGAATGATGAATGCCAATGCCTTTTTCAAGCAAAGAAACTAATGTTTTATATTCGGGTAGTTGCATATATTCTTTATAATTGGGTAATTTACGAACGATCTGTTCGCATTCGTTAGAAACGGTGTAGGGTATTTTGCTGTCAAATTCAAGCAGTGGAACAGTAATATCAAGTGCACAACTTTCAACCAGTTTTCTTGAAAATATAAAAGCAATAGCAGGCATCATGTTTTTGTTTTTTAAAAATGTAGCCAATTGATTCAATACATGTTTCCTTTTCAAATATTGATTGTTGGACTGAAATAGTTTTTGCATTTTAATTAATGTATTGTAGCCGGTTTCATTGAATTTTCCATTATGGTCTTTGAGAAGAATGAGTTTATTGGTATTTTCTCTAATTTCTTTTTGAATTTGTTTATCTGTAACGTATTTGAAGATGGACTCGGTGGTGGTGATGAAACTGTAGTGGGTGAGGGGTACAACGCGATGGTCGGTGGATGATAAATATACGGTTTTGTTGGAGTTAGTGTGTATATTTTCGCACCAATTTGCAAATCCGGATGGGTTATCAATGGTGGCGGAAAGCATAACCATTTGTATATGAGGGGGTAGCATCATAATTGTTTTTTCCCATACTTGTCCTCGTTCTTTGTCGTTAATGTAATGTACTTCATCAAATACTACACAGGCAAGTTCTTTTTGAATGTCAATTTCAAATTGTAGTTGGGACTGTTCGGTTTGTTGATTTAGATTGAATAGATAATTCATGAGGATCTCAGTAGTCATAATGAGAACGTCAGCGTCAGGATTCGTTTTAATGTCTCCAGTAAAGAGACCAAAAGAGATGTGTGGGAATTTTAAGGAAAAATCATGAAATTTTTGGTTGGAGAGTGCTTTGATAGGACTTGTATAAATGATTTTTTTTTGTAAAGAAGTAAAATGTTCAATAGCGAATTCTGCGGGAAGTGTTTTTCCGGATCCAGTGTGAGCAGTAACAAGAGAATGGTTACCTTCAACAATGGATTGAATTGCATATTTTTGGAAATCACTTAATGGAAAGGGATAACGTTGAAAATATTCTTGAAAATCGTTATTTTGATATGGTTGATCACAAATAAGTACCATTGTATGAATTAAAGTATTATTTTTAAATAATTCAATTATCAATTTTAAAATATAAAATTGATGATTTACACCTTTGGAAATTTAAAATGTACTTGAATATGTACGTATTAATGTATTTCTTCATATAATATCAAACTACCTAATAGAATCATTAATCCTGCGAAGATAATCTTTAAATATTTATTGTCTAATGAACTACTATAATAAGAAGCAAAAGTACCCAATACAAAAAACAAAGAAATAGTTAATGCATAATTCCAATGAATGCATTTTTTTGTACAATTTTGTTTATTGTAAAAATAAACAGCTACAATACCAATAGGTAATAATAATGATGCTAATGATGTAGCTATTGCTTCTTTATAATCAGATAAAACATTTAAGTAAATTAATAAAGGTACGATCAGAATTTCTGCACCACCACCAACAAAAGAAGCTACGATACCTGTTACTAAACCAATAATTGAAACTTTTAAATAATTGTCCATTATATATTATATAAAGAATTTATGCATAATGAATAATACATAAACCAACCAAAAAATATTTACACCCTCGGAAATATAAAATTGATGATTTAAAATAAAATAAAAGATGGTAGATACGAATATGGGTAACACAAGTACAAAAACGACTAAAAAAAAGACTTTAACTGAGGATGAGAAACAGATACTAAGATCAATTACAAATGAAAATGGAATGGATGAAAACAATAAACAAATAGTGGATACATATTGTGAAGATAGTTTGGAAAAGGGTCTTGCAAAAATGTTTGTCCATCCACAAACGGGCAAACGGTTGACGTACGGAGAGATGAGAATGTTGTATGGATGAATGGTTTAACTCTTAATATAAAAGGCATCTCCCCAGCCACAATGTCCAATGATTTGTGTAGCAACTCTATTAAAACCAAATGGTCTTAGATAATTATCAATATCAACCATTTGATCACATCCCTTGTACACATCCTCAGTATTTACTTCGGTGTATATATAATCAATGTGTTGTAAATATTTTTCCATAGATTTTAATGCACGCAATTCCACTCCTTGAATATCAAGATTTACAAAATTTAGAGTGTGTATAGGAATTGTGTTATTTTCAATTAATGTATCAAGACGAATAGTTTTCATAGTTTCTTTTTTGACAACAAAAACCTGAGGATGGTTTTTTTCATGCGATCCAAATTCAAGAATTGAAGAGCTTTGACCATTGTTTGTTATATGAAAAGGAACTGTTACATCATCTTCATCATATACAAGACCCTGATAAATATTTAATTTATCTCCATATTTTTGTTTATTTGTAATAATTTTAAGTGGCATAGCATCAACCCAATAGGTATTTTCTATAGGAACTCCCACTTTATTATAATCTTCCATTTCTTCGCAATCATGTGCACCTACATGAAAAATACCTTTAATATTCAAATTAAAAGCTGATTTTAGTTTATCAATAGTAATGATCATTATAATTGATAAATTCTTATTTATTTAAGTTATTTATTTTAGAAATTAGATTATTTTCAACCAAACCAGTATGTTTTTTTGATTGGCTTAAAGTATAGTTTGAATTTTTGTGAAGACGATGAAAATATGTTAAATTTTCAACAACGAAAACTTTATTTTTATCGCATAACCAATCTGTAAATAGAACGGCTGAATCTAAGGAGTCTATTATTTCCCGTGTATATGTATACTTATTCATTATTTGCAAATAAGGTTTTACTGGAATGAAGTAATTACACGTATTGATCAAGCATTTAAACACAATATCATTAAAATGATTAAGATAATTCGTATGATCAATGAATTGGTTTTTAAATTTTGAATAATTTAAGTTAGGGGAATGAGTTCCGGGAAAGGTTTTTGCCCACATGGGGGCGTATATAAGGGTATTATCCCACGTGTCAATATTATATAATACATCAATGTATTCTTTATTAATAATATTATCTGAATCTAATAGAATAACCCAATCATGATTACATTTGGTTAAAGTAAATAATTTATTATGATAACAGCCAATATTTTTTTCATTTTTAAATAGCATAATTTTGTTGTTATTTAATTTTTGAATCAATGCTTGTAATGTTTCAAAATCTTTTGAGCAATCATCACATATTATAATTTCAGTGATTCTATCATCATTAACAATATATTCTAATGTATCTTTCATGAATTCAGCATTGTTATAATGTGGTATAGCGATTGATATAACTCTACCAGACATATAGTATAATTAAAATACAGTTTTTATGTAATTTTTTGTTTAATATAATCAAAGGTTCCTTGAAAAGAAAAATAATGTTTTACTTCTTTTAATTTTGCTTGCATTTTACTTATATTACATTTTTCTAATAGAGTAGGTAAATTTTTAATTTCATTTGCATTGATTACTATGGAAAATTCATCCCAGTTTAAAACATCTTCAAAGGGTAAAATTTTTTTATTTTCCCAAATATAAATGGGAATACTTTCTGCCAAAATAGCTTCATAGATACGGAAAGAAGTATAACCATACCCTCTTGGTGCTAACGTAAATATACTTGTATTTAATATTTTTTTATATTCTTCATAACCAACTGAATTATAAAATACAAACTTGTCATGATTTTGTAGTAACTCTTTCATTTCAATTCTGCATTTATGTGTGTCAAATCTACCCATAAAAGAACAATAAATATATTTTTCTATGTTTATACAAGGGAAACTGGGTAAGCAGATTAAAGGTATTGTATAGTCTGCAGTATTACCATAAAATATATGTCTCGTTAAATTGTAAAAATTGTCAATTTTGACACTATCTGATTTTAAATTTAGTCCTCCGCCACCTGCAGAATATACAATTAGATTAGGAATACTATTTTTAATGTATATACCAGATGCATATTGAACAATTGTAAAATACTTTTTATTTTTATCTAATTTATCCAGCCAATCGTATAATGGTTCAATTCTTTCTCCATATCCATTGGTAACATAATAAGATGTCCAGAATACTGGTAAGTATACTAGATCAGTTTGAATATTCGTATGTTCTTTTAAAAAATATGCATAGAAGATTTCTTCCATATTTTTACCAGAACTGTACGAAGGGTATCTGGAAATATAATTTGGTTGAAAGATAGGAGGTATGGACTCAATTATCATAATAATATAATATAAAAGAAACATTTAAATTATATTTATAGTAATTTATTTATCAAAATATGCCCAAAGGTTGTTATAAGTTAGTTTTGATTGATCTTGAAGTAAATGATGGTATTGTATAAAAATACTATCTTGAGAAGAAGAATGTGTATATTTGCAATTACCAACAATATAAAAATCCATATTTAATTGTTGAAAGCATAAATAATTAAATAATACCACATCAAAACTATGACTATTCTGCAAAAATGAATGATTAGAATGAGTATCAATATTATCAATAATAAATTTATTAATAACATAATTTCCGACATTCATAAGATGTGAGATTACACCAACGTTTTTTTTATTTTTACAATTTTCATCATCAATAGATTTCATATTTTTAAACGTTTGTTTATTTATAACATTATTAGGTGAATTAGTTAAGTGTTTCCATTGAAAAACTTCAGAAGCGTATTCTGGAGATAATATTGTTTCTTTTTTTAATGTATTTGATTCAATAAATTGTTTCATTATTTCAAAGTAATCATGATTGGCATAATTATCAGAGTCTATTAATGCAATCCAATCATTTTTTGCTAATTTGCAACATTTCATTTTATTAAAGAAAGGTCCTAATCTGTTGTCATTTACATAAAGTTTTAATTTTTCAACATCTTGAAAACGTTCCTTTATTTTTTTCACATCATTTCCATTTTCATCACAAATTATAATTTCATGAATGAGTTCATTATCAATATAATTTGGTAAATATTTACTCAAATGCAAATCATACCGATTCATAGTAGGAATACATAATGAAAACATATAATTTATACACAACATAACCTTTATATAAATTATTTAAAATAAGTTAAAAAATATGAATGTGGTAATTTAATGAGTATACATTTTGAGTCTCGCGGAAGGTTAGGAAATGCGATATTCCGTTATTTAGCATGCTCTATATTGAGTATACATTTTGATTTAGAATATCAAAGTAATGGGGGAGGGAGTATAGGAATGAATGATCATTCTTTTCATGAAATATCAAATAGACTACTCAAAGATGAAACTGTACATGTTGCAAAGAATGCATATAGAATGCCTGGTTATTATCAACATGATGAGATATATAAAAAATATAAGAAAGAAATATGTAATTATATAAAAGAGCATCCTTTACATGAAGTAAGTACAGATGGTATTAATGCCGGCGATGGAAGAAGAGAGTATTTTAAAATGATTCATATTTTAAATACGCCAACAGATTTTCAAAAAAGGTATACAAATGTCTTGCATGTAAGACTGGAAGATTTTGTAACACATAATTTGTTTGCTTCAACAGAAAGAATTATAAATCTATGTAAAAAGAATATTGTGAAAAACACAATATGTATTGTATGTAAAGAACCCACAACTGAATTTGAAAAAGGATATTTAAAGGAATTAAATGATTTTTTTATATCAAAGAAAATACACGTAACATTTGAACATAACGATGTATTAACTGATTATTACATTATGAAAGAAGCGGAAACATTAATTTGTTCTAAGAGTACATTATCGTGGTGTGCTGCTTTTTTTTCGGATAAAATTAAAAAATGTTATTTAGTTGATTACGAAATACAGCCGCAAATTATGACATGTAAAAAACCTATAGATAATACTATTTTATATTAATAATGATAAAAAATATTTTTATTATTATACATTGAAACCCAATTTATCTACATGGTATGGAAAACCTTCTTTTTCAAGGTATTGTGTTAACGGTGGTTTATAATTTGTTCCATTAAACACATTTTTAAGTTCAGGTTTTAACGATAAAAATTCTTGAACTAAATCTTTATCACAAAAAGGATATCTGGTTTCAAAACTAAAACAGCCTCCAACATATTCATCTCCTTTAAGGTAGTTTTCCATAGATCCATTAAAAAAATTGGGCCAAGGGAATTGCTTAGATAAATCATTTTGAAAATAATCTACATTACCATATCCGCGACTATAAAAACTATTAAACGCCATTACTTCGTCAGCGCCAATTCCAGAATATAAAATATTTACAGAAGGGTTTACAGTTTTAGTATAATCTAATATTTTGCTTTTACCAAGCATTGAACCCATTGTAAATCCATTAGGTACATGAGTACGCATTTTGGGATGATATGTCCAATCCCAATAAAATGGTTCACAATTGTCTTGTAAGTGTTTTTTCCAATTATTTTTTTCCCAGTCTTCTAAATTTATAAGATGTAATTTATCATGTAAAATATTTTTTCGTTTTTGTAAGATAATGTCATTCTCATTTTTGTTAATAGTTACTGCCAAAAAATCTTTATTGTGTTTATGTAAACAACATACTATTGCGCCACTATCATGACCACTACTTAATGTAATTAAAGGAATCGTTTTTTCAGGGAATCTTTTCAAGATCGCATTTTCTAATGCATTATTAAAATCATTATAGTAATCTTTTGTTTGTGTTAAATTAAATTCTACAACAGGATATTTTTTTAATAAAATTTTTGTTTGTAAATCAAAAACGAGAACTTCGTTTGGTTGAATACTATAATAATTTTGATTATGTATTTTTTTACACATTGATTCATAACTTGATATTACAATATTATTATCTAAATTATAAAAAAGGGGTTTTGTTTTAAAAATATCACTACAAATATATATTTTATTTTTATTAAAGTCAAATAGAATAATAGTAAATTCTCCGTCAAGATATTTTACAAATTCTTCTCCGTATGTGTTATATGCATGTAAAATACTATAACAGTCTGATTTAGAATTAGCATTTAACTGTTTATAGTTATATATTTCTCCATTAAATATACAAACAACATTATCATTTATAATTGGTTGTATGGTTTTCTCACCAGTTAAATGTAATAAAAAATGTACAAAGTTAATTCCATTATATTGAACTGAATTTGTAGCATCTGGTCCTCTATTTTGTATAAATTTGAAATCGTTAGGAATAGTCAAATCGCTAATAATAATTCCACACATTATAACTTAAGTTCAAATGTAATGTTTAAATCATCATTCACTAAAATTTTATATCCATGATTTAATAATTTATGAATCAACTGTTCTGTGTCATTATTGTAATCTTTATTTTTTAATTTTAAATCAAATTCTATACACAAATACTTTGGAAATATGTTTTGTTCAAGCATATTATGTAACACTTTAATTTCAGCGCCTTCTATATCCAACTTTAATAGATCTATTTTTGTATGGTTATATTTCTTCATAATAGAAGAGATTGTATTTACTTGAATAATATCATATTCATTTCCAAACATATTTTCAATTATAGATTGTGAAACATAATTGTGATTATTTTGTTTATAAAACTTAAGTGTATCTTGTTTATCCCATAAACCAATATTTTCATAATATAATTTGTCAAAGTTCGGTTTTATATGAGATATTTTTTCATAATAATCTTTTTGTATACCACCCGTGAATAGTTTATTATTTGTATAAAAGTCTTTTAATTCGTAATAATGTTTCAATGCTTTTACAGTAGGATCAATTAAAAATACATTACAATTGTATTTTGCATTTAACAAAACATCAAAGGAAACATCTTCTCCGACCCCTCCAGAATAAACAATACTGTTTTCATTTAATTCACATTTTTCAGGAATTAGCCACCCACCGTAGTTCGTTCCTAATTTTATTAAATTAGTCATTAATTTAATAAGAACAATGTATTTATATTTCTATTATTAGAATTAATAAGTGATATCCTTTTCTATTTCATATGGGTGCCATTTGGATTTATTAAAAAATGTTTTCAAGTATATAATAGTATAAAAACTACTTTATTTTAATAATTAAAATGTCAAAATATCTATTTTCAAAAAATGCGTTGACAAGACCTTGGACAGAGAGTCCATTTTTTTATAAATTATTGTGTCATTCTAATTATAATGATAAAGAAAAAAAACAACTAATTGATTTTCATGAGAATGGTTATTTAATTATAGATTTAAAATTAAAGAAAGAAGAAATTAATAATATTATAAAGGATACTTATAAGTATTCCGAATTAGCAAAGAATCAATATGTAAATAAAATTCCTACAAGTGATGAATATAAAAATAAAACAGATATTAAACTGCATTCTGATATATATACATTTACTGAAAGTCCAAGATTGTTTGAAGGATGGAAAAATAGTAAAAATATAAAGGATTTAACAACACATCCTGATATTTTAAAAATATTAAAATTATTGTATAATAAAACTCCATTCCCATTTTCAACAATTAATTTTACTAAGGGTTCAGGCCAACCGTATCATAGTGATACTATACATTTTCATACAATACCATATTATTGGATGACAGGGGTTTGGATTGCATTAGAAGATGTAGATTCCAAAAATGGAGCATTACAAGTTATACCAAAAAGTCATAGATGGGATCTATATAATTATAATGATTTAAACTTAAAACATCCAGATGAGATATGTAATGGAGAAGAATTAAATTATCGTGAATACGAACATTTTATAAAAGAATTAATTAAAGTTAAAGGTGGAAAAGATAAAATAATTGAGTTAAAAAAAGGAGAAGCTATTATATGGGCTGCAAACTTACTACACGGAGGAATAGAAATTAAGGATCAAACGCGAACAAGGCATTCGCAAGTAAATCATTATTTCTACAAAGATTGTAAAAAATATTATCATCCAATGTTTTCTCAACCATTAGAAGGTATTTATGCAAATAAATGGTGTGATGATAAAAATAACATATCAACTATTTAACATTTATCTTATTTTTGACACCTTCATAAACTAACATTCCTAACGTAGATGATGGAATACTTCTCAATAATACAGGAGTTAAACCATTATAGAAATTAAAAAATCCATATTTTTTATATCTTTCTATAACAAGGTTTCCTATTGTTTCCTTTAATGTAACTTGTTGATTTACTCTAATAGCGTCTAAAGGAAATGTAATGATCCATGTTACAGATATTGAACATATACTTGAAACCGCTGTATAAAAAGGTGTATCAGGAAATTGTAATTTAAAATTTCCATAACTACCTAAAAATATAGTAGAACCTAAAATAGCTCTGGAAGTATCAAGCATATAACCGCGATAAATATTATTATTTTTAATAATACTTTTTAAATAATTTGTAACACCTGTATATTTGTCTTTTTTCATATTAATTATATTTGTAGTTAAATATTGCATAGGAACTGAAAAAAAACTGGATACAATACCTCCCATAAATGCTGATATATATGGATTCATATTGTTTGAATTAAAAATTTCGTATACCCTATAAGATATTGCACGATCAATAGGAAATACTAAAATTGGTATTGTAATCCCACGAAAAAATATTTTTCTATCTTTTTTAAATAAATCTTTTACACAGTTATATGTGTTATCATATGTATTTGTTTGCATTTTTATTTTTATAACGTCAAATGGATATGTTGTAAACACTTTTGTTAAACCTTGACAATATCCTGGTAAAAATTTTATTAAATCTTCATTCATTTTTATAAATAATATTAAAGATATGTTTTTATACTTATGTAATGTTAAGAACAGTTAGAAGTGGGTATTTTACGTATAAAGAATTAAAAAAAATGAATTTTAAAAAAATCGGAGAAAATGTGTTAATAGACAAATCGGTTTTAATTACAAAACCAGAAAGTATTGAAATCGGAAATAATGTACGTATAGATAAAAACTGTTTATTAAGTATTTCAAAAGATAGTAAAATCATTATAAAAAATAATGTACATATAGCTCCATTTAATCTTATATATACTGGAATAAATAAAAAAATTATATTCGGTAATCATAGCGGATTGGCAGCGAACTGCAAATTATATGGTAAGACTGAGAATTATAACGGAGATTATTTAATGAATCCTACACATAAAGATAATGATGTAAACATGATAAATGGCGATATAATATTAAACAAATTTGCGACTCTTGGTTGTAATTCAACACTATTTCCAAATTCTATTATTCCAGTAGGAACTGTATTAGGTGCATATTCGTTGTATAATGGTAAAAAAGAACTGGATGAATGGTCTATTTATACTGGTATTCCAATAAAGTTTTTTAGAAAAAGAAGTAATAAATGTATTTTATTAAGTGAAAAATATAGAAATAACTATATTATTAAAAATATAAATGAATAAAGTTACCCTTATAACGGGAGTATCAAAAGGAATAGGTAAGTCATTGTTAAATCATTATTTAAATAAAAATCATATAGTAATTGGTATTTCCAGAAGTGCAGTAGAATGTCAACATAAAAATTTTTTACATATAAAAGAAGACATAAATAATGATGTATGTAAAAATAAAATAACAGATATTATAAAAAATAGAAATATAGATAATTGTATTTTGAATGCTGGTATTTTTAAAAACTCTTTTTTTCATAAAATGACATATAGTGAATGGGAAGAAGTATTTAATATTAATTTAATATCAAGTTACAATATATTATATCCTGTCATAAATAATATGAGAAATAATGATAAAGGTAATATTATATTTTTATCTTCTGTAGTTGGTAAAACTGGCACTATTGGAGCAAGTAGTTATTCTTCTTCAAAATCTGCATTATATGGATTAACAAAATCATTAGCATTAGAAAATGCGAATAAAAATATATTAGTAAATTCGGTTTCTCCTGGATATTTTGATGAAGGAATGGGGCTAACTTTTAATGAAAAAACATATGATATTATAAGAAAAAAAATACCTTTACAACGGTTTGGAGATACAAAAGAACTTGTTGAATTATTTGATTTTCTTATAGAGAAAAATAAGTATATTACAGGAAATAATATTAATATAAATGGTGGTATATACTAAATAAAGTATATAAATAATAAATTATGTATTATTTATATGCAAAAATATCCTTTGAAAATACTTGGTACGGGTAGTTATTTCCCTAAAAAAATATTATATAATAAAAATCTTAAAATCAATCATAATATTCCTAATAATATGTGGATTGTTGATAAAATCGGAATAAAACAAAGACATCAAATTAATAAAAATGAAAGAACATCTACTATAGGTTATAACTCATCTATAAAGGCGTTAGAAGACGCAAAATTAAATATAAATGATATTGATTTAATTATTACTAATACTTCTACTCCTGATAGAATTTCTCCTTCAACCGCTTGTATCATTCAAGATTTATTAAATAGTAAAAAGGACATCCCTTGTTTTGATATAAACGCGGTTTGTTCTGGGTTTTTATATAGTTTGGATCTATGTTCTCAATTAGTAAATAAATATAAAAATATAATGATAATTTCCTCTGAAACATATTCAACAATAACTGATTATAATGATAGAAATTGTGTATTCTTTGGAGATGGTGCCGCTACTACAATTGTTACAAAAGGTAATACTGGTTGGTACTATGGAAATATTTATGCCGATGGAAAAGGAAAAGAGAATTTTACAGTTCATCATGGTAAAACGTTTTTAATGAATGGTAAGGAAGTTTATAATACAGGGATTAAAGTTTTACCGAATTCAATTCTTAAATGTATTGAAGAAGCTAAAATAAATATTGAAGAAATTGATTATTTTATCCCTCATCAACCAAGTTATAAAATATTACATAAAACTGCTGAACTGATTGGATTAGATAAAAATAAAATAATGATGAATATGGATTTAAGGGCAAATACTGCGGGTGCCTCTATTCCAACAGTATTAGATGACGTTTTGAAAAATAATATTGTTAAAAATAATTCAAAATTATTATTTGCATCTGTTGGTTCTGGCTGGACATGGGGTGCAGGTGTGTTAAACTTTGAAAAATAATTTTATTATTTTACATATGTGTATTATATCAGAATTTGTTATTGTTATGAAAGATGGTAAAAATAGACCATGATTGCATATATAATTACTATTTGGTAATGTTTCGTTTGAATTATAAATTTCAGTTTTATTAATTTCACCATATACAGGTCTTGTAATGATTTTGTGTTGTTTTAAAAAAAATATAAGTTCTTCTCTATTTTCTATATATATATCTACAAACCAAGGAATCCATTCATTTGACGATGGTGTATGCATTTTTATGTATTTATGTAAATGTTCATAATATAAATCATAAATTTCTCTCATTCTTTTTACACGATATTCCATTTTTTTCAATTGTTCAATTCCGATGACAGCTTGCAAATCTGTATATTTAAGATTTATTCCAAACACTTCAAATATATCTTTTCCGCTTTCTTTCCTTCCAAAATTTTTAATCATTCTTATCTTTTTTGCGAATTCATCATTATTTGTAACACAAAACCCTCCCTGTCCAGTGCTTATTATTTTTGGTGTGCTTAAAGAAAAACAACCGATAATGCCAAATGTCCCTATACTTTTTCCATTTAATTTACATCCTAATGATTGTGCACTATCTTCTATTAAATATATCTTCTTTTCTTTACATAGATCTACTATAGATTCCATACACTTTGTTCTATTATTTAAAGATACATGGACTATTGCGCTTGTATTAGAATTAATATGTTTTTTAATTTCTTGAGAATTCATTGTTCCAGTTTCTATGTCAACATCAATTATTATAGGGATTAACTTTAAAAATTTAACAGAATTTATTGTTGCAATCATTGTATAATTCGGAACTATTACCTCTGTATTTTCGGGTAAATTAAGTGACATAAGTGCTAATAATATTGCACATGTTCCACTGGTAGTCATAATACAATTTTTTACATTTAAATAATCACAAATCATATTTTCTAATTCTAATGTTTTTTTATGTTCTGTAATAAAATTGTCTTCTAACATATATTTATAACATGCTTCAGCTTCTTCTATTTCAAAAGTTGGTCTATGTTGCATAATTGTATTTGATAACGAATACCATTCTAACATGTCTTTTAAAGATGATTCAACGTAGCATATTTGATAATATTTACCTATTATCATCAATGTTTGTTCTCTTTTCTTTTCTATATCACGTGGATTCGTTTTTTTAATGTCCATTTCTTTTGTGGAATTAATATAATCTTTATAAAGAATTATACGAAAATCTAATGATATTCTTAATTTACCTTCTGTATTTTTTTCGTTATAATGGGTGCATAAATTTCCATTGAAATGAAATAATTCACCTGGATTTAGAGTTATACTTTGAAAATCTTTTTTATCTGGCTTAGATTCAATTATAATTGAGTTGGTATTTTTCATTTCAGTTATTGGAATTAAAAAATTTTTTTCACCAATAGGATGATTACTTAAATGATCTGAATCTTTATGAGGAGGAATAGTTATACTGTTTTCAAATTGAAAACGAATACTGGGATATGTTTGATATATCATATATTTTTCGTCAGGAAAAAATTGTTTAAAAATATCTTTTATAAAACCACAATAAATTTTTTTAAATTCGTCGTTTTTTTTTATTTCTTCGTAAAATATTTTATGTAAATCACTATCTCTTTCATTTAAATCACCAAGTCCTAATTTGATTCTATCTTTACAAAAAATATAATCTTGTGACTTATTATGCAATTCAGATAAATTTGTTTCATTGTATAATTTCTTAATAAAATCAATAAATTTGTGTTTATTAGTATCATATTTATAAATTATATGATCACCAATAATTGTTTGTTCTATCATAATGATAATATATATATGATTTATTTTTTTTATGCTTTTTTTATTGAAAATAGTTAAAGATATTAATTCAAATAAATATTATGGAAGATAATATATTATTTTGGGGATCACATGGAGGAGGATATGGAGCAACATTTGGACCAGTATTACATTTTTTACATTATTGTGATCAAAATAATAAAAAAATAGTGCATAATTGTGAGAATCCATGGTGCGATGTTTATAAAAACACAATTCTTCACAATTTTTTACTTAGTAAATCTGAAATTAATGAAAATACAGATTTGACATATAAAAAACCAAAAGATTGGGCTGAGGATTGTTTTGCTAGTGCTGGATTTAATAGATATAAAACATCCTATAATATATTTAAAAATAGTAATATTAAAAAAGAAATATATTCCTATTTTGAAAATTTTGCAATAAAATATGACTGGAAATTAGATTATGAACCAAGTAAAAGTATTATTATTCATGTTAGATTATGGGATGAAGCACCCGTTAATTTAGCAGGTGCAAACCGAGCACCGATGGCAGGAGCAAACCAAACTAGATTTATTGGAGAGGAAAAGTTATTACAATTAATTACACATTTAAATAAAATTTATAAAGAGCATGAAATATTGTTATGCACAACACCTAATGAAATTGATATTAGTATTTGTAAAAATATTATTAAAAAGACTATTAATTGTAGATTATTAAATAATGAACCTCAAGAAACTTTAAAAATAAATAATCCTTTTAATACAAATGATACATTTGAAAGATTTATTTGCGGTAATGAAGAATTAGATATTTGGAGAATGATGAATTGCGATATATTAATTCTGTCACCTTCTATGTTTCCATCAATCGCTGGATTTTTACATAATGGTTCTAGTGTATATTATCCACATTTTCATAGTAATTGGCGTCATTACAATGATATGGGTTATTCTAACGAAAACATATTATATTTTTAAAACTATACAAATAAAAAATATAAATATAAAGATTATGAATATTATAAATAATCTTTATAATACAAAGTGTATTTATATTTCTATTATTAGAATTAATAAGTGATATCCTTTTCTATTTCATATGGGTGCCATTTGGATTTATTAAAAAATGTTTTCCAATAATTATATGTTTCATAGTCATCCGGAGTTCCCCAACATACATAGTGTTCAACCTCAAAAACTTTTACTTTTAATCCGGCTTTTATATTTTGATTTAAAACATCATCAACATAAAACTCTTTGTTGGAACGTATATTTTCTTTATAATTTTTCTTCAGTCCATTTTCAAAATCAACACCTCTTCTATAAAACATTGTTCCAATAATAACGTGTGTATTTTGTAGGTCATGTTTATTTTTATTGAATTTTTTGCACGAAACGTTTGTAACAAAATCATTTTCGTCAGTTTCAACCCAAGCATACATATTTGGGTTATTTTTGCTGGTAGGTTCATTTCGGAATGTCCAAACAATGACATCAATAGATTTATCATTTACTAATGACTCATATTTATCTGTATTGAAATATACCCCATTATCACAAGCACTAATTAGAATAGGACAATTAAGATTTACTTTACCATAGGATAATCCTAATTCAGTAGTGCATGCTTGTCCTTCAGTAATACCATCAATTGCTGTAATGGTGCAATGAAAATATTTATCTAAAGTACTTTTAAGTGGATATTTCTGTAAATGATCTTCTTGGCAAATAAAAACTTGATTTACTGTTTTTGGTAAACAATTGACAGCTTGAATAATCATTGGTTTTCCATTAACATCAATAAGTGGCTTCGGAACTGTATAACCTTTTTTAGAGAATCTACTTCCAGCACCAGCCATTGGTAATATCAATGTAGTGTTATTTCTATCAGGATAATAATGTTGTTTTTTAATTATTTTACGAAAATAATTAGACCAATTATTATAAATTTCCAAATCATAAGGAGTTCCCCATTGTAACATATGGTTGATTTCAAAAATACTTACACAAAGTCCCTTTTTAATTAACAAATTATATACCATTGAAACATAATATTCATTATTTATTGTTTGTTTCAAGTCCATTAACTCTTGAAAAAATGTTTTCATAATTTTTCCAGTTTTAAAGTAGTAAGTGCCGTTAGATGCATATTCTTCCATACGATTTTCAGTAAAAGGTTTCTTTTCTTGTATTTGTTCCATCCAACGCGAGCCAATTTCAGTTTCCTTTAAAAATGCATAATTATCAGTTCCTAACATATGTGGATGAAATCCTTTATAACAAGCAATAGCACCATCAGCATTTCTTTCACGAGTATCTTTTAAAAATGTGTTATAATCCCAATCAGTTCCGTAATCACAATAACTTACAATAACTTCTTCATTATCACTTATATGATCAAATATTTGTGCTACAGCATGAACAGGTCCTTGTCTTTCATTTACAGAAACTTCATAAATTTTACCATGAGGACAAAATGATTCTAGAATTGATTTCATATTGGTAGTTTCCAGATGCAAATCGTTACAGATGAAAGTTATATTGTTTTCATTTGGAAAAAGATTAACGACGTGTTGAATAATAGGGTAACCGTCTACAGGAATTAAAGGTTTTGGATCTACATAGCCAGCTTCTTGAAAGCGCTTTCCTATGCCTGACATAGGAATTATAATTTGCATAATATAAATATTACATTTAGAAGTATTTATATTATTTCCAATTTTCAATATTATAATACTTTGTACAAATCATATCAAAGTATATTTCATTTTCTTGAAAATAATTTTTATAAATGTCTATTTTTTCAGGTTGTGATTGTAATTCTGGGGATACAAAGCATAATCTGTAGTTCATACTTTTTAATTTCTTATAAATATCTAAATCCAATGGATTCTTTGTAAAACAATCTACCCATACCCATTTTACTTTATTTTTCATATTGCGAATAGTGTCAATACCTTCAAACTCTGAAAAACGCAATGCAATATTGTTTTCACCTTTTGAAACCATCTGATGTATCATAGGAAAAGAAGAATCTAAAAAGAAATAGTTTTTAATATTATATTTTTTTAAAATTTCTAATACCTTCCATTCAATACGCTCACTCTTTATATTTAATATTATAAATGAATGTTGATAATGTTGTAAAAAATCATTAAACAACTCCCCCTGATTAAATGGATCGTGAGAAATATGTACATCACCATTAATATTATCTCGTAAATCTAATTCGATACCATAATCAGTAGGAATTTGTTCTAATTCAACTATTGTATTAATTCTATGACAACAATACATATAATTAATAATGTTTAAATCTTTAAATAAAAGATGTTGTTTCATTTATATATTTATGGTGAACAAGTCCAGTCCAAGGTTGTTTCCATATATATAGTTCATCGTTTATATATTCATTATCGTTTGGACGATAAAGTTGAGAATTACTTGTATTACCTCTATGGATTTTATATTTCCAATTATAATCTTTTCGAACAAATTTTCTAGAATTATTAACAAATTTATCTAAATATTCTTCTTTCGTATAAGGCGGCTTTTTAGGATTATTTATTCTATATAATGGAACACCATAAATTGGAAAATTATATAAACTTTCATTTAAGTATGGTTCAAACGTGTGATTATATAAACCATTATATTCAATATCTCTTTCTTTGATGTAATTATATGTATTGCAATACAATTCCATTGATTTTTTATTACCAAAACAAATTGCATCTGATATAAATGGTGGAGATAACCCATACGCTGAAATTGTGCTCTCCAGGTTTATATTATTTAAAATTAATTTATTAGGAACGTCTTTATGAAATACAACTTGATTTATATTATAAAATATAATGTCTGATCTCATTTTACAAATAACATCGAATTTAATATTATTATCTATTTCATATTTTTCAATTTGTTTAAAATTATTTAAATCATTATAAAAACACGATAATTGATTATAACTACCCATATATTTTCTATTATGTTTTAATCTATTTTTAATCCAATCTTCTTGATAAAAAAAAGGCTCTGCGTAATAATATCCAATCATGTCATCAAGGTCATTTATTACATTTTGTTCTTTTGAATTCGCATTAATAGATAAAAATACTTTCATATTATATAAATTTTGTTTTCTAAGATGTTGCAAAATAGGTAATAAACAAGTGTTATAGTTGTTTAGTCTACCACTTATAAAAATAGCAAGATTTATCATATAATTTATTTAGACAATTTATTTTTAAATTATAATTTTAAAAAGACTATTTAATCCATTATCTAATTTTTCAACTTCATTTATTTTAAATTCTTTTGTTAAAAATGTATTTGTACTGTTCCAACCTGTATTTGAACCATCGGTATATTGTATAACTACACTTTCATTTTTTACTTCAATAATTTCTCCAATAAATTTGTTATCTATTGTTTTGACGCGCATATATTTTTTAAATTCTGTATTTTCAATGTGTTCAGTGTTTTTATCGTAACATACATCAACACAATTTAAACTATATTGAAATCTTGTATTTACGTCTAAAAAGGTCGGAGATATGATTGCACGTAAACGGGTTTTTGGTTTTGAAAATAAAACATTTGCAATTCCTCCTCCTATGCAACCCACTACATGAGTAGCATTTGCAAAGTAGGCGATTTTTTCTACTGTAGAAAGACGTTCCGTGAATACTTCCACAAAATCGTCTTTTACAAGTTTGTCAACAAGTTCATCTTCATTAACGAGTTTTCTACGTTGTGTATAATTTGTTCCAATATTTGAAAAATCATTATGTAAGTGAGTACGTCTTGATATGTATATCTTTTTAGGAGTTGAGTTTTCATATATGTTTAATACATTTGTTGCAAATTGTTGGTAAAAGTTATATATTTCTTTTCTTGGGGGTAAATTAGAATCAAAATCGTGAGTATAGGAAGTAGAAACAAAAACGTTTTCATATTTACAGTTTGAATTAATAATTTCAATGTTAGTATTTGTTATTCCCAATAACTCTAACATTTCTACTACAAACGGATAATGAGTGTTTTTTTGTGGGTTAGGATATTGCATTAATAATTTTAGGTCGGGAACAATTTTGTTTAATTCAAAATAACTTATAAGATATGGTAAACTATCATACAAAAAATGAAAATAATTATCAGTATTGTAAATAAAAAAGAAGTAATTTCCTGATATTGTATTTTTTTCAACTATATTTGTATATTCGTATATCATATTAGTTTTTTCGTAAATAGTACCTTGTTTTAAGGACATTGTTTTTTCTAATAACGGTAAATAAAGAGTATTGTTTGAATGTAATAAACAATTTGGGTAATATAAATTTATTCCAGTAATAGAAGTTTCTTGAAAATTGTATATATTTATTTCTCGATTGTTTTTGTCTTTTTGAAACAAATTTTTATACGTAGTTTGATTTTTAAATAAAATAATTTTCATATAAATAATTTAATAATTTTGTATTTAAATATATATATATTTTTACAATATATTAATGGAACATTTTGTTTATAAAACTTTACCAGATAGTGGATTAGGGGATAGATTATTAGATCTAATAAATGTTTACGTATATTCACAGGTCTTAGGTTATAAAAATTTTTATGTAGAATGGAAATACGGACCGCAATTTGATAGATCAAGAAAATGTCTTAAACAAGAGAACTTATTTCATTACATGTGTTTTCCTGAAAATATTATTTTTACAAGTAAAGAAGAAATGAGTAAAATAAAAGATGGTTTTATATTTGATAATATTGTAGGAGCTCAAAGTTTATATTCATTTATGGAAAAATATGTTGAAGAAAAATATAAAAGTAATTATGAAAAAAAGTATTATGATATATGTAAACAAATTAAAATGAAAAATATACCAGAAGAAGTTGTAAATACATTTACTGATAATAATATATCAACTGTTCACCTTCGTAGAACTGATAAAGTAAATCAGGATAAACGAGGTTTTGGTATAGAACATAATGAATTAGAAAATTTAAATAATATAACGAAAGATTTTATTAATAATGAATTGCGACATGATAATAAAATATGTATAATATCAGATGATGAAAATGCAAAAGATAAATTGTTAAGTGAATATAAATATAAATTAATATTTTTTACTTTAAATGAACAAGTATTACAAGCATATGTTGATTTTTATTGTTTAATGTATAGTGAAAAAATATTTATGTCTCAACAATTTTCTACATTTTCAATAATGGGTTCTTTATTGAATAAAGATACACATTTATACTATCCATATAACTATGGAAGAATACAAGATTATAAATTTGATAAGTTATTAAATTTTCATTATTTTAAAAATAGTATTTAAATATAAAATCTATAATATTTCTATACAATGTCTAATTTTAGAAAAGGAGATCCTATTAAATCGCAATTAAATCAAGATATTAATGTAATTAATTACTATAATAAAAAGCAAGATGGTTTCTTTATAGAAATTGGCAGCGATGATGGTATTCAATTTAGTAATACTCATTTGTTAGAAAAAGAGTATGGATGGAAAGGAATTTGTGTAGAACCAAATAGTGCTTCTTTCTCTAAACTAATTCAAAATAGGAGTTGTAAATGTTATAATTTGGCTGTTTACAATAAAAGTAACGAAATATTGAAATTTGCTGTTAAAAATTTTAGTATGTGCTCTGGTTTAATAGATGAATTAGATGATAATGTTGAAATTGACGGTAAAATTCACAAAAGAGGTTTAAATAATGATCTTAATAACATAATAGATGTTAACACGATAACATTAACAGATTTATTAGAAAAAGCGAATGCTCCTAATTTTATAGATTATATGTCTTTGGATACAGAGGGAAGTGAATTGGAAATTTTAAAATCTAATGATTACACAAGATATAATTTTGGCGTTATTGACGTGGAACATAATTTTGTAGAACCACGTAGAACAGAAATAAGAAATTTATTAGAAAGTAATAATTATAAATTTAATTTTGAAAATAAATTTGATGATAACTATATATGGTCAGGAAGTAAATAATATAAGTTATATTTTTCTTATTTAAATACTTATATATACTATATTATATTATGAATTATACTATATTACTCCATACCCATTCTAGTTATTCATATTTATGGCCTGTTATAAATGATTATATTAAAAAATATAATTTTAAAAAAGTATTAGCATATGATAGTATCCCAGAAAATGCAATATTACCAGATAACTTTGATGACTATATTCAATATAATGCCTCACAAATGTTTTCAACACGATTAGTTCCTATTTTAGAACAATTAAATGAAGAATATATATTTTTAATTTATGATGTGGACATTGTTATAAATATTGATAAAAACGCATTAGAAACATATATTGATATTATGAAAGAAAATAATATTGATAGAGTATGTAGTTCATTATTTAATGGTAATGGTCAATTACATAAAAACGGTTATGCTTTGTGTAATTTAAATTTACCATTAATATCTCCTTCCAATCATTTTGTTCCTGCTGATTGTTCGTGCACAATTTGGAATAAATCCTCTTTTATTTATTTTTTAAAACAATTCCCTAATGAAACTTACGGGTCATTAGAATTAAAAGAACCTATTATTAATTACTGTAAATCAAAAATAAAGTGTTATGGTATTCAATACACACCTAATTTACAAATATCATATAATCGAGGATTGACATATTGTAATAAGATATCATTTTTGCATATAACAGTAAAGGGCAAGTTTTTACTTCCTATTAAGAGTTATGGAGATTATGAAAAACATTTAATAAACATTATAGAAAAATATAATATTGATATTAATAAAATCGGTTGCACGAATGCTTCGTTAAGTTGTTTTAATTATCATAAAATATAATTAACTATAATTAATACTTAAAAACTATAAGTATTAATATGTATATACATATGAGCACTTCTATTACATTTGAAGAAAATGTAGATAAAGCATATATTGATGCATATAATAATTGTTCTTGGGTTAAATTATATTATGGAATTGTATCAAAAGTTATTAATGAAAATAATTTTAAAAGATGTGCTGAAATTGGTATTGGCTATGGTTTTCATGCTAAAGAGATATTAATGAGTACAAATGTAGACACGCTATATCTGGTAGATCCATATATTTCATATTCTAATGATGGATTTCCATTAGATGTTATGAAATTTTTTGGAAACTTTGAAAAGTTGGCAGAAAATGTAAAAAATAATTTAAAACCATATGACAGTAGATATACTTGGTTCCGACAACCGAGTATTACAATAAATAATGATCAACTTTCTGAAAATTTATTAGATTTAGTATTTATAGATGCCGACCATAGTTATGAAGCTGTTAAAAATGATTTATCATTTTGGTATAAAAAAATAAGAATCGGAGGATGGTTAATGGGCGATGATTATAATAGTTGTCATCCAGGCACCACCAAAGCTGTTGATGAATTTGCTAATAAGAATAATTTAAAAATTAATTTTCTAAAAAAAGATGGAGTAGATTATCCGATCTATTATTTTATAAAGTAATAATATAAAAAGGTACCATATATTATTTTAAATGGAAAAAATATACTTTCAAATAGGTGTAAACGACGGTAATGATAAGTTTAAGACTAAATGTCTCACTGATAAACCTACAAAAATAATTTTAGTTGAACCAAATCCTTTACATGAAAAAAGTATTAAAAATAATTATAAAGATTTCTCAAACGTTTACATATTTATAAATGCTATATATTATAATGATGACGAAAATGTTCAATTACAAGTACCCGCAAAGAATGGTATTTTTGGAAATCCGGGGGAAAATAATATAATATATAATCATAGTCATTTAAGTTTAATTCCTATGAATGATTGGGGGAGTGAAGAAAATATGTTTAAAGTTACTGCGAAATCAATTAAATTTGATACTATATGCAAAAAATTAAATATTGATACTATAGACTATTTACAAATTGATACAGAAGGGTTTGACTATGAAATTATTAAAATGATTGATTTAGATAAGATTAATATAAAAGAACTTAGATATGAAAAATGGAATTTTGATTCTTCTGAATTTACAAATAATTTTGGTAGTAACAACGAGTTTGGTAAAACCGGTATGGAAATTGCGAAAAAAAAATTGGAAAAATATGGTTACAAACTAACTGATTTAAAAGACGAATCTGGAAATGATATTATTGCAACCAAACCATAATTAAATAGTCTTCCTATATTTTTCTGCATCCCAATTATTTAAATAACATATTTCCTCATTGGTTAAATATGTTTTTTCCATATCATTATCTAAAATCATTAAGTTTCCTTTCAATACATCTTCTGTATCTTTACATTTTTGTAAAGAGATATTAATAATATATACCAAATTATCTTTTATAATTATTTTTGGATATTCTTTGTATGTATGAAAATAGTTGTTAAGTTCTTTTAATGTATCAACAAATAATACCTTTACTCCACAAAAAATGACTGCATCTGGGAATGTTATTTTTTCTTGAAATAGACGTTTGTTGTTTTGTAAATAACTATTTATTATTTGATCCTCACATAAATAGGATATGTTTTCATAATTTGTATTTACATATTTACTAATTTGATTTACATACTTGTATTTATCAACATTTATTTGCAAGTTTGTTTCAAAGATATTTAATAACGATTCTAATGTTGGAATTAAAGTATCATAATCGTTAGTAGTTATAATTATTCCATGATTTTTTAAAAATATAATTTCCTCATTATTATACACACTCATTATTTTATTGCATACATTTATACCAGGAGTATCATATTCTATAAGCAAACTGTTTGGGAAAAATTTCTTTATAAAATCTTCACACTGTTTACTAATTAATATTTTATTCACCTGAATTGGATGTAAATGTACAGTGTATTTTTTTAATATAGCATGCATATAAGTCTCTATAGATCCACGTAATGAACCCGTGAAATTATAACTTACAATTGGTTTTAACTTATTCAATAAAATATCATTTTTTAACATATTATTTTGAATAGGTACAAAACCGGATTTTTCTGTAACTTGTGTTAAATGAAAACCCGATGCCTTTATAAACATTATGTCATCCACTTTTACAGACGTATTACCACCACCTGCTTGTGTTAAATCAAACCTTTCCCCGCAATATTTTGATATATACTCTAATTTTTTTAATTCTTTATGAATATTTATAAAGGTTTTATGTAATTCAGTAAACGAATTTATAGATAAAAATTCAGATAAATCTTTTTGGTTAAAATAAAAAGGGATTATATTCATATTTCTGGCTCCTAATATATCTTTTTCATAATTATCTCCTATCATAATTACCTCTTCTGGTTTTGCACTTACTTTATGTAATGCTGTTAAAAACATTTGCTTACTTGGTTTCTCTTTTCCTACTTCTTCGCTTGTAATAACTTTATCAATATACGGTAATAAATTCATATGTTTTAATTTTTGTATTTGATGTTCTGTTTCATAGTCTGTTAATATAACTATACCAATCATATTACTTTTCAACCATTTTATAAAATCATAAACACCGTCGTAACATTTTAAATTTTCGTAAAATTTTACCCAATATGATTTTTCATATAATACACTTAATTCCAAATTCATATTATATTCTTCTAATAATTGTTTTATATAAATACCCTTGTTATGGCATGATGCAGTACCCTGTAATTCATATTTTAAAGACCTTGATATTAAATCATATTTATCTTGTATTTCATCAATACTTATATTGAGTTTATCAGAAATTCCTTCTAATATAAAAAACAAAGCTTTATTATGACATTCAGTGTAATTGTACAATGTATTGTCTAAATCAAAGAATGCATATTTAAAAAACATTATAAATATACATTAATTATTTTTTTAATAGTTTTAATAGATTAATAATTGTTTTTTCGTAATTGTCTATATTTTCAAAACACAGATATACATAATTATTCAAGTTCTCTATTTCACAATCAAATTCATCAAATATGTTATTTAATTTAAACGTACTTTTTATACCGACTTTAAATTTTAAATTGTGTATTAATGATTCATCAAATGTATCTATATTAAATATATAGTTTTCTGAATATATATGTATAATTAAATCAGCTTCGCTCTTCTGAGAGTATATATATTTATTAAAATCGTCTTTTCTGTTTAATATGCTTTCATAGACTTTTTCTTTTGAATATCCTCTTTTTTTCATATCTCGTTTCATTTTCCAAAATATTCTAATATTTTCATCTGTATCCATATAAATTCTCAAATTTGTAATATTTTTTTTTAGGTATAATGAATGCAACCCACATACAATTACGTTTTCTTTACTTTCTATATACTCCTTATCTGTAAATTTACCATGTGTATGATCATAATTCACTTGATAAATATTATTTCCCAATTTTAAATCAAATACATCAGAATTCATTTTTGTAATATAATTTGCTTCTGGATTTAAATGTGTATAGTCTTTCCAATTTTCATTACCTCTTTCCCATTTATGGTATCTGTCACATTCTAATAACACTGAACTTTCAAATACATTTTTGATTATAGTTGATAGAGTAGTTTTCCCAGAACCGGAATCACCTGTAATTGCAATAGTATTACATTGAGATAAAACTACAAAATAATCTATATTTGTTTCTGTATATGGGTATCTGCTATTTATAAGATAATGATATAACAATGTTTCATTTACAGTTCCATAGTGTGTTATTAAAAGATTCAGATATTTATAATATTTCAAATATTTATTCATTATTTGATACTTCCCATAAGCAATGATATCACATACGTATTTATCGTTACTCTTTAATAACTTAGATGTATCTATTTTACTATCTATCGGAATATAAATTATTTCATCTAAATTATTAAAATCTAATTTATTTTTCAAATAAACATCAGGTCGGATCTTTAAAATAACATCGTAATTCATATTATTCGCTTTTGAATACAGTTCCATATTTTTGTATAAGCAATAAATTTTATAGTTTTGATTTAGTATATTATTCTTTCTTTTGTCTTCAGAAAAATACATATCTTCTAAACAAATTATTATTTTTGGATTAAAAAATACTTGAATATCTTTTATTTTTATTTCTTCGTTATAATATTTATTATCATTTGAAATATTTGAATGCTGAATAAAAAAATCATAACTGTGGTTTTCATCCCAAGTTATATTATTTTTTATAGTTTCTTTTGTTTGTTGAAACCCTCTAAAATAACCACTTATCAAAATTGCTATTTTCATTTTTAATTATATAAAATAATGTACTTTATTTAAGTAAATATAATTATTACATAGTTTTTATTTCATAAAATAAATATTGATACCGAATTATCCTATTTAATTTTCTTATTATATTCTAAATGAGTACAGAATCTTATATACATCCTTTACCAGTAGGACACAAATTTCCGGGTGATTTAGAAATCGTAAGAGTGTATAATTTATCCGATGAGTTTTCTGAATATGAGAATATATATACCAATGAAAACAATCCTAATCTAATCACAACAAATCAAAAACTCGAAGAGATTGATACAACAAACACAGATGAAGTAAATAAATTAGTATTTGGATTTGGCCAATTTTTATTTGAAGAAAATTTTGTACAGGAGGATGGAACTAAAAAAGAAGGAGAAAATGCTGCCTTGTTTCCTGAAGAGGATATTGATGATATTCCGGAAATACTAGCTACTATTTATCCGGACTATGATAAATATATTTATAAAATAAGAGATTATAATGGAAAAGAGCTAAGTTCATCTAAATTTGAAAGTTTCAAAGAAAGCAACAAAGATACTATAAAAGCATTACATGAATATCATAAAAATAATACAGATAATGCAGATGATAATAATAAGAGTCCTTATGTTAGTGATGATATGACTCGCCTAAAAAAGAATGAGTTACGCCGTATGATAGGATATGTTTCAAGATCTGAAATTGATGATGAAAAAAAACCATTTTCCAACTTATATCGTGATTTAAAAGAAACGGATTTATACGTTTATAGTTATAAACCGAGAATTACAGTTGTCACAGATAAGCAAATTAATAAAATAAAAAAACAACATCAGCTTGCTGGTAAAAAAAGAAAATCTAAAAAAAGAAAATCTAAAAAAAGAAAATCTAAAAAAAGAAAATCTAAAACCCGTAATAAAAAAGGTAAAAAATTTTAAATTTAATAATTAAACCTCTAATGATCGCATAAAAATATTTCTAAATTCATTTTTGTAGATAAAGTTTTTTATCTACAAAAATATATATATATATGTTTAGTAGTAATGATACTGAATTAAAAGAAATATTGTTGGAAAAATTATTGCGCGGCGAACATTTAGGGATAGGTTGGAAATCAAGATTAAATTGGTTAAAAGAAAATGAATATATTAGTGAAAGAGAATTCCGACATTATAGAAAGTTACATAATGAATCAGCAGAAAAAGCTAATTCCGAGCTAGCAGAAAGACAAGCTAACCTAACATCTGAATCTGGACCTAAACAATGTAGTTATTGTGGTGATGTAATCAATGCGGGTACTTATGGTTTTATTTTTAATTCAAACAAATCACCATTTAATGTAATTAAAGGAAGTATTCATGGACATTCCATAACATATGATTGTCCTGCTGATTTTGAACATGAAGTTGTAATGCATGGTACAATATATCCAATTTTACAGGAAATTAAATCTAAATCTTCAAATTTAGTTAATATGTTAGATATTAAAGATAGGTTTCTAGAATATAGAAGGTGTTATTATGAAATGGATAAAATATTTCCTTATGTAATTGATGAAAAAATCGTAAACAATATACAAGGAAAAAAAGGGTCATTTAGTAGAGATGAAGAGTATTTAATAGAAACTTTTCTAAATATGAACACTTTAACTATGTTAACTCCAGGTTTTACCAATAAAGATTATTTTAGTACTGGTGGAAATAAATATTCTTCGTGGTTTGAAATAGGAGAAAATAAAATAAAAATGTTATTTTCTTTGTTAAATATAAGTTATGATGGTTATTGTGATTCATTAGTATCATTATTACAATCAACTTTAAGAAATAATATAATGTTGATTGATGTTGAATTTATCTTAGGATCTGTTTATACAGGTGAAGGTTACAAGAATGGTATTTTTATGATTGATTTTGATAAAGTTAAAGTTACAGAAGAAGATGTAACATTGCCTGAAATAGATTTTGTATTAAAACAGGATATGTTTCCAGATATGGTAATTAATAAAATAAAACAACAACATCAGCTTGCTGGTAAAAAAAGAAAATCTAAAAAGAAAAAATCTAAAAAAAGAAAATCTAAAACCCGTAATAAAAAAGGTAAAAAAATATAAATATTAATTGTACGCATCTACGCTTTCACTATCACTTTCATCGCTATCACTATCTTCAGTGTCCTTCGTCATATTTTTCTTCTGTATCCTATTTATTATTTTATTAAAGAATAGTGGTATAAATAATAATTATTAATTATTCCTATAATGATTAATAATCCTCTTTTTTATTGTAAAAACAAAGATAATTATCCACCTTTTAAAAATGGAGTCTATATGGAAGAATATTTTTTAAATTATGTCACCAATAATAATATTCAAACAAAAAGAAAATATATACCTGCCCTTTGGACTAATTTTCAAATAGAACATTGGTTCACTAGTAAACGAAATGAACTGCAATTAGCACTTGATGATTGGGTTAGACGAAATCCATCCGAACATGGATATTTTACTATTACACAATATGATGATGGACCTTTATTAAAATTACCTGACAATACTCTGAAGTTCGGTGCTTGTTCAGGAGATGTTCCATTACCTTTAATCTACCAAGATGTAAACAATACGTTAGAATCTATTTCTAAAAAAACGTTTCATGAAAAACCTATACTATGTTCATTTGTTGGAAATATTACATCTAATAATGTATCGCCAAATGTTAGACAAGTTATGTTTTCACATTTAACTGGAAAATCCAATTTTAAAATGATTAATTCAGGTGGATGGACACCCATTGTAAATCAAAATTTGCAACAACTATTTATTGAAACAACCATAAATTCTAAATTTGCATTAGCACCAAGAGGTTATGGACGATCTTCATTTCGTTTCTTTGAATGTTTTCAATTAGGAACAATACCTATTTATATTTGGAATGACATTAACTGGTTACCATTTCAAGATGTTATTGATTATGAAAAATTATGTATCGTTATTCACGTTTCAGAAATTCAAAAACTAAATGAAATGCTTTTATCTATTGATGAAACAAAATACAATAATATGTTTACATATTATCATACAGTTAAGTATTTATTTCAACTGGATGGTATGACCAAGCATGTTGTACAAATTATTTAAGTAATTACGTCAAGTATTATCAAAAAATATTTTACGTGTATCAAAGTTTAATATATTCTTTTTAAAACTCTTATCTAAATGCAATCCTATTGCATGGTCTTCTATTATATGTTCGCTAATTTGATCCTTCTTATCTAACAAACTCACAATCGCTTTGTCTGAAAGAAAATAGAAACGACCATTACAATACATACATTTCTTTAATAAAAGGTCTCTTGGTAAACAATCATGAACTGTGTAATAACTGCTTATATGATCGTCCACTTTAACAACAAAACCGCCATAATTATGGTGTGGATTTTTTAATAGATATCTTGGAAAATGTTTGAAGAAGTCGTCTTGGATTAGCACTTGGTCATCGTCTGTTTTCATAATGTATTTGTACGTAATAGATGTATTTACAGCATTAAATGCATATATAACTTTTGATGGTAACGAATTGTAATCGTCTTTGGTATTTACGTATAATATATTTTGTGTATGATCAAAAAGGAAATCTTGCTCTGTTTCTTTGCATTTTTCCATATCCCCGATAACGTGGAAATACAGAATGTTTTGCGGAAGTTTTTTCAACCAAGTATCTTTTTGCTGTATTGCCTTCTCACGGTATTTGTAACAATTAAGTATTAATAAAACGAAATCAGTATTCATTTATAATGTATTACTGCATATAATTTTATATTGAATTTAGGAAACAATATAAAAAATGTTTATTATTCAAAATATTATGAATAATATTGTGAAGGGATTTTACATAAATCTTGATAAACGGCCGGATAGAAAACATCATTTTGAAAATATTAAAAGTAAACATTTGTTTTTTAAGGGTGTTGAGCGTTTTTCTGGAATTGAAAACCCGAATGGATATCTGGGATGTTGTAATTCTCATATTGAAGCAATTAAAAAGTGTAAAGAACTGGATGGAGACGTGTTTATGATTTGCGAAGACGACTTGATTATAATTAATGAGGAAAACTTTAATGGTATGGTAAATACGATAGATTTAAGTGCAGATTGGGATGTATTCACATTAACACCCAGAGGAGATAATATGCCAAATGAAGATTTACCGAATGGATACATTAGAATAAAAAACAATCAAACTGCGACGGCTTATTTATTTAAGAAACATATGATAGATATACTGGTTGATACATTGCAAGAAGGTCTTGATCAAATGAAAAATGGGGGACATCCTGACCAATACATGAATGATCAGATTTGGAAAAGATTACAAACGACATATAAATTTTATTATTATAAAGATGTTTTTGCAGGACAATTAGTGGGGTTTTCAGATATAGAGAAACGATTTGTGAATTACAACGATAGATTTATGAAACAATAAAATAGAAAAAATAAAAAATTATATATGGATACTATATATTTTATGGAAATAAATGCAAATCAAAAAATATTAGGCGTTCAAGAAGGAGCTTTAGTAGGACAAAATGAACGGGTGGATGAATTAAATACAAGAATGATAGATAGACAATTCCCAGATAGTGCTTTAAAACCCAACATTAATACAAGAGCAATTCAAACCAAACAAAGTAGATTTTCGGTATTGGACCATCATCCTGTTTCTGAAATAAAAGCAAACGAGTTTCCGGAATACACATTGTCTAATTTTAATCCAGGTAGTGACAGAGCTCCTGTTTCAGGATATTTTAGTAAAGTTGATCTTGAAAATGAATTACGTAATCAGAAATTTGCAAAGCAACATGGTGCTTCACAAGGAGTTTATATTCCATCAAGTAACAGTGATTTATATAAAACCCATGTTATTTCAACGCCATCTGTTCAACCGCATCCGCTGCTTTTTAAAAAACCATCTATAGATTCAACCACACAAATAAATGCTATAGAATCAAAATTAGGAAAGGATAAGTTGTTTAATCATACACGTACACAATTAAGAAATTTGTAAAATATTAATAATATTTATACACCTTTATAATAGAGATGTATAAATTGCTTTTTAAGAAGGTGAAATCATTAATTCCCAAAATTTCAGAAACGGAACTAATTGCTTTAAGAAGTGGTAATACACATCTGGATAGACAAATAATGAAAGGAAAGGTAAGACTACCTGAAAAACCAACCATTTTTAATAAATTCCCCGAAAGTGAGGTTCAAAAACTGATTACAACGTTTGATCATTCTGTTATTTATCCAAATACGAACAATAACTATTGGGTAAATTATTTAGCAAAACATAAATTTTTTAGTTTTCTCATTGGAAAAGAATATGGTGGATATAAATTAAGCAACAATGAACTTTCCAATATTCTTACTAAAATAGCGAGTGTTGATCCAGCATTAGGCGTTGTTACAATGGTACCAAATTCTCTTGGTCCAGGAGAACTTATTACAAAATATGGTACAAATTCACAAAAAGATAACTATTTGCCCAAATTAGCAAATGGTGAATATATTCCATGTTTTGGACTAACTGGACCTTATAATGGTTCTGACGCAACTGGACAGATTGATAAAGGTAATGTTATTTTTCAAAATGGAAAAAAAGAAATTGATTTAACAATCAATAAAAGGTATATTACTCTTGCCCCAGTAGCCAATCTTATTGGTGTTGCATTTTATCTGGAGGACTCGTTTGAACTTTTAGATCAAGGAAAACCTGGAATAACAGTTGCATTAATAGAAAATACAGATTCTAATTTAAAACAACTCAGTTATCATAATCCGTTAAATGCAGGGTTTCCAAATGGTACGTTAAAGGGGAAATTAATTATTCCTGTTGAAAATATTATTGGAGGGGAAAAAAATGCAGGGGAAGGATGGAAAATGTTAATGGAATGTTTAGCTGCTGGTCGTGGAATTTCACTGCCTGCAACTGCAAACGCAAGCAGTAAAGTTGCTACTTTTGGTGTTTATCATTACATAAATGTCAGACAACAATTTAAACTGTATTTATCAGAAATGGAGGCGATTCAAGAGAAATTTGTAAATATGCTTTTTCATACTTGGATTATTCAGTCTTCTGTCAGTTTAACAAATGATATATTAGACAGTGGATATACACCCGCAGTAATAAGTGCAATTATGAAACAACAAACTACGGAAAGAGGAAGAATTGTTTTGAATGAAGGAATGGATATTCATGCAGGATCGGCAATATGTGTTGGGTATAATAATTTCATGGAAAAATTTTATAAAGCTGCACCTATCGGTATTACAGTAGAAGGTTCAAATACATTAACAAGAAGTTTAATTATTTTTGGACAAGGTCTTAATAAAAGTCATCCATATATTTATTCCATTTTGGAATCTATTTTAAACAATGACATTGACGATTTTAAAACAAACTTTAACAAGATGTTTGTTAATGTCACAAATCTCCATATACAATCCTTCTTTACTTTTGAAAACACTTTAGAGAACCAAATCATAAACTTCGCAACATTGACTAATTTTGTAGCACTAAAGGGAGGTCTTATTAAAAAAGAACAAATGTTATCTGGAGATATGGCTGATATTTTTAGTAATATTTATTTAGCTTTAGCAGTAGAATATTATGAAAAGGAAAATAAAATAAGTAAAAAATTAAAAACTTACATCATAAAACGACTACTTATTGAGAACCAGATCACAATAAACAGAGTTATAGACAATTTAGGTCTTGAAAAAGTGTTTCTTATTCATTTGATAAGAAAACCGGAAAAAATACAATACAAAGACACAAGGGACATTTTCAATGAGATTATGGAAAATCCGAAAATTATAAATGAAATTAAAAAGAATATTCATACAAGCAACACTATTTTGGAGGACTTGGAGAACATTAATCAAAAAGACCTGGAAAAGACAGATCCATCACGATTTAATGAATTAAAAGAGAAAATAATTAATGTGGATGAATATATAATATAAAAAATATATATACCACATGTTATTAACAATATTAACTACTAAAAATCCGAATTTAATATATTTTAAATGGTTACTTATTTTGGCTATTATTATGAGTGTCTTTTTAATTTACAAAATATTTTATATCACACCATACAATACATATGAAGGCTTCACACAAAAAGAACCCTTTATAATAAAAAACAATGAAGATGCATACGATACCTTTTATCTTCAATTATACGAAACCTTACATGATGTCTTTCAAAGACAAGATAATGAATTAAAACATATAATACAAACAACCAATCCGTGCAATAAAAACAGTACTATATTAGATGTAGGAAGTGGCACTGGTCATGCAGTTTCTCTATTACAAGAAGAAGGCTATAACGTGTTTGGAATAGATAAATCACAAAAAATGTGTGAATATGCAATAAATTATAACGAAAATATTGAAGTTCTCAATGATGATGTTTTAAAACCTATGGTATTTGAAAAAAATTCTTTCACTCATATCTTATGTACTTATTTTACCATCTATCATTTTGAAGACAAGAGACTGTTTTTTAGAAATTGCTATTTTTGGATGAAACCCGGAGGGTATCTTGTGGTTCATCTTGTTGATAAGAATAAATTTTCTAATATTATTCCACATCATTTAGCAAGGTCTTGGAGAACCCATCCAGAATACAACCATATTTCTCTAAAAACAAAGGCTATTTTTAATGATTTTGAATATACAGGTTGTTTTGCAATGTATGAAAATAGTGCAGGAACAACTTTTACAGAGACCATGACGGATTTAGAAACTAAACACATAAGACAAAATGAATTTGATCTATATATAGAAGATATGGAAACAATATGTGAATGTGCTAAGCAATGTGGTTTTATTTTTCATGCCAAAACTGATATGAAACAAATGAATAATGATGAGAATCAATATTTGTATTATTTTGAAAGGCCGTTATAATTTACAATTATATATCAGAAAATATATTATGATTGAATATATTTTCACTTTTATTATTTTTATTTTCCTATTCTTTTTTGCATATATTAAACTAAAATATCCATTTTGGAGCTGTCAACCGATGTTCCACGATTATGATGTTTTACGGAGATTATGTAGTGTACCTTTTGTTATTAATAAGTATGGTTTTTCAAAAAACAAATACTGTAATGTAGATAAAGTTAAAACAAACGAATACATAGATTGTAAAGAAGAAAATAAAAATATTGCCACTGACTTGGTGCAGTCATATTATTTAAATACTGATCAAATATTACATACAATACAAAGGTCCGACATTGACAGTCTTATGTCTGGATCTTCCAATCGTTCATTTATGTCTATTTTCTTTGAAAAAGAGTTGAAATGTGATACAGGTTCTCTAATACAAGAAATAAAAACACCAAGTGGAATTGTTTTTTCAAGACCCTTATCTTTTTGGTATACAGAATCTACATCGGACACAAATTATATTGAAAATAGATTGTATTTAATAGATTATTTATGTGTACATCGTGGGAAGGAACAAAAACAAGTGTATAGAGAACTTTTACAAACACATCTATATAATCAACAAAATATAAACAAAAATGTGAATATTAGTTTAATAAAAAAGGAGATTGCGTTATTTGAAGGAGTTGTACCGTTTGTGAGTTATCATACATATACTTTTAAACTAAGAAATCATAACATTATGCCGTTGCCTCCACATTATTACATTATTGAGTTGGAAAAGGAGAACTTTGATGTATTGGTTGATTTTTTATACACAAATAAGGACTATTGTTATAAAACAAAATTATATGATGTATTGATCTTTCCAGATATCGGAAATATTCAACAAATGGTTGCATGTGGATTGTTGAAGATTTTTTGTTTACGAAATCGTCAAAATATATATGGGTTTTATTTTTTTAAAGACGCGAAAATGTACTACGAAGAAATAGAAGGCAATACATTACACTTTATTGGAAGTATAATGAATTGTTTAATACCAACATTGTTTTATAATGGCTTCTTAAACAGTTTAAAAAAAATATTAAAAAAAGACTCATCTTTTATGATGCTTTTATTTGAAGATATTGGACATAATTGTATATTGTATGAATTCTGGAAAAATAATTATTTGCCGGTTTTTACAAACAAAACCGCTTATTATTTACATAACTTTATACACCCCAAAAGCCCATTAGACAAAAAACGAGTATTTGTTTTGTTATAACTGTTCGTCTTATGAAGTAACACAATTACAGGCATTAGTGCGTTCTACTGCTTTTGCTTCTTCTAATTCGCATGTTATAAATCTTTCTAAAGTGCATTTATTTTTGTTTTCAATATAACCAATCTTGTTAGCCTCTATATGGTTTTGATATTCATTAACAGCTCCTATAAAGTGACTACCGGGTGCTAGGGATTGTTCTACACCAGTATCAAATTTTGGTAGATGTCGTTTTATGTTAGTTAGTAATCTATTAAAATAATCTATATCGTCAGCAACATCGTAATCAACTGTTCGCATTATACTTGCGGTTGATGTATCACCTTCTTTTATAAGTTTTATATATTCACCAATATGTGTTGACTCACTATAAATTCTGTTTAAATCTATAAACGTATCGTTAATACTATCACGTTCAACGTATTCTATATCACTTACATTCACATCATCAATACTAGACTGATCTGATTTGTCTTTATTCAATTTGTCTTCATCCAACAAAACTTTCCTATTATATTTATCTACAGCACGTTTAATGATATTGACTAAATCTTTATTTCCTCCTTTATATAAGCGATTTTTTGGTTTGTTTTTTTTGGATGTTTTAGATTTTTTAGAATTTTTAGAATGTCTCTTTGTATTACGTATACCGATGCGTTTACCAGTACGTTTTTTAGATGCAGGTTTTGTATGTTTATTTTTTTTAGAAATGGTTGTTGTCATATAATGTAAGAAAATATTTTATTGAATTAATAAAATATTGTGTTTAACGAACATATTTACCGGATTTGGAGAAGGAGTCAACAATAAAGATAATGAATACTCCAAGGAAGGTGTAGAGTATAAATTCTTCAGTTACATTATCGGTTTTTTCATGTTGTTGGGCTTCAAGAAGATGTACCATATAGTTGATTCTTTCCATCATTTTAGAGTTTTTGTCCGAGTTATCGTTTTCTCCAATTCCCATGTAAGTGTAATATGGTTTTTTAACAGGAGGATGATAAATTTCTTTATAATTGCTGAGTTTCCCTAAATTGGAATCGTCGGCATTATAATCAGTACTTTGTGTTTTATATTTATTGGAAGCTTCAGAATATGTGGAAACACTGGGATTGTAGTCCTTTGAATATTCAACACTCTGCATATCTCGTTTGGTTTGTATTTTAGGGGGTTGAAGAGGTACAAAATCAACAAGGCCACCGATATCATCCTTAGTTGCTGTAGACATTTGATTTAAAAGATCGTTCACTCTGGAATTTCTTTCTTCGTTAATATTTTTCATTTCTTCCATTTCGCTTTCTTCGTTGGCAAGGGAAAAAGAGTGTGTTCTGTTTTCATCAATATCTTCTTCTTCTTCTGTTTTCTTTTTTTTAATAGTTTTTCTCATGGTGGGTACTCTTTTCTTTGGTTTTTCTTCATTTGTCCAAATAGATGCGGTGGTAATTAATGACATAAATTATTCTTATTTAAAAAATAGAGATATTTTATTTTTATATTAATAATCAAAAATATTGATAAAAAAATAATATGATATTACATAAATGAATAAAATTTTATCGCAATTTATTCCAATCATAATTTTGTTTTTGCTTTTATCTTATAGTAAAGATTTTATAGATTTTTCAAACACTGTTTTAGGTAAATTGTGTGCATTGTTGATAATTATATATTATACCATTTTAGACAAAACATTGGGTTTACTGGTATGTTCCTTGATGATATTGTACTATCAAAGCGAAATAGTAGAAAATGTGCTAAATATGGATGAAATTATGAAAAATATGTTTGTAAAAGAAGAAGACACTAAAATAGAAGGTATGGAAAACAGAATGCCTAAAAAGAATAAAGTAACAGAAGGAATGTCTGATATAGATAATGTGTATGTGTATGACAATTTAGTAGATAAGTCTCTTTTGGATTTTAAACAAACATTCAAAAAGGATAACTGTATTGAAGGGCAATTGAAATATAAGAATATGAATGTTAAGGATGAGATCGTTGATCATATTTTCCCAGAAATAGAGTATGCAGAAGATAAATGTAATCCTTGTGCAGATTCATGCAAATATTCCATTGTTGAAAATAAATTATTAAAGGAAAAAGAGATGATTCCTAAATTTTCCAAGGATGAAAAAATGTAATGATACTGTATATGAAAGGGCAAATGTCAGAAGTATTTTCATTTTTAAATGAAAACATAAGAAGAATAAATGACAGTAAAATATTTGCTGGATTGATGATCATTACTTTAAATATAGCTTCTCGGTTTGTAACTATAAAATTAAGTAAAAGTATGGAATCGTATTTGAAATATACATTTAGTAAATACTTATTGGTTTTTACTATTGCGTGGATGGGGACACGTGATGTGTATATTGCTTTATCTATTGTATTTATTTTTGTAATAATTGTGGATTATTTATTAGATGATGACAGTATGTTTTGTATATTACCAGAGGAATTTAAGACATATCACCATGAATTATTAGAAAACGATGGGAACAACAAAGATGTCAGCGAAGAAGATATAAAAAAGGCCGAGAAAGTTTTAGAAAAAGCTAAAAAACAAAATAAAAGTGCTAATGTTGATAGTTATTCTTTTAAATAATATTATATAGAAAAAATTATCTATATAATATAACTAACACAAATTATGTCTGTTAATTTTACCATATATGAATTATATATCAAAATAAAAACCAATGTCAAGGATTTAGTTGATTTTAAAAGATCCATGTTGAAAATACCAAGTCAAGAGGACGATGAAAGCGTTATTACGTTAAACTATAGTGATAACCCATTTTTCACACATGATTACAAGTATCCTTTAAATAAATTAAAAAGTATTCTTAATTATAAACAACTTATAAATATATTTTTCAATGAAAACGAATTTATCAAATATATACGTGAATATGGAGAACCAGCTAACGCTTCTTCAGTAGTTGATGATGATAACACTTTTAATTACAATAGCACACTTTATAAAAACGAGATTATGAATGAAAATATTATAACCATGTTAGAAGTATTATTTCCTACATCAGTTGATGTTGTTAATAATCTACATACATCGTATCAATATATAAAAGGACAATTTTCAAATAAACCTCTGAATATATTTAACTTTAAACCAAAACAATATATTGCCATGAATGTAGACGGAAAGGATAGGTTAATAGATAAAGTTATATTGTATAACGATGTAGTAAATCACCCTTTATATAATAATGCAATTAGAGAAACCAGAAACTTCTTAAACAGGTATGAAAAAGAAAATAATCAATTATACGAAAATACCATACTACGAACCAGACCACGAAAACAGACAAAGCCTGCTAAAAATGAGACAAAGCCTGCTAAAAATGAAAATCTTGTAACCAATTATAGATTAAATACATTGACAAAATTGAAATACCCGAATTATAATGTTAATAATTATTATTTTCAAGAATTAATTAATGCAGCGGCTAATACAGAGAACGAGAGAAAGGATACGGTAAAAAAAGAATTTCACAAATTGGATGATATTTTTAATAAAGAGATAGAAAATACGGATAATAGAAAGGAGTTATTTTATAGGTTCATTAGATATTTATCTGATCGTTATATATTTTCAGAATATATTCCGGAAGTCCCTTTTTATGAAAAGATGATAAAAGGATGTATTTGCGATATAGATTTACAAGGATCAAACTTAAGAAAGGAAATATATATATCTGTTAAGTTACATGACGATAAGATTAATGAATCTAATATTAATAGTCAAAAATGCGATTATTATAACAATACATTAGGTGATATGTTTGAAAGGGGATTTCGGCAAAAGTATCTTCTGGACGAACCAGTGGTTACACAATCTTCTAGTAGTAATCCATTAAATAATAGAGCTACTAATAGTAATAAATCAAAATCCAATTCAAATGGACTGTCCAAACAAGATATTGCACTTATCACGTCAAAAATACAATCAAGCGAGAGACTAAAAGAATTTACAGTAGAAAATGTAAATACAGGGTCTGACTATAAATTTGACACAAAAAGAAAAAACAACCTTGAAAATGATCCGCGTAAGAATGCATTAAATTATTTTATATCGGAACAACAAAACTTGTATAAGATGTATAATGAGTCATTAAATAGATTACCAGGAGTTGATTTCCAGCCAGATAAAGATAAACTAGTTGCAAATATTGCAAATAATAAATTGTTACCTAACGATATACAAGTGAATTTAGTTGACTTATTCGCAGAGGTATTACGATTATGGATGAAAATAATTGATAACAATGATAATTTGCAGGCTCCTGTACTGAAAAAAGACATAAATAATTATAATAAGAAATGGTTTAACTTAATTAGGGAATTAGATACAATTATATCTACATATGAGATAGAATATAATAGATTGCAACTTGAGAATGTTTCTGACAAGGATCCACTGCTATACAATAATAAATATATTATACGAGTATCAGCTTTTTATAAACATTTTTTTAAACATATTATAGACGGAACAATAAATCGGGCGCCAAAATCGCCAAAACCGCCAAAATCTATTAAAAAAAAACCTGTTAAATCTAATAATAATACAAAAAAAAATATCTCAGGTGGGAAAAGAATTGTAAAACGAACGAAAAAAAATAAAATTAAATGAGCTATATATCTTTATTGCAATAGAATATAGGTATTAATCTTTTTCATCATTTCACGTACTTAAATAATTATAATCAATTCATTATAATTATATAAAACTATGTTTATTCTTATTTATCAAAAACTGCAGTTCCTGCCACTAATTTACCAATACGATCACCTACCTCTTCATCTGTATCAATCGCATAAATAACTCCATTCTGTTCATTTGTTGTATAATAAGACAGACCATTTATTTCTATTTCAAACACTTCTTCTTCCTCCTCCTCTTCCTCTTCTTCTTCCTCATCAACAAGTTCTTCCTCATCTTCTTCTTCTTCTTCCTCTTCTTCTTCTTCAACGAATTCTTCCTCCTCCTCCTCTTCCTCCTCATCTTCTTCTTCAACGAGTTCTTCCTCCTCCTCCTCTTCCTCATCTTCTTCTTCAACGAATTCTTCCTCTTCCTCTTCTTCAATAATTTCTTGTTTTATATCTTTTTCGCCTACAATATGATCATCAAATCTTTTCTCAATATCTTTTTTAATTTGCGTGTAATCCCAATCAGACTTGTCAAAAGAATATGTTATATTTTCATCATCATCATCATGAAACCCACAACAGTCTTCGTTTGTTAAATCAATTAAATTACTATTAAATTCACCTTTACAACATGTACCAGAAGGGTTATCGTGACTATGAGTAACACAACATCCTTTCTCTTCTTTTATAATATTAACTTCACCTTTACAACATGTACCAGAAGGTTTATCGTGACTATGAGTAACACAACATCCTTTCTCTTCTTTTATTGGAAGAATTGTAATAATCTTGCGCAAAGACTCATTTTCGGCTTTTAGTTGTTTATTTTCTTCAACCAGCTTTTTCACCAAAGGTAATTCTAATAACGCTTTGTAATTTTTCTTATAAGATTTCTTCATATTTTGATTGCCAAATATATCTATTTTTAGAATCAATTTTTTATATCATTTCAAGTATTTGAAAATTCTATTTTGTGCCAATTATCATAAAACATGTCTTTTGTGTTATAAGAAGCAAGCTTTACACCAAACCAAATATAAGGATAGCATACTATTCTATTTTCAGTATTATTAAAAAATCCTCCCCATAAACTAAAAGAACTGTTTGCAATAATATTCGCATTACATAACGACATTATTAACATTTGTTTGTAATCTACAATACTATCATCGGCTTTTGTAAACAATATGAAAGGAAATAGAATTTTGATTTGATCTATCATTTTGTTTACAAAAGCCGTTTCTTGTTCTTCACAAAAATAAATAATTTGTAGATTATCCTTTTTACCTTTTAATAAAAATAAAATTTTATTGATTGCATGAATATAATAATTCACCCTTAAACATGGATGACAGTCTTCCTTTTTTCTATAATCTCCATAACGGAAATGCATACTAATATTGTAATACGATCCAAATAATTCAGAATACTTATCTTTTATTTCATTTTTTTGCGTATCCAACATTATCATTTTATTAATGTCTTCTAACTCATTTTGAAAATATTTGTAACTCTGAAAATAACCAAAAAATTTTAAAAATTTAACGTTTTCAAATGGAGGTATTGGATGATAATCAAACCCTGGTTCCTTTACGGTAATGAATTTATTTAAATACGGAACCACTGATGCATGATCGGGATTTTTAGTAGTATTCTTTTCAAGATTTTTTAAAAATGAATGCCAATAGGTAGGACGCGTAATTCCACTTTTCAATTCTAAAGAATGTTCAAAAATAACTTCAATATTGTGTTTTAGAGCATATGCAAGGGTAGCATATATTTGAAATAATTGATTTCCTAACCCACCCATTAAATGAATAGTAACGTATTTCATTTAATTTAAATATACTCAAAAAATATATTTAAATCATTTACACAAAACCAAAATTTTCCTTAATTATTTCATTTTTTGATGGACCCTTCACTTTTTCACTTTGTCTTTTTACTTTATAACCATTTGTTTTATTAGAAGCATTGCTTTGATACTTTGAATCATCCATATCATCATGCAATTCCGGCAACACGCGCGTTAACGGTTTCTCTAAAATCAATAACATATGTTCTGATTTCATTAATTTTCTATACTCTTGTATAGTAAGATTTCCATAAAATTTATCTAATAAATAATACGGGTTTGGTGCAGGTTTAATGTTTCTACTGTATTGAAACACCTTACCATAAATCTTGTTCAATAATTGATATCTTTCAAATTTTGTAGAATCATCAATATTTTCTTTCATTAAATATGCGACTGCACATTCTGGTCTACAAAAAGACCCGTACCCCGTTGTAGTTTCTTCATTTTCATTTTTCGGAATGTAACAACAAGGATTATCAAATTCATATGTACACCAAAAACAAGCCGATTTTTTGTCCGGATTGGAATCTTTGTACAATTGCAGTTTTAATGATTTCAACTTGTTGTTTACATCCTTTAAACACACCTCGTCTTCTTCATCTACAGGTTCGGTTATCTCAACGTCTTCCATAACTTCTTTGCATTTGATACATATATTTTTCGTTTCGTTTTTAGCTGCTGCATCATATGCATAATTTTGTTTCATTTTTTCATCAGTAAACTTTGAAAAAACAGTTTCCTCATTATTATATGCCAAAATATCCGGAGGCACAATAGGCTTATAACTTAATGGATCGCACAAAATATGATTTGAATCATTATTCTGTATATCAATATCACTCATTGAACATTTCAAATGTAAAATAATGTTTGTTTTTGATAAACTATCGTCGTTCAATAAAATCGGTTTATTTGTTAATTTGCCACCTTTTGGTTTTCTACCCCTTTTTTTAGGTACATGTGGCTCTACCGGCTTATCTTCTACCGCCTGTTGTTCAAGCTCCGACTTTTTTTTACGGCCTCTTTTCTTTTTAACCACAACCTCAGGATTATTATCCATATTATTAGAGATAGATCAAAAAAGTATTTATATTGTTTCATAAAATGTTTTCACGTAGTTGTTTTTAATAAATAACAGTTTCTACATAATGGCATGTAACTATCACTACTCCCAATCTGTATTTGATCTTTATTTTCGTTTATTCTATATGAAAAGATTGCATTCTCTTTACAAGCGGTTTTTTCAATACCAATTACGTTCATGCATTGGGAACGTAATTTTGTAACTTTATCGGAAATAGGGACAAGTTTTAATATATCTCCAAATGGTTGTCTCCTAAAATCGCCATCTAAACCAGCGATATAGACATGCTTATTTTTCTTTTCAACCAATTCTATTGTGGCTTCGTATAAATCCGGGAAAAACTGACCTTCATTGATTAAAATCAATTTTGAAGACGAAATTTCATCTGATTCTAATATATCATATAAATTTTCACAAAAGATGCACGGAACTTCCAACCGATCATGACTTGATAATTTCGTTTTACTATAACGTGTGTCTTGTTGATAATTAATTACAGCAATACTACATAAATTAAAATTATGGTACTTTTGTAAATTATACAACTCAATTAGCTTTGATGTTTTTCCAGAAAACATAGGACCAATTATCAATTCTAAATAGCCGTTCATCTTTTACTGTAAAAACATTTTATTCATTATATCAATTTTATAATAATAATATTAAAAAAAACAATTGTAAATATCTATGCAGAACAATAAAAATATCCCATGGGTTGAAAAATACCGACCCAATCATTTTGAAAAAATTGTATTAAGTGACATGAATAAAACAATATTTCAAAACATATTAAATAGTGAATATTTTCCGAATTTACTTTTTTATGGTCCACCGGGAACAGGGAAAACAACAACTATTATTAATTTGATAAATGAATACAATAAAAAGTATTCAAAAAACAGTAAAGGTTCTGTTATTCATTTGAATGCTTCGGATGAAAGAGGTATTGATATTATAAGAAACCAAATTCAACAGTTCGTCAAAACAAATAATTTTTTTGAAAATTCAATAAAGTTTGTTATTTTAGATGAAGTTGACTATATGACAAAAAATGCACAACAGGCATTGAAATATTTATTACAATTTTCAAATTACAATGTGAGATATTGTTTAATATGTAATTACATTAGTAAGATTGACGAATCGCTTAAAAACGAATTTATTTGTATTCGGTTTAATCAACTACCGAAGGAAGATATTTTTATATTTATAAAAGAAATTTGCGAGTCTGAAAAATTAAAGATGAGTGATAATGATATTCAAGAATTGTTAAATCTCTATAACTCCGATATACGAAGTATGATTAATTTTATTCAATTAAATCAAAAAAACAAAAAATGTATAGATTCTATTATTACAAACGAAGTGTGGGACCATTTACATAAATTACTTACAACAAATCAAAGCGAGAAAACAATTTTATCTTTTTTTACAAATAAAAGCATTCAATACAACACTGATAAAAAAAGTTTGATTAAAAAGTATATTTTGTATTTAATTGAAAACAATAAAATAGATATTTCAACGGCCTTTTTAAAAATATGCCAAAATATTATACATTTGCAGGATGGGGATATTCAAACCATTTTAAAATACATGATTAACCAGTTTAAAAAAATATTAGTACAAAAAATTGATTGAACAACCACTTAAAGAAAACATAATAATTATAAAATGGGTGATATAGACGATGAATGGGACAGTTACTTAAATGGCTCTGAATTACATTTTGACAAAGAAGATGTAGCAGAAACTGATTCTGTAATACCGGAATGTCAAGAGTTATATATTTCTACAACAACCAAAGTCCTGTATTTAAACTCTATGATTGATATATATAATATATTTTGGGAACTTCCTATCATTGATTATTTTAAACCGGAAGATGGTATTGTAAAAAAGCAAATGAAGATTGTTTCAAAGACTCCCGAAGAATATGAAATTTATCAAGAAAAGTTGAAGACCTTGAATTATTACAAAGAAAACATTATAAAACAAATACATAACCCGTCGGCACGTAGAATTAAATTCAAAGATGAAAGAAAAATAACAGTAGGTATTTCTAAAAAGGATATTATGAATTGTAGAGGTAAAGTAAAGAATGCTTTTTATAATTGTTTTGCAATCATTCTCCGGTTTTTAGATAATGAATCATACAAAGAAATTCATGTAAAAGTATTTAATACGGGGAAATTGGAGATTCCGGGTATTTTGAATATGGGTCTTCTTGAAAAAGTAAAGGTGTTTGTTCTTGAATATTTACAACCACATATAGAGAAACCTTTATCTTTTGTGGAAATAAGCAGTGAAGAGAACGTATTGATTAATTCAAATTTTAGATGTGGATTTTTCATAAACAGAGACAATTTGTATAGGATTTTGAAATCAGACAAGTATTGTTTAGAAACCTCTTACGATCCGAGTAGTTATCCCGGAATTAAATGTAAATATTATTTTAATAACCAAAACCCATTTGATAACAAGATTCAGCACGGGTTGATAGAGGAAAAAGATAGAAATATGAAGTTGTCCGAATTGGTTGATAATAAGAAGTATACAGAAATATCATTTATGATTTTTAGAACTGGAAGTTGTTTAATTGTTGGAAATTGTACCGAAAAGATACTAAGATTTGTGTATGATTTTATTAAAGAAATATTAAAAAACGAATTCTTGAATATTAAAACGGCATCTGATGATGTTCCGGTAAAAGAAAAAAAAGAAAAACAACGAAAAAAAAATATTTACGTATCTTGTGAATATTTTAATAATACAATCATGAAAGCATAATGGGTTGATATAACCAATTTAAAAGTCCTTTAATATCTTTATTTTTTAAATTTTCGTACATAATGTTTTTTTCAATGTAAAATTTTAACATATATTCGTTTTTTAATTCTTCATCAAGGACTCTATTTTTCTTGTTTTTTATTTGAAAATTTAAAAATTCATCTACTAAACTGGAATAGGTAGCATACTCAAGTTGTACTTTTTCTTGAATTAATTCTAAATAATAAATATCTTGTAAATACTCATAAGACAACATATATTTTTTTAAGTATAATTTACTTAATTGTAATCTTTCTTGAAATGTAATTGCTGGGTTGTTCCAGTAAAAAAAAATATTCACAATATTATGCAGGTTTGTAAGTAATTCGTAATATTCTTTACTGTTTAAATGTGTAATTTCTTCTTCAAATGTCATTATGTTTGTAATGGTATCAAATAGTTTTCCGTCATTACCACTTTGTATTTCAAATATTGTCTTTTTATAAATAAAAAGAACAGCATCAGTTTGGTTTAACGCATTTTGTAGGTTGGTTTTATGGATTTGTTCCATGTATTCAATATAATAAAAGTACGTTTTTTGTGCATAATAATATGCTTTTTCAATGTTTTTTGTTTTAATAAGTACATATTCAAAGACTCTATAAATGGAGTTTAACCCAATAAACATACAAGTAGAAATATCAATATCGGATACGTTTGTTAAAATTTTTTCTAATTGATTTAATAATTCTTCAATTACAATATAATATTTGTCTACAATGCGCGTTTTAATATTTTTCTCGTCCCACAATATGCGCTTTGTCATTATATACATTTAAATATATATAAATTTGTATAAAAATAATATAATTTATGTATTAACGTATTTAAAGTTATTTATTAAATTATTTTATAAATGGAAAATACTGAAAGCGCTGAAAATACTCAAAAATCGGATACTTCTGGATATAGATTGCCAGAAACAAAAACATTATTACATGCAAGTAAATTATCCATTATAGAGGACAAACCTATTATGCTTGATTATTGGACATATTCTCTTGAGAAAAAGGCATTAATTGGTGTTAAAGAGTCCCAAGAGAAATTATTAGTAAAAAGTGAAGATGAATATACAAGTCCTATTTCCAAGATATACAAGGTAGGTTCTGAATATATTATTATGACCGAAAATTCAATCTATATTGTTGATGTAGAGGTTCCAACAAAACGCATTAGTGCCTAAATAATATTTATTTCCAATAAATATTATAATTATAGTAATTCTTCTATTTGTTTTCTAACATTTTCTTCTAAAGTATTAGGGAATTCAATGTCAAAATGAATAATAAATTGTCCTTTTTTATTATCTTTTGTTAATCCCATATTTGGAATTACTTTTTTAAATCCTGGTTTAATCACCGTATAGTTATCTTTATTATTGATTGCAAATTTCTTACCATTTAAGTATGTAAATTCAACCAAAAATCCACATAAAGATTCTTTCAAACTTAGTTTTTTTTTCAATATAATATCTAATCCTTGTCTTATGAATTCTGTTTTGTTTTCTACATTTACCTTGAGTTTGACATCACTTATCATTGTATTTAATACGTTTCCTTTGCTATGTAAAGTTAAAACATCATTATTATCAACCCCCGTAGGAATATTCACATACAACGTTTCATTTTCTCTCTTTACTTCATCATCCTTTTCTATGGTTCTTTCCACTTCTACTTCTACTACACATCCATTAAACACTTGTTCTAATGTAATAAAAATTTGTTTATTGATTATTTCGGGCCTTTTAATTGTTTGGAAATTAGAATTGAATTGAAAATTAGCCGGTCTACCATTGTGAAAAACCCGAATTTGAGGTCCTCCATTCATATTTATACCCATTCCCGGTTGCATACCTGTTTGCATACCTGGTGGCATACTGCCGGCAAACATCATATTAAATAAATTATTAATGTCTTGAAACTCATTACCGCCAGGCATATTCATATTTCCACCCCCTCCAAATTTTCTTTGGTGATCGTATTTATTTTTATTTTCTTTGTCGCCCAATATAGAATAGGCCTCATTTATTAGATTCATTTTTTCTTTTGCATCTTCTGATGGATTTCTATCAGGATGATATTGTAAAGACAAGGATCTGTAAGCTTTTTTTATTTCTACTTCAGATGCACTTTCGGATATCCCTAATACAACATAAAAATCAACGTCCATCATATATTCTTATAAATATAAGTTTTTATAATATTTTTCGCAAATCTTATTTAAATATTATTTTATATATCTTATAATGAATAACAAATCCACATTTATTACTAAATATAAACCGAATTATATTAATGAATTTACAAACAATAGTGAATTTATTGAACTTATTGAAAAATTAAATGAATTAGACAATATGAATATATTGTTTGTTGGTAATAGTAATTCTGGAAAAACTACATTACTAAACTGTATCGCCAGAAGTTATTATGGCTTATCAACCACCGAAAGAATACCCGAAAACAATACTTTACACATTAACACCCTTAAAGAACAAGGCATTCAATACTTCAGAAATGAAATGAAAACATTCTGTCAATCCAAAAGTGCAATTTACGGCAAAAAGAAATTAGTGTTAATTGATGATATAGATACCATTAATGAACAAAGTCAACAAGTATTCCGAAATTACATTGATAAATACAATAAAAACATTTTTTTCATTTCTACATGTAATAATATTCAAAAAGTTATTGAAAGTTTACAATCCAGACTCCATATTGCATCCATACCCAAACATACCAATATATATATGATGTCTATAATGAAAAAAATTATTCAAAATGAAAACATTGAACTCAATGATGAAGTTCAAGATTATTTAATTGAAATCGCCAACGGTTCATTACGCAAGTTAATTAATTACATTGAAAAATGTTATCTTTACAAGGATTCAAATACACTGAAATTAGAAACTGTAAAAATATTGTGTTCGTCCATCTCTTTTTCACACTTTGATAAATTTTATCATTATTTAGAGCAAAAATATCTTGCGAGTGCTATAAAAACATTATTTAATATATATGATTATGGTTATTCCGTGATTGATATATTGGATTATCTTTTCTACTACACAAAACATAGTAATTTAATTGAAGAAAACACTAAATATGAAGTCATCATTTTGTTATGTAAATATATTACTATTTTTCATAATATTCATGAAGATCCAATTGAACTTGCTTTTATTGCAAACAATATTTATGAAAAAATACATAAATAATAATAAATTATAAATAAGTTAAATATATGTTTTATCATTCATATAATTATGAATTTTAGTTTAAATGCGCAAAGTAGATCAAGAAGAAGGAGTGTACAACAAAAACAAATACAGAAACGAATAGAAGAAAGCAAACCTTTTTTACAAATAACAAACGGAGTTCAACTTAACCATACACTTGCCGGGTTTTTTTCTTGTTCAAACATAAGACTACGGGCAATCATAGATTATGTAAATAATAAAAGTGAATTGCCACAGATTGTAGATAGTTCACGTCAATACAAATGGTATAAAAATAATGAAGGCGATATAACTTTTCAATATTTTAAACATTATAATGAAGTACAAACAATCATAGACATTTACAAAACACCAATTCAAATTAGTTTTGATAATAAGGAAGATCAGTTTTCAGACTATAGATTGTTGAATTATGATATACTCACTCAATACATGCAAAAATATTTTTCACCGTCCATTGAGATTGAAAATATAGGTAAACGCATAGAAAATAAATACAATATTGATTACAATAATACGGTTGTTGTTTTTTACAGGGGATTGGACAAGTCTCAAGAAACAAAGGTGGTTTCATATGAATCCTACTTAGAACAAGTAAATAATATATTAATTTATGAGCCACATTTAAAGGTTCTTATCCAGAGCGACGAAAGCGAATTTTTAGAATACATGGAGTCAGCATTACAAGATAAGTGTTTTTATTTAAAAGATGAAATACAACACACAACAAAATCAGATGTTGTAATTCCTTTGGTAATGAAAGAAAACAAAGATGTATTTAGTAAAAACTTTTTAGCTATTATTATTCTTATGTCAAGGTGTAAGTATATAGTCTGTGGTTCGGGTAATTGTTCTTTATGGATAATGTACTATAGAGGGAATGCAAATAATGTATATCAACAATTACAAGAAGACTGGCTTGTGCACGAATATAAAGAAAATATTACGTATTGTAAAGACGAACTCATGCCGGAAGGAGTTTTTGTGTAAATGTATTTAGGAACTTTAAAACTTTAAAACATTATATTCATAATATTAAAAAATAAATAATAAATATAACCAATGTCTTCTCAAATTTTTAAATCAAATGTTCCAAATACCTTATTGTTTGATTTATTGGAAAAAATATGCCTAAAAACCGATAAATATTACTTAATTGATACAAATGCCTTTAAAAAGATGATTTTTCATGAATATCATAAAGAATTTCTACTTGTTCTCAGAGAATATTATCATGTAGGAAAGTATTTCTATTTAAACAGGGAAATGACTTATAAATCATTTACAAATATAATAAGACAAATATGCAAAAACAACTCTGTTATGTTTACATCAAAAATGAAATACAATGAATCAAAATACAATATAGTTTATTTTGTGTATTTTTAATTTTTAATTTTTTTAAAATCTACTAAAATACTATATTAAAGCAATGTTTAAATCTAAATATTTACCAGGATTTTTAATTACATTAGGAGTAATTGGTATTGTTGCCAGTTCATCTAATTTTTTGAAAAAAAAATATGAAACCAACGATAATTATGATTTAATTAAAGATTATTTATTAAACGACTCGCCGTTATATGGACAAAATCGTCCCAAATTATGGATTCATTCTAAATATGATATGAACGCGCGCAAATGGAAAAACTTTTATTCAAGAAACAGCACGAATTTAAATCAAGATTACTTGCATCTTACCATTAAAACAATTATTAACCATTGTGGAGATGATTTTAATATTTGTCTTATTGATGATCAATCTTTTTCCAAATTAATACCGGGCTGGGATATTGATCTAAGTAATGTGGCAAATCCTGTCAAACATTATTATAGAAATTTAGCAATGACTCAATTGATATATACGTATGGAGGTATGGTTGTACCAAATTCATTTATTTGTTTAAAGAATTTGAAGCCATTTTACGAAGAGTGTATACATAACAAAAAGCCGTTTGTAACACAAGTGATTAACCGTACATCTAATTTGCAAAGAGAAAACCTTGGATCTTATTTCATTCCTGGCATTGATTTTATTGGTGCAGAAAAAAATGATCCCACAATTTTAGAATTGGGAGAATATTTAAAAAAATTAAACATTGATGGACATATTTCTAAAGAGGATAAATTTTTAGGATTGATTAACCATAAATGCATTGAATTTGCTTCACAAGATAGATTAAATGTTATTGATGGTAAAACAATTGGTGTAAAGAGTAATAGAAACAGACCTATCTTGTTAGACGATTTATGCGAAGAAGCATATATTGATTTAGATAATTCAGCATACGGAATTTATATACCAGCCGATGAAGTTCTTTCGCGTACAAAGTATCAATGGTTGGCAAACATCTCTTCTGAAGCATTGTTAAATTCCAAAATAATCATTGCAAAATATTTGAAAGCGTCTATTATGGATACCACAGACGAATATTATAAAAATAAAAAAGAAAAATGCGTTGTAACAATATAAAAACGTAATATGACTTACATTATATTACATTTATGGATTCTAAAAGCAAATACGAAGACGAAAAAAACGTACTCATAGATTCAATCTCCCAATTATATGACACTTATAAAGATGATGAATATATGAATCAAAAACTACAAATTTATATTTGTAACCAACTTCCGACTATATTTCAAAATATGAAATCAGAAAAACTAAAAAGAGAAATACGTATGAAAGAAATGACAAATGAACAAGATTCCTTTATACAATCCTTTTTAGCAAACAATCAATATTTTTATGCTGCAAATACAAATAACTTTTTTATATACGACGGCTTACATTATCAGTTGTATGGAGAAGACGATATTTTATATCATGTTTTGTCAAGTATAAGTAAAGACAAACAACTGGTATCTTGGAAACATAAAACCAAGATAAATGTTATGCAAAGAATCAAAAAAAACAATTTATTGCATTCTATTCCGGATTCTTCTACCATACAACATGTTTTAGAATCTCTTACAAAAAATATATTCCATAATAGAGAACTTGTAAAGTATTTTCTCTGTATTTTGGGCGATAATCTATTAAAAAAGGAAAACCACTTGATTCATTTTATACATGTTCGTGCAAAGAATTTCTTAACCAATCTAAATAACATTTCCAATCTAATAGTTGGATTAAATTTATCACAAACATTCAGACATAAACACTATGAACACGATTTCATGAATTTTCGTATTGTTCAAGTTGAGAACAATATCAAATGGGAGTTTAATTGGAACGAAATATTGAAATTACAAGCCATTGATATTATATGTGTAGCGTGTCATTATTCAAAGAGGTTCTCCAATTCAGATAATTATGCACTCTGTCATTTAAACAATTCTCATGTTGTTAACAATATATTTGCAATTAAAAATACAACTCCCGAACTTCTTGTAGATTCGTTTATTTCTTCTTATATTGATACAAATTCACGTCAAAACGATTCATGTTCTCAAATCTCCTGGAAACATATGCAATACCTTTGGAAATTGTTTTTGGATGAACAGAAGATACCTTCCGTTATCTTTATGAATCAATTGAAAAATATAATTTGTACTAAACTTCCAAACAGCTATATAGAGAACCAGGACTGTTTTTCAAGTATTTTTAGTCAAAAATTACCTATTATTGAGAACTTTCTAAAATTCTGGGAAGAAACTATTGTTATTGATGAAAATGAGAGTGATTTTGAGATTGAAGAAATGTTGACTTTATTAAAAAAGTGGAATCACGATCAAAATAAACATTTCATTCTTTCCGGTAAACAAATAATTGATTTTATTACCTTTTATTATCCAAATATAGAAATAGAAAATGATAAATACTTGTCAGGAATCAGATGCACCTTGTGGGATAAACAATATGATATTCAAATTGCCATTGAAAACTTAAGATTAGAGAACCTGGCAAAAAATGAGCAAAATAATTCACAACATACTGGATTTAGTGTGTATGAAGCGTATTTGTATTATTGTAAATTTACTTCCAATACACCATTAAAGATGGTAGTAAGCAAATCTTATTTTGAAAAATACATATATGAACATTATGGCATATATTTATCGGAAAATAACGTATTTACGTTTTGATTTTTGTGAAGAAGTAGATTGTTTATTTCTTATTTTTAGATTTTCTTTTTGTTTTTTTTACACTTTTTTTAACAAAACCGAATTTACCTTTTTTGGCAAAATAGCCAGCTTTCTCTAAACGTTTTTCTTTTTTGGCAGTTTTATGTTTTTTAGCGGAAACGATTCTACCCCATTTGTTCATCATTAAATCTTTTTTTGTTAGCTCACCGCTTGTTTTATACGCAGTTCCATACATAACTTGTTGTCTGGATCCAAACAAGTTTTCGTATTTTTTCCCTTTTATAGTATAGGTACCATCTTCACCACGAACAGGTCTTTTCATAATTATATATTAGTATGACAAAATATATTAGCTAAATAACTGTTAATTAAAATACGCTGGGCATTGCAAAAACTTGTGGTTGATATATAGATTCAGCAGTCAATATCCCCTGTCCTTGTGCTTCCACTCTCTTTGTTATCCTTTTATATTTACGATTTCTAACAATTTCAGCAAAACGGAAACGTCTTGAAATAGTCGGATTATTCCCAGCAGTATTTTGCTGTAAATAACTCACTTCACATTTATTTTTTTCATTTTGACAATGTTTGATTATATTGAATAAAGGCATATACAAAATACAAACAATAAAAAATTGAAAAACTATTTAATCACAATTTGCAATATATAGTATGTCTTTAAAAATGTCTAAATCTACGAATAAAATGGAAAATGTTCTTTCCCAACAATATCAACAAAAAACCGACAAAGAACACATTCTTGATAATCCAGACACGTATATTGGATCTGTTGAGAATGTAGATGCAAACACTTGGGTATACAATGATTCCACAAATAGAATTGAATGGAAGGAAATTGAATATATTCCCGGATTGTATAAACTCTTTGATGAAGGTATTGTAAATTGTCGTGATCACGTTATACGAATGATTCAGTCTAATAATCTTGAAAAAAAATTCGTATCTTATATTGAAACACAAATTGAAGAAAATGGAACCATTACAATGACAAATGACGGTAACGGAATTGACATTGCTAAACATCCTGAGTATAATGTATGGATACCAGAAATGGTGTTTGGTCATTTAAGAACATCCACCAATTATAACAAGAACGAAAAAAGGATAGTTGGTGGAAAAAATGGATTTGGATTTAAACTGGTCTTGATTTGGTCTACTTATGGTAAAATAGAAACCGTTGACCACATCCGTGGACTGAAATATGTTCAAGAATTTCACAACAACTTAGATACAATAGACCCTCCCACCATTACCAAATTTACCTCTTCTAAACCTTATACAAAAGTAATATTTAAGCCAGACTATCGTCGTTTTGGAATTCAAGGACTAACACCTGATATGGTGTCTCTTCTTAAAAAAAGAGTATATGATATTGGGGCTGTTACAGATCATTCTATTAAAAAGATAAAAATATCATATAATAATACGCTTATTCCTGTTAAAAATTTCCAACAATATATTGATTTGTACATTGGTGCAAAAGATAAAAGCAAAAGAATATATGAACATCCCGACGAAAGGTGGGAATATGCGGTAGCCATGTCTCCAACACATGAATACATGCAGGTATCTTTTGTAAACGGTATTTGTACATTTAAGGGCGGAAAGCATGTTGATTACATTACAAATCAAATTGTAAGAAAATTGTGCGATTATATTGAAAAAAAGAAAAAGGTGAAAGTAAATAGCAATTCCATCAAAGAACAATTGTTGTTGTTTTTGAGGTGTGATATTGAAAACCCATCATTTGATAGTCAAACGAAAGATTATATGAATACACCTCATGCAAAATTCGGTTCAAGTTGCACCGTTAGTGATGCATTTATAGAAAAGATTGCAAAGATGGGGGTAATGGAAACCGCATGTTCGTTGACGGAAGCAAAGGAAAATAAAATGGCGAAAAAGACGGATGGTTCTAAAACGAAAAATGTACGTGGTATTCAAAACTTTATTGATGCGAATTACGGAGGTACAGTTCATTCTAAGGATTGTGTTTTGATTCTTTGTGAGGGATTATCGGCACTTTCCGGTATTGTATCTGGATTGTCAAGTGATGATAGAAACACTATTGGTATTTATCCATTGAAAGGTAAATTACTAAATGTTCGCGGGGAACAAGTGAAAAAAATTAACGACAATAAAGAAATCAATGACATTAAAAAGATCTTGGGTTTAGAAACAGGTAAAGAATATGAATCTTTGCAAGATGTACATAAGCATTTACGTTACGGTAAGGTGATGTATATGACGGATCAAGATTTGGATGGATCACATATCAAAGGATTATGTATTAATATGTTTCATAGTGAATGGGGATCTTTGACTAAAATACCCGGTTTTATGTCGTTTATGAACACGCCTATTTTAAGGGCTAAGAAAGGAAACACAATTAAGTTGTTTTATAACGATGGTGAATACGAGATTTGGAAAAACAGTCTTGGTGAAAATGGAACACACGGATGGAATATTAAATATTTTAAGGGTTTGGGTACATCCACATCTACTGAATTTAAAACCTATTTTCAAAATAAGAAAATTGTGGATTTTGTGTATTCAGGTCAAAGCAGTGATGACATTATTGATAAAATATTCAACAAGAAAAGAGCAGATGATCGTAAGGTATGGCTTGAAAATTATGATAAGACAGCCTATTTGGATACAAACCAATCTAGTGTGCAATATGAACAATTTATAAATAATGAAATGATACACTTTAGTACATATGATTGTGCAAGATCCATTCCAAACATGGTGGATGGATTAAAAATATCATTACGTAAGATCTTGTACTCTGCATTTAAAAGAAAGCTAACGAGTGAAATTAAGGTAGCACAGTTTTCTGGATATGTTTCAGAACAAAGTGCATATCATCACGGCGAGGCTAGTTTGAATGGTGCTATTGTAAACATGGCTCAAAATTATGTTGGTTCAAACAATATTAATTTGCTTTTACCGAATGGTCAATTTGGAACAAGATTGCATGGTGGAGACGATAGTGCTTCTGAAAGATATATCTTTACACAACTGAATCCTATTACACGTTTTATGTTTTCTGAACATGATGATCCTGTATTAACGTATTTAAATGACGATGGAACGATGGTTGAACCAGAATATTATGTACCGATTATTCCGTTTGCATTAGTAAATGGTATTTCAGGAATTGGAACGGGATTCTCATGTAATATTGCACCTTATAATCCACAACAGATTATTAATTATTTGAAAGACAAGATTGATAATAAGAATTTGGATGATTATGATTTTGTTCCCTATTATGAAGGTTTCAAAGGTACTGTAAAGAGACTTGAAGAAAATAAATATTTGATCAAAGGTTGTTATGAAAAGATAGCAGACGATAAAATTAGAATTACTGAATTGCCAATAGGTACCTGGACTATGCCATATACTGCATATTTGGACTCTTTGGTAGACGGTATCGTTGACAATAAAACAGGTAAAAAAGGAACTCCTTATTTGAAAGATGTGTCTTCTGTTTGTACAGAGGTGAGTATTGATATTACAGTCGTATTTCCAAAAGGAAAAATGAAAGATTACGAAGAAAATAAAGACAGTAATGGTTGTAATGGTATTGAAAAATTATTGAAATTATTTACTACGGTAAGTACTACAAATATGCATATGTTTGACAAGGACTGTAAACTGCATAAATATAATAATGTAAATGAAATTATCAATGCATTTTATGATGTGCGTCTGGAGTTATATAGAAAAAGAAAAGCATTTCAGTTAAATCAACTAAGACAAAAACTAATTCGTTTGTCTAATCGTGCAAAATACATTCAAGAAAATCTTGACGGTACAGTTGATCTTAGACGTAAAAAGCATGACGAAGTCAATCGTATTTTGGAGTCTAAAGAATACGATAAAATAGATGGTGATTTTAAATACTTAATCAAAATGCCAATGGATTCAGTGACTGAAGAAAATGCAAAACATATTATGGACGAAGAGGAAAATACAAAACAAGAAATCGTAAAGCTTGAAAAAATGAAAGAAGAAACGATTTGGAAAAATGAACTTACAAAATTGCAAGACGAATACAAAAAATACAAGGTTACAAGAATTAAAATACAAAGCGAAACTCAAAAAATTGAAAAAAAAAGTAAAGGTAAAAAGATTGTAAAAAAGTAGCCATTATGATGAATATTGATTTTAAGTATTTGAAAACTCTTCCATGTGAATTACAAGATGAATATATTATTTATAATGATAGACATATGTCAAAAATGAAGAATGTTCACATGAATATAAAATCCATGAGTGATTTTATTCATAAAAATATTTCACAAAAAGATATGATTATTTTATTAAATAAACTTTGTAAAAATAAGTAAGTAACCATAAATTATTCATGTAAAGAAACAATTTAAACGTTTTTTTCATTTATTATAAAATGACATTGGTTGCGTTACTTACAGGAATTACAGGACAAGATGGTTCGTATTTAGCTGAGTTATTATTAGGCAAAGGGTACAAAGTTCATGGTATTATTCGTCGTTCGTCATCTATAAATACAGGACGCATTGATCACATATTTAACCACCCTAATTTAATTTTGCATTATGGCGATCTGACAGATAGTTCTTGCTTGCAATCCATATTGTTTTCTATTAAACAAACATACAATGATTTGGAAAGATTGGAAATATATAATTTAGCTGCACAGTCTCATGTGAAAGTATCATTTGAATTACCTGAATATACTGCAAATGTAGATGCATTTGGAACGTTGAAAATATTAGAGGCTATTAGAAGTAATGAAATGATAGAGAAAACCAGATTTTACCAAGCCTCTACAAGTGAATTGTATGGATTGGTCCAGGAAATCCCACAAACCGAAAAGACGCCTTTTTATCCGAGATCTCCATATGGTGTGGCCAAGCTATATTCGTATTGGATAGTTAAAAATTATAGGGAATCTTATAATATGTTTGCATGCAATGGTATTTTATTTAACCATGAATCTGAAAGACGGGGTCATAACTTTGTTACACGAAAAATAACAAAAGGTTTGGGGAAAATTCTTAGGAAAGAAGAAGACAAATTAGTAATGGGCAACATAGATGCAGAAAGAGATTGGGGTCATGCAATGGATTATGTGGAAGGTATGTGGAGAATATTACAGAATGATGTAGCGGATGATTTTGTTTTAGCTACGGGGGAAAAACATTCCGTGCGAGAATTTATTGAAAAGGCGTTTTCTTATAAGAATATACATATATCTTGGAAAGGAAGTGGTGTGGATGAGATTGGATATGATAAAGAAACTGGCAAAGAATACATATATATAGATCCGAAATACTATAGACCTTCAGAGGTTGAATTGTTAATAGGAGATTCTACCAAGGCCAGACAACAACTAAAATGGAAGCCCAAGATTAGTTTTATGGAATTGGTTGAAAAAATGGTGGACAATGATTGTTTATCAATTATTTAAGTAATTATTAAAATAAAATAAAGAACTTTTATTTTAGTATGTAAGAATGTATATTTATTTTTTATTTTTAATACCCTTTGTTCACAGTTTTAAATTATACATGAAAAGTCCAAAAACAAATGAATGGAAACATTTACAAAATAGTATGAAAGAAACCGCCCGTAATTGGTTTGTAAATCGTGCAATTAAAAGAGGAATACCATGGAATGAATTATATGAAAAAAACAAGAAGAATCAAGAAGAGTTTGAAATAATAAAGAAAGAAAAGGAAGATGAAAGTATAGAGTATCCTGAATATTATACAAAACCCTTTCATGGTTATGACGATGGAAATATGAATTGGAAGGCCGCACTGGAAGCGGAGGCGGCTACTTTAAGTATAGCAGCAGGATATTGGGACATGGTGGACCCATATGAAGCCAGTGTATGGATGAGACAAAACATTACGGAAAATATAAAATCGTATTTTCAAAATACATATGACTGGGCATTTCAAATAGAAAGAGGGTTTCCAAAAAACGTATTGGACATTGGTTGTTCTACGGGAATATCAACATGTTATTTGAAAGAGAATATGCCGCATTACACTTCTACATATGGTGTTGATCTGAGTCCTTATTTTTTAAGTGTAGGTACGCATTTTTCAAATGAAAACAATTTAAGTATTCATTATGTACATGGGAATGCGGAGAATACGACATTCTCAAGTGGGATGTTTGATCTAATTGTATGTAATTTTATATTTCACGAATTGCCTGAAAATGCAGCATGTAATGTAATAAATGAAATGTTTCGTTTATTATCAGAAAAGGGAATTGTAGCGATTGTAGACATAGATCCAAATAATTTGGACAAGCAATTAAAAAACAACATATTTCGTAAGTGGGCGTTTGAAATAACAGAGCCGCATATTTATAATTATTACAAAAGAGATATGGTTACTATGCTAAAGGATGGTGGTTTTATAAATGTAGAAAAGAGAAACAACGATCCATTGAATTCAGTATGGTTAGGAACAAAAGAGCCTTTATTTGCACAATATTTACAAACTGCACAATCTCAAAAGATTCAAAAAAAGGATGTTAACGAAAAGAAGACAACCAAAAAATTTGTAAGGGAAACGGTGACTATGAAACATAATTAATGATTATACATAAGGTCTCAGTTCAAGTTGTTTATAATCTCTATCAGATTGTTGAGGTAGATCAATAGGTGTTACAAGTGTACTTTGATCTCTTCTGTATTTAATATATCCTTCTACTTCGTTATATACATTAGGAACCGCGTATTCAAGAACCAAGTTGTTTAGTTTAGAAATTTGTGCAGTAATGTTGTTTTCATCGTGTTCTGCATATTGTAAAAAGATACTTCTCATTATAATTTTTAATGTATCCATGTTTTGTGGTGCAACTACGTATTTGTTATCTGACATTTTATACACTCCGGCTCTTAAACCATTTTGTACAATTTGAATGTTTTCTTCAGAGAAGTATAACTTAGACAATAATGTATCTTCAATCATACCATGTAAAGCGTCTCTATATTCAGTGCTTTTGTTGCGTACGGCAATCTTTTCTTGCATCTGAAACTGAACTTCGTAAGGAATATCAATTATATTCACTCTACCATTTAAATTTTCAGGTTCAAGTATAGTTTCCGTATTTTCATTTCCAAAAATCTGCATTATACATTTAGTATAGAAATAATTTCAAGGTTCTAAATATTTATTTAGTATAATAATCTGAAATATATATATATATGGCATTATCGGAAAATATTTATAAAAATGTTGGTTTTATATTTTTAATGATTATTTTATTTGTATTATTTATTATTTCTGCATGCTTATCTATTGATGTTGTTATCTATATACAAGAGAATCGGGGACTTTTCATTATGCTTGCAATTGTTATTTTTTTACCGTATTGGGCATATAAATCTCTTTTTAGATCTTCTAAGAAAGTAAATTAAGAAATATTATACAAAATTTTGTTTAAAATAATTTATATGTTTTATATATATAAGTTATTATGGATTTATTTTATACGATTGTTATTGTTATTGCTGTGGTTATTTTAATTTTGGCATTGACATATATTGGCATACTTGTTACAGAGAAGACAATGGGATCCAACATGGTAGCATACCCTCCCGTTGAAACAACATGTCCAGACAATTGGACAGTGAGAATTAACACAGATGCAACAGATGGAGTCAATCAAGTACAAGGTTGTAATATTCCAGACTCTGATATGAAAAATACAGGAACACTATATGATGTTGGAAGTACAACTTTAGTTGAGGATCTTTCTGATAATACTCCGGGATTTAATTCAGGTACTAATGGAAATTACATAGATTTTCAACATGAAGGATGGGTATATAATGGACTTCCTACTTGTGCTAAAAAAACGTGGGCAAACACCTATAATATAGAATGGGATGGAATAACGAATTACTCATTATGTGATTAAATAATAATTTACTGTTAAATTATTATTACCAGTCGTTTATTAAATTCATTTTGTAGTATTTTTCTTTTTGTGTTTCAAATGATTTTAGTTGATCTTTAGAAAAATAAGTATTGATAAACCATTTTCTAAAATGTGAAATTGCTTCTTCGTTTTTATTCAAATTCCGTTTATTATGGTCTTTGGTTGTAAAATATACAGCCTCGTCTAAAAAATCAATATATGTATAAATAGAAAACGCTAAAGATGTAAAAAACTTTTGTAATGTGAAATATCCTTTCCAGCCGGGAATAATATTCATTTGTATATTACCCACATCATTTACTATAAACATTATAAAAACATTTCCATATTTCGTATATTCTATGTTTCCGAATGAGGGTGTTGCATAAGTAAATATAGGAATAAAAACACTGTTTTCTTTTTCTATTTTAAAACTGGTTGAAAAAGAATATTTGTTTGTTTTTAATCCATTTTCAATAGGTTTTATTTCAGTATTGTGTATGTAGGGTGCATGACATATGTCTAATAAATGTTCAGCATAATCTACTAAATGTCCGCCTACGTTATGTTGAAATGTCAAATAGGAGAAAATAGTGAAATCTTCCATGCTGTTTTGTTTCATTAATTTTTTTATACGAATCGGTGGAAATTCATTATGTACAGAACCAATCCAAATGAAAACGATTCCATTTGCTTCCTCTATAGAGAATATATTTTCTGTTTTAGGAGACACGTGTTTTCCATGAAAAGGGCATTTTATGCAATTACTTTTTATACAACCATACTTTAAATCAACTCCCATATGCGGACAATACCTTGGAATACACTGTATCGTGGAATCTACTTTACTACGGTATAGCAAAATATCATTAGACGCAATTCTAAACGTATATTTTTGATTTTCTTTTATTTTGGAAGTTAGACAAACTGGATACCACGAGTTTGGAAATGGAGGTAACGGAAAATCAAATATACCCCGTTCCGGAACTTGATACTTTTTCGCAAAAATGTATTTTTTTATTAATCTAAATAAAACAGCAAATGTGCCTGCGTGATAATATATGAAAATGCAAAAAACAACACCTCCTACAAAAATAATCATATATATATTATGTGTTATATTTATATTAATTATCTTTCAAAATTTAAAACCTTTTCAGTGCCACCAAACATGATTTCCAGTTTAGCATACTTCACCGGATACTGAATAAGTGTATATATATTTTTACTTTTATCATACTCTACTTCATTGATTTCATTTTTTAAATCTCTTATATTTCTTGCAGTACGAAATACATTATTTACATTGTTTGCAACAACATCTTTCATCAGTTCTCTTTTATTGGTTTCATTCAATTGTTCCATAATTATTTTGTTTTCATTAATAAATCCTTCCAATTCTATTTCTTTTTTCTCCATATTTTCTTTTTTCTCTACGTTTTCAAAAAGACTTTCGTTTAAGTCTATAAATTCAGTATACACTCCATTGTCCTCATTAAACTCAGATAACGAATTCTCATACTTCACTTTTGCATCTGCATCAGTAGTATAGCCAAAAATATTATCCAATTTATGTTTAATGATGGCCTCTTTTTGCACTTCAATGTCTTTTTTAAACATATTTATTGCGTTTATATATTGATAATGGTCTCCTGAATACAACTTAATATTGAGACCACAGGGTTGCACGCTGTCTCCGCAAATTGCAAAATACGTATAGTCTTTCTGATTGAAAATGGTTCCTACCTTTCGATTGCATTTAATACAAGGCATTTTAACCTTCAAAACATTTTGTTTTGCCATTTTTTTGGTTTCTCCTTTTTCATAAGCGTCTTTTTTCATTTTCTTTTCTTTCTTCTCGTAGTTGTTTTTTAATTTAAAGTATACTCCAATTTCTTTGTAATAATCTTTTTTAAATTTTCTCGTTTTTTCTTGTTCATTTGACTGTAAAGCCCCAAGGTTCTCTGTATCACGGATTTCAAAATCCGGAACATTCTCTTTTTGGAAATCAACAATTGACTCACTTAAATTGCTAATTACTGTAATTAAATTGTTTGAAATATGCAAGGTTCTCAAATTATCCAGATTTTTTAGATCTAAGGATTCCAATTTATTGTTTGTACACTTTAATTCAATCAAACTGGACGGTAAATTTGTAAGTTCTTTGATTTCATTGTTTGAAATGTTGATACTTTCTAATTGGGGTAATGCCGATACATCTATTTCTTTCAAAAAGTTGTATTCTACGTCTATTTTTGTTATACTTTTGGGCAGGTTCTCTAACTCTTCTAATAAATTGTTTACACAAATTATACTTTCAACACCTTCAGGAATGTTTTTGATACTTGTGATCTTGCCTTCTTTAAAAGTGATTTCCTTTGGTACACCAAGATTTTGTTCTACAAAAACACTGGCATCTACATCTCCATACAATGGTCCTGTCAATTCTACTTTTTGAATAGGTTTTGCTAACTTTTCTAAAAATGTAACAAATTCTTCTTGTGCTGTATTGTTATTAGCTATGATGTCTTCTCTTTCTTCTTTGTTCATATATATATATTTAACATACATATATATATTTAATTTATAACTGGTAAATTTGTAATATTACTTATTTGGTTTTTTGTATTCACTTCTTGGTGAAATTTGATTTTTGATAAAATATACTCTTGATCTCTTAGTGCTTGTTGTCTTCTTTCATAATCTGTTGGTTTATTGTGGTAACTAAAATATAATGCTAAACCAAATATTAAAACAAATACAAAGAACACACCAAAATTAAAAACATAATAGTATATATTCACTCTGTTATCATGACATTTTTGTAAAATATGTACACAGTAATTTTTTGAATTATGGTCTATTAAACTTGGAAACATCTAAATATATATATGTTATATTTTCTTTTTACAAATACATCATAAAAGAGAGTACTATTATATAGCTAAATATGGCAGTAACAATAGAAACTATCCAAATCGGTATAATGGTTTTGTGTCTATATCCAATTCCGAATGGTCTAAAATCGCCGTCTTCATTATAGACCAAAGATGGTTTAAAGTAATGAACCGAACCGAATATAATTATAAAAAGAATCAATACCGCATAGAGTTTATTTTTACTTAAATATACTTTTAGACTTTCCATAATATATATATTTCATAAAATAATTTCATATTAATAATTATTAATAAGTGAATTATTGTGATCGCATTGATATGGATGAAATATGTCTTTGTTTTTCTGATAAATGAAGTACCACAAGTTCACTTCCCATAACAAATGATTATGGTGTTTCATAAATTCTAAAACTTCCCTTTTCATTAATTTTGAAAAAGAGAGCAACACGTCTTTGTGACCTCCAAACACTCCTCCTGCAAAATACCAGCAAATCTGCGTGTGTAAGTTTACATTACATGGACTGTCCAAATTCCAAATGTTACCAATTCTAACTTTATTGTACTGTTTACTCAAATTTTTAAACTCTACATTGTGATCTAATATTTTAAAAATGCCAAAATCAACCCATATATAGTGTTCTACAGAAAACGTTTCAGACTCAATAGCTTGTTTTACAAATTCGGTTTTGTTGCACATAATCGCGTAAAATAAATTATTATCTTTTTTAACATTACCGTCTGTTTTTTCATCTAAAAGGTTTAAATATTTGTATAAATATAAGTCTTCTTTTTTGATCAAAATAAATACATTGTTTTTTGATTCAAATTCTTTAAAATGACAATACATTTCTGTATCCATAAATATTATTTTTTTGATATCTTGTGCCATAAGAGGTTTACCATTTTTTATGTAAAAGTCAATGTCTTGATAATGATTTGGCAAATAGAGAAAAGCAGATACAAGTACGTTTTCCATAAATAATATATGTAATACATATTATTTAAGTTTATTCAGTGTTATCTTCTGGATAATATACACCGTCCATATATTCTTCGCCAAACATGCTAATATCGTTCCCTTCATAATCCTCTTCTACCATTTCTTCTTGCTCCATATCCGCGTCGTCAAAGAGTTCTCTTCTCATTTCAGTTACTATTTCATATCTGCCTTCATTTTCGTCGTCAAACAGTTGTGTAATTAATTCTCGTCGTTCTCTCTCATAAGTTTCTTTATCGTAAGTAACTAACCCTCGTTGTTGTCCTACATTCCAACGTCCAAGTTTGTACATTTTAAATAGCTCTTCTACTTTTCGTTCTTCTTTGCTCATTGCTCCTAAATATTCTATAATGCCTTTCTTTTCTCTTTCTTTGGAACGATTCACTTTTTTCATGATATCCGTATACGAATAATCAATACACGTTTTGTTCTCCATTTCAACTTCACAAATAGCTATCAATAAATAACTAATTCTGGTTTTTAACTCTTCTGGAGTATCCATAACAATATTATTTTCTTCTAAATCATTTAAAACATCTTGATAATCTTCATTTACAGAGACTCGTATACTTTCAATATTTTCCCCGGTTTTATTAATATTTTCATTTTCTTTTTGTTTATCTTTTTTTACCATTTGCATTTCTGTTCTTAACAAATCTACATCATCACATGAAATAATGAATTCATACATAGTTTTATAAAAACAATGTTTCAACAACTCAAAATAAGTTAGGTTATCAAATAAATTATGGAAAACGATCGTTTCTTCTTTGTCATTTTCATTGATAATGGTTTTTGTAATTTCCGTGTGTTTCGGAATGTGTTTTACAAACATAATCATATCCACCATTTTTCTATCAATGTCTTGTAATAGTTTCAACAAAACGCTATCATCTTTAAATTTTTCTATATTTTTCCCGTATTTATTTACAAAATTTAAAATATCAGATTCGTGTCTGCCTGAAAAGTTCCAATGTTCACAAATATATTTATAAAAGTCAGCATTGTTGCTTAACAAAGTTGGGTACAATTTACACATATTACTTATTGTGTTTTTAAAATATTGGGTCACGTTTTGTATTTTCAAAGTATCCTCCACTTTCCACTTATTAATATGCAATAAAAAAGACGCCATCTTATCGTAATCTTTATTGTATACATTTTGGCCATTTACGTCAATGAAATTCATAATGGATTTGTATAAATTACGATTTGCTTGTAACAAGTAATTGGTTAAATTATCTAATTCGGGATTCGGTGTATCGTACATTTTTTTAGGTTCAAATTTGGAAATAACATTTTTCAAATGATCTCTTAATACTTTCTCAATGATTTCTGAATTGTTTATTTCCAAACTGTCTACGATTTCGTTTAAAGCTTCAACTTGATGAACATAATTACTTTCAAATGTGGAAACTATATTTTGTTTTCTAATAACAGTCATTAATTGTTCTAATTGTGATAAATTAAACCGTTTTCCGTTTCTTTTCAAAAATTCCATTTTTTCTTCTATGTTGGCTGTTTTATCGTATCCGTCTGGAACCGAATTACAAATATCTTTTAAGCTATGTGGAATAGGTAAATTTTTATCAAAATTACAATAATGTATAAATGCATGATAAATGTTCTCTTCCAAATAGTCTGATGGTAATTCAGGATACTTAACGACTGTATTTTCCGTGAAAGAAAACATTCTTGCGGAACTTAACAAACGGACATTTTTCAAGACTTGATTGTTTTTTATCGTTCTTGCTACTAATACTTTAACATTATTATCTTCATCATTAAAATATAGAATGGGGTTTGTGAGTGATTTTTTATCAATGCAACATGCATTTTCTAAGAATGGTAATTTACCAGTAGTTTTTAAAAGAGTGTCTTTATGATTAACTATATTGTTTATTACTTCTATTAAAGCATATCCGTTTTGAACATTTTTGCTTTGCATGACATATAATGATAAATGTTGTCTTGGATCACCTTTTTTCATTTTTTCAATAATATCTTTTTTAAATTCATTTGTAACATTTTTGAGTTTAGGCAGTATTTTAGTTTTAATAAGAGGTGGTAAATAATGAACCCATTTTTGAACTGCATGTTCCTCGGGAGTTACCAACCCGGGATTTAAAAGCATATAATTCTTTTTTGCAATATACAGCTCTTGTATTTCAAGTAAAGGATACACAAACATTTCTATTACATCTTTAATGCGACTTGTGATTTTTTCTCTTTTGGTTCCAGTTAAAGAATTCCAAGGAGGTATAGAACTCTTCATTTTAACAAGTACACAAGAAATGTAAGTGATACCTGTCATATCTTCAATACCTGTCATTGGATATCCACTAAATGACCGTACGCAACTGGGGAACGTTTTTTTCGTTTGAAAAGAGGGTACTGCTGTTTGTATCATAACATGTAAAACAGCACCAATAATGATTAAACTTGTTTCATTTTTATAATTTTGGTAAGATTGTAAATATTTACCCTCTTTTTTAAAGTTCGCTTCTGATCTCTTTTTATATCTAAATTCAGGTTCAATTTGTTCAATAAATTTTTGTGAAAAACGAATCACATTATCTTCTATAGATTCGTGTGGGATATCAATATTTTCACAAACACTTCTACAAACGTTATAAACAAGCGCTGTATTCTGATTTTCAAATATTTTATCCTTTTTCTTTTTGGTATTTATGGAAGTAATATCATTTTCCATAATTTCATGATTTTGAATCTTTCTACCAATTTCATCATACCCTAATTCATCACTAAACTCTATTTTTTTTAATTCATATCCACTTTTACTGTCTACAATACTGCTTCCATCTTCACTAATAGTACCAAGATCGGCAATTATTTTTTCAAGTGTATTTACATAATCAGATCCTGAAATATAAGACTTGGCAAGATGCCACAACGATGTTGGGAACAGTTTGGTATTTGTTTCTTTACAGTAAAACCAGAAAGGGTCTTCATCTAAATTATCTACATATGGACCTCGTGTATATTTGTCCACAAAAGTACAAATCAATTCTTGCTTTTTTGCAAAATCATTATGACCCAAAATACGATCTCTTAAGAGTGCGTACTTGGATTCCAGTTGTTCTTCCTTTTTGACTAATTTCCCAATTTCATAATGCAAATTGTTTGCCCGGTATACATTAATTTCTTGCAATATATTTTCTTTTCGCATCTTTTTCAAGTGGTTTGAGATTTTTTCATTTAATTTATTTTCAAATTCTTCCAAAGTGGTTTCATAACGATTTGCCAATTCTTTTTTCAATGTGTCTGTGTTCTCTCTTTTAATGCGAATCTTAATACTGTCTGTACTTTCACATACCTTATTATTAGTATTTTTGAGACATTTTTTAGATAAATTACAGAATATAGAATTCGTATCAAAAAATGATTCGGCCCCAATATCTTCATCTTTGATCCAATTGTTTTTCAATCTGCGATAATAAAATGTTTTTTTCCTGATGTCCGCTTCATTTTCTATAGATTCTTTTTCTTTATCAGACAAAGCATCTATATTTGTATCTTTGTCTACTTTTGGGTATATTTCTAAAATAGCATAATGTCCATCTTTAACCTTTTTCTTTTTTGCGATTAATGTTTCTGCAAGTGCATTTGCATCTTCGGAAGGAACTGAATGCCTCTGAATAAGGTTTTCAACTAAATAAGAGAAAAACATATCATTTGGCATTTCTTTTTGTTGTTTTTCGTATTTCTCCATTATTTCATATGGAGTATCGTCAAGTTCTTTATCAAAATACAATTCATCATTATCATTCTCTTTTTGTAATTCTTTTATAGAAGTATATTTGTTGGATAAATATAAGGTACCGCACTCTTCAGATTGTATTTTCTCATCTTCGCCCATATCTTCAATTGAATTGTTTAATCCACTAAGCAAATCGTCTGGGCTGTTTAACCCGATCAATATACTTGATATCATAGATGTATACAGTTCAATATTGTCAACAGTTATCATTTGGAACAATATTTCTGAACTTGACATGGTTGTATCCAATTTATCTTTTTCCAAAAATTTATAATGTCTGAAAAAGGTGTCTGCAAAATCGTTTTTGTTTTCAGAAAAAATTCTTAGCACATTATTTATTTTTTTATTAATATTGTATTTTGTATTTTTGTAATTGTTAAATTCGGTAAATTTAGTTGCGTATCCTTTTTTCAATTCGTTAATTTCTTCCTTAATAAAAAAACGGATTTCCATGAGTTCACCATAATTAATGTTTTTTGGGTATATTGAAAAGGGTTCCATTTTTTTAACCACATCAACAAAATTAAACGCATATTTGATATGTTTCTTATACAACTTTATTAAGACGCGCGTATGTGGTATAATCGCTTCTAAAAAGTTCTTGTATTTTTCATTACTATCAATTACATCAATGGTTTCAACACTATCGGTATCAATGATAAATTCATGGATATCTTCAAAAAGTGTTTTTTTGTCTTCTTGTTGTAATTTTTCATAATCAATGGTTTTAGTCAAGTCGTCCAAAACAATATTTGAAATTTTGGTATTTTTATTTAATAATTTAAAAAGCAATAAGTAATTTTGGTGTAGGCCTGTTTTTCTCATAATGGAAGAAGATGGCAAATGAATTTCGGACATTTGTACAACAGGTTTCGGCAAAGTTAAAAAGGATTTTACACATATTTCATCATTTCTGGTTAATGGTTCTCGGGTATATACCTTCTTACCGCTCTTCATTATGTTTTCTTTCATTTTGGTTTCGCCTAAATTGTATTTTTGAATAACAAATTTTGTTTTCTTCAAAGAAGCATTTTTATAAACAGAACTGTAAAAATCACTTAAATTATCAACTAATGTATCAATGTTCTCTTTTACTTCTTTAATGGTAAACCCGGTATTTACAATTGGGTTTTCAAACGGTCTTTGTGTTTGTTTTTCTTTGTTTTGTAAATAGTCGTACGTAATGGATTGATCATTTGACCCTTTTTTATAGTACAATTCTTTATTTGTTACTAAAGTTTTAAAACTGTCAGACATATCTTCACTTAAAACATCCCTGGCTTGATTATTAATATTGTCATTTGAGATATTTATTTTTTTAGTGTTTTCAACAATAGGAATAATCCAATTAAGCTTATAGTTCAAGTTGTATAATTTATCAACAAGAGGTTTATAAAATTTACCATTCGTTTTTTTGCTAATTATGTTGTTATTTTCATCAAAAACAGAGTAAAGTTCTCTAAGTTCAATATATCTTTTGATTAACAAATGAATATTTTGTAAAACAGATTGTGTACGTTTACTGTTTGGAATGGTAGACAATAATTCGTCCATCATATCACTTGTTTGAACTTCAATACTGTATTTCTGTTCGTTTTCGGGGATTTCAACCAATTGGGATATTTCTTCTAATTCTTCTCCAAAAGTGATTGTGTTGGCTTCTACATATAAATCGTTTAATACATTGTAGACATTTGGATCGGCCTTTTCTTTGTCGTCCATAGAAATGATGGATTCTCCTGTATTCAGAAACTCAATTGAAGCCATATTTTCATTATATTCTTCTGAATCTTCAGATCCAATGGATTCCTTTAATGAAGAAAGGGATTGTTCAGTTCTTAGACTTGCAGGTTTTTCGCGTAATACGAACTTATCAATGGGTAAATCTTTTGGAATACCTTGATATTTGAAATCAATGTAAATTGTCTTCATTTCAGGATAAGTAATTATTTCAATCATATCTTCTTCTAAATTGCTTATTTCGCCGGATATAATACTTGGGAAGTCACCTCCAAAATGTATATCCACAAAAGAATTTGGAAGTAAACTGTTTTGGCGTGCATAACCGACCTCTTCACTACGACTTAGTATATTGATCTGTACAATGGATTCTTCAGATAGTGTACCATCGTTATTAAACTGTAAATAATAGTTTTTTAAAGAAGATACATTTATCAAATCCATTTGTTTATTGTCAATATAATTAATATAATTTGTGCTTTCATGAAAATCGGTATTTGATGGAGAAACAATTTCAATAATATCACCTAATTGTAAAGTTAACATTTCTTTTTTCATTTCCATACTACTTATTTCTGTTTCCATAATATATATTTTATATATTATGTATCTAAATTATAATTTACAATTTGCATAATTCATAAAACAAATCTAATAAAGAAAAACTATTACTATATTTATTATGACTTATTGTAATATTAAAGATGCTGTTTGTATATCAAACATGTGTTCATTGAATAACTATCCAAAAAATAAATTATTAAAGCATTATAAGAAATCTGATAAGAGTTCATATTATTTATTGAAATATGATAAAAACTTTTTTAATAAAAACGATATTTATATAGGTATATACCACAGTGTTTTATTTTCATTTCCAAATAAAAAGTTATTGTCCTTTTGCCCAAGTAAACTGATTACGTTTAAATATTTTAAAAATTTATTTCCCGTGATTACTAACAAAATAAACATTGTTGAAAACGTAGAGGGAATATTTGTTCAGTTGTTTTTTGATGAAAATATAGATGAATGGGAAATTTGTGATAAGGATAACGTTGGTTGTAGTGACGTTGTCAGCGATGATTATAAAAAAAGAACCATAAAACAGCTATTTATAAGTGTTTTGGGTGGTTTTGAAAGTGATTCGTTAAATAATCTAAATTCTATAAAGGATTTCCCGAAAGAATTCTGTTATACTTTTAAAATTAAAAAAATAAATTACGATACATTTTCTTATTACAGATTGTATTTAATTGGTGTTCATCAAATACATTGTGAATTACCACATTATGTAAAGTATATTCCTGAATCCAATTACGAAACATGGGACTGTATTAAAAACATAAAAGACATTATATATTTCCCTAAAAAATATTTTTTTCAAAATTACAGTTGTTTGGAAGAGTATATAGAATATTACAACGATGTATGTAAGTTGATTATTATAAATGAAGAAACCGGAGTAAAATCGTTTTTACAATCAAACTTGTATTATATTGAGCAAAACTTCAAAAACAAAAGTGATTTTGATAAATATTTGTTTTTTTGTTTAAATCGTATTTACAAACCATATGAAATGTATAATGCATATCCAAATTATCAAAATCAATTATATGGTATAAAGCAGAATTATGAAAGTTTAATTAGCTGTCTTTACCAAGCTTATATTTTCTATTTTATTAAAAAATCTTCTATCTTTTTACCAGAAAAATATTCAAATCATTTACTTTTCATACATAAAAGTATTTATCTTGAATCATTATCAAAGAGAAAACCAGAATACATTAGACGTGGTACAATAAAAAAATATTTGGATGATTTATCTCCAAATGAGATCATGCATTTATTTTTATCATAAACGTATAAAATTGACTTAGAAATATACGGTTTATTTTTGTAAAACGCCTAACACAAAATGAGCACCGGTTTACAACAACTTACACAACACTTACATTCAAATGAATCTTTGTTGATGATGAATCAACAATTGCGTGATTCTTTTTCAGAAAATGATGTTGAAATTCTAAAAAAAAGGGGACATTATGAAATTCCTCACACCCACGAATCAAAAGACTCTCTTGATTGTTCAGATATTTCTCCGAATTACAAAGAGTTTGAGTTGGATTTTAAGGATTTTGTTAAAATACCTGAAGATAAATTAAATTTTGATATTCTTAGGAAATTAAAAGGAGTTTGTGGTTTCATACAGTTTTTAAACAGTTCATCTTGGGCAACTACAAAACACTTACATAGTATTCAAATTTATGATATCCTTACATTGGAAAATTATAGAGATTTTTACACACCAGAACTTACAGATTTTAGTGAGTTAGTCACTGATGTTTTAATATTAAAAGATATCCGCGGATATTACGCGGAAATTGAAAATCCTATTACAGAAGAAAATATGTTTGATTATTCAATGAGAAGAGTATTCTCATTTGACACGAATATTCAATATACAACACGAGGAAATGCGATATGGATTCCAAGAGGTATTTATGAAAGTGTAATTGTAAATTCGTAAATATTAAGAAAACAGATCTATTAATTATTTTGTAACGTAGTAAATAAAAAATGTTTTTTTATACTAATGAAATCATCTAATTACTTTCCGTTTCGTTTTTCTATTCTTTTTTAATGAATTCGTTTTCTTACGAAAAGACCTGGCTTTTTTTCTTGTTTTACCACCATTATTTTCTTTTAAACCACCTTTTTCAGGATTACTTGACTTATAGTATTTAACTAACTCATCTATATCTATTTGAATATGTTCTTTTAGTTCTTTTAAGTTTTTCCTAACTAATGTTGAAGAAAAATCATCTTTGCTATTTAAATAAATTGTATCAAAACTCCGTATTTTATCAATAATTTCAAAATCATCAAGATCATAATTTCTTTCGCCAGTCTCACTAATCTTATTTTCGTTGTCCTCCTTTATCTTATAATAATAACTATCCGGATCATTACCTGGTCTGTTATTTAAAATATTTATGATATTATCTTGCGCGGTTGGTAATTCATATCTTTTAGATATTTGTGTATTCATATATTCAGTTTTTAGTTGTTCAGTTCCGGATTCCGCCGTATCGCCTTCCTCAATCACAGTAGTTTGTAAATAAGTTTGTCTTGACTGTGAATTTATTTTTAGAATATTAATATTGTCTATAATTACGTTTGGATCTTTCCATCCAAATATATCTTGCTCTACATTATCACTACCTAAACATAAAAATACGTTTTTGTCTATCCCGTCAGCATCTTTTTTTGGTATACCATATATTGTATTATATTCCTTTGCAGTAACATCACTGGTGAGTGGTATTTTCTTGTTTTCTCCGTATTTATATTCACCGGGTGATACCAAGATATAATTTTCATCATTTTTATCATTCATTTCTGTTATAATTGTAACATCTTTAAAATCTTCATCATTAGAATTTTTTTTATTAGTAATACTTTTTATTAATATTTCAAAACGTGAATTTTCATCTAAATACATATATGGTTCTTGTGTTTCCTGTGGTTCCTTTTCAAATACGCTTGGTTTGTCATAGTATTTATTTGCAGGAGATACAATAATTGTAAACGGGTTTCCTTTTCGTTTACAAAATTGTACAATAGAACAAATAGATGAAACGTGTGATTTCGTACAAGGAGAGAATGAGCCTGGATAAATATAATATTGTCGTTCCATATATATATATAATTAACAATATAAAATATTAACTATATTATATATAATGTATTTTATCACATTATTTTTTTTGGGCATTGGCATGTGTTTTTGCAAAAATGAAAGATTTGAAAACTGGATATCAGATTTTAAAATAGAAATAAAAGATGGCGATCATTACAATCATCTATTAAAAAATTGGATTGAAAACGATAAATATATTGAATTGGTAAACAATCAAAACAACACTTATGTTTTAGGACATAATGTATATTCAGGAATGGATGAAAATGAATTTGCATCTTATTTTTCATTAGGTGCTCATAAAAAAATAAATTATGATAAAATAAAAAAAGATATTAAGGAAATCAAATGTATTGTAGAATGTAGTAAAGAAAACAAAGATAATAAAATACAACTATTTAAATGCGTTAAAAGTTGTTTTGATACTGAAAATATGTTGCAGTTATCAGAATATGTTAATTGGGTAGAAAAAGGTGCTGTCACGGATGTAAAAAATCAAGGACAATGTGGTTCTTGTTGGAGTTTTTCAACAACAGGTGCTCTTGAAGGTGCTTATTATATAAAATATGGAGAATTGGATAGTTTTTCCGAACAACAGTTAGTGGATTGTGATACACGAAAGAATGGGGGAAAAGATATGGGTTGTAATGGCGGATTAATGGATAATGCATTTTCATGGATTGAGAAGAACGATGGATTATGTTTAGAAAAGGATTATGCTTATGTTTCGGGAAATACTAAAAAAAGTGGTACATGTGACACCTCGTGTACAACAGTTAGTGGAAGTCAAATCAAAAGTTTTGTAGATGTGGAACAAAGTTCAGATACTTCAATGATGCAGGCCATATCTTTACAGCCGGTTTCTGTTGCAATTCAAGCGGATCAAAAAGATTTTCAATTATATAAGTCTGGTGTTTTCACAGGTACATGTGGTAAAAAATTAGATCATGGTGTATTGTTGGTAGGATACGGAAGTGAAGATGGGGAAGACTATTATTTAATCAAAAATTCATGGGGTGAATCTTGGGGAGACAAAGGGTACATTAAATTGGGTAAAGGAGACGAATATAACAATGGTGATGGACAATGTGGTGTTTTATTACAAGGTAGCTACCCTGTTCTATAAGATCATTTATAATAAATAATTTTGTATAATGAAATAAAATTATTTATGTAATAATAAAAAATTGATATTATGATTAAAAATGAAGCAATAGAAAAAATGGAGAAAAACGTAATATATAATGAAGACTGTATAGATGGGATGAAAAAAATTCCTGATGAAAGCGCAGATATAGTAATATGTGATCCGCCTTACAATATTGGTAAAGATTTTGGTAATAACAGCGATAAACAAAAAATGGAAGATTATTTATTATGGTGTGATGAGTGGATAAAAGAATGTATACGAATTTTAAAACCGCGCGGGACTCTTTACATATATGGATTTAGTGAAATATTAGCCTTTTTAAGAGTACGTATAGAAATAAATGTACGTTGGATCATTTGGCATTATACAAATAAAACAACACCTTCTTTACAATTCTGGCAAAGAACACACGAAAGCATTTTATGTTGTTATAAAGAAAAACCGGTTTTTAATAGAGACGATGTAAGGGAACCCTATACTGATAATTATCTAAAAAATGCCGCAGGAAAAGTACGTAAAGCAACAAAAGGCCGATTTAGTGATGGAAAAAAAGAAACGACTTATACTGCACATGAAAATGGAGCATTACCAAGAGACGTAATTAAAATATCCGCTCTATCGGGTGGTGCTGGAAAAAAAGAAAGGGTTAATCATCCAACACAAAAGCCATTAGAATTATGTGAAAAATTAATAAAAGCAAGCAAAAACGGAGAAAACACATTATTGGTTGTACCTTTTGCGGGTTCGGGAAGTGAATGTGTGGCTGCAAAAAAAATAAATGTAGATTATATTGGTTTTGAAATAAATGAAGAATATGTAGAACTGTGCAGAGATAGGGTTACCAGTCATTAAAATTTTTGTGAACAAACGGTAATTCAATAAAGGTAAGTAAAGATTTATCAGTACAAATATAATCATTATTGCCACCGTCTTTCCCGGATTGTTGTCTTTTAAAACAGCATTCTGAACACTGTAAATGATTTACAAAATCTTCTTTAGTAAACCAACATGCTATAATTTTTTCATGTGAAAGAACCCCAACAAATATTAATCTTTCCCAATCTTTATTTGTTGCCACATGATTCATAATCCAAACACCATTTTTTGTTCCGCCTTTTTTGTCTTTTTGTGTAACGCTGAATTTTATTTCAACTTTTTTTTCATTTATAACTCTGTCGTGTCCGTCTGTTGCAGTAGGTGCTCTTTTTACATCCATGCCAATACTCTCCAACATTTTGGAAACAAATCTTTCACCATACTCGCCTTTTTGTTTTGGGTCCATAAATACATATCCTTGATAAGGTGTGCCTTTCCAAGGGTCCTCATTGTTTTCTTTAATATAAGCGATCAGATCTTTATCTTGAGAAATGTGACAACTGTCAAAACATGATGACACCAAATCTGAAATACGTTTTGTATGCAATTCATCCTTTTCTTTTTTTGCGACTTCGCGCTTGTTCATAACAATAGGTACTGGTTCAATAAGTTCGCTCATACTACTGTATTTTCATAGAAATATAATAATAGATCAATTTTATTATTTTGTATAAATTATGTACGGTATCAAATAGACCAGAACGATTAATGAAATAATATTTATATTAAGTGATTGAAAATAGAAAAAATAAGAAAATAATACCGTAATAATTATCATAAAACTATCTCCCAAAATGGCTCTGGCTCCCGATTCTTTTGCATATTCTTTAAATACATCCAACATGTTATTCATTCCTTTTGGAACACTCATAAAAAACAAATAAAACAAAATATCGTGTATAATTTGAATAATCAGAATGGTTGCCAAGAACAAATAAATATTCCAAGACCACCCTAAGTAAGTAAACACCATTCTTGTCAATATAAATCCAATTACCAAAATAAGTACGTCTGCAATAACCGCCGATAATCGGTATTTTTCATACCATTTTTTTAAATAAAACGAATCAAAATAAGGAGTATAATAAACAATACTTAATATCACTAAATCAGCAAGTATAGAACCATTTAATATCGGTAAATAAGACGAAATATCATAAAAATTGTGAAGTTGCATATACATACTGTATATAAAAATAAATATTTAATGTATATGATTAAATATTTACTAAAAAACATAAAACTCCCTTTTGAAATCATTGATATAATTTATTCTTTTGTAGATACGTTAACCGAAATCAAAATTCCACAGAAATATAAATTTAAACGACTCATTTCAAATGATCTCAATTACGCTATTGATAGTCGTTTTGTTAAATATATTTTAAAAGCCGAAGAAAAAGCATTTCAAATTATGCTGAAACAAAACGCATACCATTTGATTGATAACATTCACCTTTATAACTTGAAATTACAAATATAAAAACAATAATTTAAACCCTAAGAATAACTCAAAAAAGTTCTTAGAAACAACATCCAAAATATTATAGGAAATGTTTTTTTCATAATAAGGCATCAACGCAGAAACCCCATACAAAGACCAAATACCACTAAAAAGCCAAAACAACCCTTTCCCCATTTCTGTAAATTTGGCAAAATATTCATATATTAAATAGAAATAACCTACAAATGGAATAAATCCAAGCGAAACACTAAATGGTATACTCAGTACGCCGATTTCACCCAAATAACCAAACAAAAGCATTAACATATTTAAAATAAGAATGACACTTACTATTTCCTTGTTTTCAGAAACATAAGTAAATAAATCTTTGTATGTTTTACCTTCTTTCCACGTAACTTTCTTTAATTTATTGTCTTTTCTTTTTTGCATTTCTTTATCCAACTCTTCTTTCTCTTTTAAATAAATCAAATACACTATCAATACAATTAACATAGTTGGCGTTGAAAAAAACCAATCGTAATATCTAAATTTAGTTATGTTTGATATACTGTTCATAAATGTAACTAACCAGACGTAAAATGTACCTTCTATCACTTGTACGATAAGACCCAACCAAACCAAATCTATCAATATGTCAACATCATCTTGAAAACTGCTTGTACTATACATATCTAAACCCAAAATAGCAATGTTAAAAACAGCTGTTAACGCTTGAATAATTAATGAAATATATATTGTTATTTTTAAAATAGTAATCAAATTTTTAGTTTCCATATAAAATAATAAAAGATTAAAGTGTATTGTATATTTTAGATAATTTACTCAAATTCTGAATATACTTTGCACAGAATTCTTTATTCTTAGCATCCATGGATCTTATTGGACCTTTAACATTTTCAATTATTTTTACTATCTCCGCAGCCTGACCAATATCACCTAAATCCGCTTTATAATCTTTTTCAATAAAAAAATCAATATTTCCTTCGTCTATTTCTTTTTGATAAGGATCGTATACTTGTTTTTTCCAAACTTTAATTATTATGGTAGTATTTAATTTTTTTATGTTTTCAAAAGACCGTATTGCAAATTTAATATCTTTGTTTTCTGGATATATGTTCAATATATCATTTAAGAAATCAAAAAAATGTCTATTAAAACCTTTACTCACTGATGATTTATCGTTCATTAAAAATATATGATTTATTTTTTTATATTGTTTTATCCATTTCATCTATTCTTTTCTGCTGTAAACCATCTACTGTTATATCTGATGATATTTTGTCTGGTTTATAATTTTCCGGAGGTGTTTCAATAAATACATTTTGATCAATCGTTACATAATTATACATATTCCTTTTGTTACTTTTGCTTTTGGATCCTAAATCTTCTGCTGTCATATTATAACTTGTAAATTTCTCCGATATTATATTGGTACCCCCTACCGATTGATTTAATTCATAGCCCATCGGCTCCCCATTCATTTTTACAATCTCACTGCTACTCTCTTTCATATCAGAATGAAAATAAGTTATTATTTTATCACCATAAATGACTTGATAATTATTTTTTATTAATAATAACGAAGGTACGTGCTGAATATTGGGCGGTAATATAACTTTTTTGCCATCTTCCAATTCAATATACATTTGATTGTCTCTTGGATCCCTTTTTCTTTTATCAATACAAATAAAACTAATTTTCGTATTTAAATTGTGTTTTACTAAAGTTTGAACAATTTTTTGAGAGTGTTTACAATAATTGCTATAGTATAAAATATCCATTTTATATTATTATTTATTTATTTCTTTATGTTCTATACTTGTCTAAAAATTATTTTAAATAATCTTTTCATTTCATTTGTTTACTTAAGCTAAACTTGATTTACACATGCCGTTCAACAATCTGTTTTCAAAGTATAACAATGCATACATTAATGCAATAGATAAGACTTGTAAATAGAAATCAAATCCTTTTCCTTTACTAATTCCAACAACAAGTGCTAAAAGTAGTAATACAACCAAAAACGCAAATCCTAACATAGAAAGAATCAAAAAGTAGTCACAGTATTGTCCACTAAGAGGTCCAAATAGAGTTTTAAACAATTCTTTATTGTCCATTATATATTTACTAAACAAAATATTTGCTAAATTAATTTTCAATGTTAAGATACATAATAATATAAAAATATATATGTTTTTATATATAGAATTTAGATATGGAAAATTCAGACATATGGAATGTGATTGGTAAATATTTTGAAGAAAATCCACAAGCTTTAGTAAGACACCATATTGAATCTTATAATGATTTCTTTGAAAAAGGCATTTTTCAAATTTTTAAAGAAAAAAATCCAATTACGATACAAACCAGATTTGACGAAAAAATAGACGATTATCGTTCTAAATGTATTATGTATTTTGGAGGTAAAAAAACAGATAAAATATATTTTGGAAAACCAGTTATTTATGATGATGACAACAGTCATTTTATGTTTCCAAATGAAGCCAGACTTAGAGATATGACGTATGGTATGACGATACATTATGATATTGATATTGAATTTATTGATATTCTGGAAGAAGGCGAAGCTCCTACATTAATTGGTGCAGAGGACTATGATTTGGAGTCTTTGCAACAAGACAAAGAAGAAATTACTGGTGGTATGGAAAATGTACCTAAAAGAAAAGGAAAATATAAAAAAAAAGATTTAGAATTAACTCCTGCTGAATTAACGACGATCAAAGAAAACACTAAAAAAACATTGATTAATGAAAATACACAAATTAGAACCATTACTCTTGAAAAATTATATTTGGGTAAATTTCCAATTATGCTTCAATCCCATTTTTGTGTATTGTCTGGATTACCTAAAGAAATGAGACACACCATGGGTGAATGTGTTAATGATAAGGGCGGTTATTTTATTATTGAAGGTTTGGAAAAAACAGTTGTTCCACAAGAAAAATTCGGCGATAACATGCTTTATATCAAAAAAATGAATGAAGACGACAAATTTTTACTTTCCGCAGAAATACGATCTGTTTCTGAAAACGTGTCCAAGCCGATTCGTACTCTTGGTGTGAAACTCGTTAACGATACTAAGTCGTATCAACATAAAAACATTGTTGTCAGCATTCCAAATGTAAGATCTCCAGTGCCATTATTCATTTTGTTTAGGGCCCTTGGTATTAACAGTGATAAAGAAATCATTTCAACATGTTTATTAAATATGGACAAATATGAAAGTATGGTTGATCTTTTTATACCCTCTGTTTACGATGCTGGAGCCATTTTGAATCAAAGGAATGCATTAAAATATATTGCCCTACTTACAAAAGGCAAGACCATTCCTCATGTCTTAGAAATACTTTGTGATTATTTCTTACCACACGTAGGCGAAAACAATTATATAAACAAAGCGTATTATTTAGGTTATATTGTTTTCCGATTATTATGTGTATTTACAGAGAAAGAGGAACCTACAGACCGAGACAATTTTAAATTTAAAAGAATTGATTTAGTTGGAAATTCTATGTATAACTTGTTTCGTGAGTATTACACCATTCAATTAAGAACAATTCACGTAGAATTTGAGAAAAGAGCCCATTATAATCAATCTATTTATGCAAACAATTTACAAGGTCTTATTTTTGACAATTATAAGGATATTTTTAGAGAGAAAATAGTGGAATCTGGTTTTAAAAAGGCGTTTAAAGGCAATTGGGGAGCCTACCCTCACACTAAACAAATTGGAATCGTACAAGACTTAAATATTTTATCTAACAATTCAAAACTCAGTCATCTTAGAAAAACCAACTTACCTTTAGATGCTACTGCAAAGGTGGTTGGACCCCGAATCTTACATAGTACACAGTGGGGGTTATTTGATCCGATTGATACTCCAGATGGTGGAAATATTGGTCTACACAAACATTTTGCAATTGGTTGTTATGTTACTCAAGGATATTCCAGAGCACCTATGATTGCCTGGTTAAGAGAAAAAGTAGATATGAAATTAATTGAAGATTGTACGCCGGTTATTATTTCTACTATGACAAAAGTGTTTGTAAATGGGTTTTGGTGTGGTGTGTTAACTGAGCCCGAAGAAACTGTACAAAAATTCTTATTGTTTCGTAGAAATGCGTTAATACCTATTTACACAAGTATTTGTTTTGATAAAAAACTGAATACAATATTTATTTACACAGATGCTGGAAGGGTATGTCGTCCTATTTTTTACAAAGATAGCGAAACAAATACATTTCCATATCAAAATAAAACAATAATGGAATCCATTTCTAAAAACGAATTTTCATGGTTTGACTTGATTTGTGGATTTAATGAAAAAAGAGATGAGAACTTTCATCCAAATCATTATAAAATGTATGAACTTGGAGAATTGTATAAAAATGTGAATAATGAAAAAAATCCTGCTAAATTAGAAACCTTTTTAAGTAAAAAAGCAATTATTGATTTTATAGATACAAATGAAACTGAAAATTCATTAATTGCTTTGAACAAAGATTCATTGTCAAAAAAACTAAACTATACTCATATGGAAATTCATGAATCTCTTATATTTGGAGTCATGAGTAACTTGATAAATTTCATTGAAAATAATCCTGCAACACGTAACTCTTTCTCATGTGGACAAAGTAAACAAGCATGTTCTATGTATAACACCAATTATCAAAACCGAATGGACAAAAGTGCTATCATTTTAAATTATGGCCAAAACCCAATTGTCAAAACCCGTTATTTAGAACATATCAATAATGAATACGCGCCATACGGAGAAAATACAATTGTTGCAATTATGTGTTATACTGGTTATAATGTGGAAGATGCCATTTTAGTAAACGAAGGTGCACTCAAGAGAGGTTTATTTAGAACAACTTATTTTAATACTTACCACGTACATGAAGAAAAAACGAAAAACGCGGATGTTACCAATCAAAAAATATTACTTAATATTGAAAATGATGAAACTGTCTTTAGAAAAAAACCCGGATATGATTATAGTTTATTGGATAAATACGGATTGATTAAAGAAAATACTGAAATTAATGATAAAACTGTATTGATTGGTATGGCTTCTCAAAGCAGTGATGTTGCTGATGCAAAATCAGATATTTCTAAAGTCCCTAAAAAGGGTCAAAAAGGAATTGTTGATAAAACATTTATTACAGACGGAGAAGAAGGGAAAAGAATTGCAAAAGTCCGCATTCGCGAAGAAAGAATACCGAACATTGGAGATAAAATGGCTTCTCGTGCTGGGCAAAAGGGTACTATTGGTTTAGTTATTCCAGAAGCAGATATGCCATTTTCAAAATCCGGTATAAAACCAGATTTAATCATTAATCCTCATGCTATACCGTCCAGAATGACTATTGGACAACTTGTAGAAACAATAACCGGTAAAGCTTGTGCGATGTATGGATCTTTCGGCGATTGTACTGCATATAATAGTAGTGGTTCAAAAATCGGTATTTACGGTGAATTATTGACAAAGGTTGGGTTCCATTCAAGTGGAAATGAAATCTTGTATGATGGAATGAATGGAAAACAAATTGAAACTGAGATTTTTATGGGACCGAACTATTACATGCGATTAAAGCATATGGTAAAAGATAAAATAAATTACCGAGCCATGGGTCCTCGTACAAACTTAACAAAACAACCGGTTAGCGGAAGAGCAAATGACGGAGGATTAAGAATTGGAGAAATGGAAAGAGATTCTGTTATTTCACATGGTGCTACAGAATTCTTAAGAGAATCTATGATGGAACGGTCTGATAAATATAAAGTGGCCATTTGTAATAATACTGGAATGACGGCCATTTATAACCCAACTAAAAATGTATTTATTAGTCCTATGGTTGATGGACCTATACAATTCTCAGGATCTCTGGATAATAATAATTTGCATATGGATACCATGAGCAAGTACGGCAGAAATTTCAGTATAGTAGACGTACCATATAGTCTCAAGTTACTAATGCAAGAATTATTATCATTAAATATCAGTTTACGTATTATTACGGAAGACAACATAAATCAATTAGAAACTATGAATTTTTCTAAAAACATTGATTTACTAATGAATGAAAAAGATACAAACATTAGAACAATTGTCAAGAATGTACAAAAAATATTAAGAGAAGAAGACAAACCATTGGAAACGCCATTATCAATGGATTTTGAAAATATAATAGATGAAACTGTGGGATCACCTCCATATACAGTGCAATCCGCAGAATCTGATGAATCTACTATATACAACCCTTATTCTCCTTCAGAAAGCCCGCCGTATATTCCTATCAGTCCAGAAAATGTTACATACATGCCTACTTCTCCCGTAGATTCGCCACCTTTATTTTTACCAAGAAGTCCTTCTACAAGCCCCAATATTCCACAAAAACAACCGCAAAGAGGGTACAAAATAGATTCTTATTCTTCTGATGATTCAGAAATACCTCCTCCTCCTCCCGATAATGTTGCCAAACCTTATTTTTCAATAGGTATGTTAGTTCACTTTAGGGGTGACTCTTTACCAGAAAGATTATGGGAAGTCATAAATATCACTCCTGATGATTTTATTACTATTAAAACAGATAATTCAGACGGATTAGATACTTTGGAAATGGTAAAAGTAGTTACACCAATTGATATTTATAAACAAGGGGATTATCCTATTTCAAGTCCTTATTTAGATGATTTAGGAAATAATCCACAAAATACTGACACAAAAGCGAATTTAAGTAATGTACCGCCTGCTATCAACTTCGCACCAGTTATTACGATAAATAATGGAGATAAAAAGGAAGAAATAGAAACAAACGCGAAAGAAAACAATAGTGCAGATGAAAAAATAGAAACTGCAAAAACTGAAGATAACATATTTCCAGGCGCATTTTCTGTAAAAAAAATTTAATAAAATTGATATAATCATTTAAAAACTTATGATGAAATATATATACAATGGCCAGTAATAATCAAATTTTAAGTATCTACAAATCAAGAAAAAATGTACTCAGTATTTTAAATACTTTAGGATATGATACGAATGAATACCTAAGTTTTAGTATTAATGAAGTAGATGCAATGCTTTCTAACGATCAATTGGACATGTTAATTGAAAATCCAAAAACCAATCAAAAAGCTTATATTAAATACTTTACATCTTCTCGTCAAATTAGACAAGGTGTTTTAGATGATATTATTGAAGATTTATACACAATTGAAAATATTTTAGAAAAAAAGGACAACTTGATTATTATTACAGAAGATGAACCAAACGACTCTATCACTGCAAGATTAAAGTATTTGTTTGATCATGACGGTATTTTCGTTGTTATACATAACATGCGAAGACTTCAGTTTAATATATTAGATCACAATTTGGTTCCAAGTTGTATTATTTTAAATAATGAAGAAAAGGTTTCATTTATGGAAAAGTATAATGTTAAGGAAGAAAAACAATTACCCGAGATGTCACGTTTTGATCCACAAGCATTAGCATTATGCGTTAGACCTGGTAATGTTTGTAAATTTATTAGAAAAAGTATAACAGCTCTTGAAACCGAATATTATCGTATTTGTGTATGAGTCCAACCAATATTATATTATATATTGTATAGAAACATTATATAATGAGTTCTCCAACCTTTACAGCTGTTGACATATCTTCTAATAATTCTATTAAAACTAACTATGCAGGTGCAGATGATATTGTAAGTATTAATATTACTGCATCAGATACAATCAATCAGCCCTATGTCGTTTTTCAATCGGGTGGAGCAGCTATTACCAACACACCGTCTTATAGCGGTTCGGGAAGTCAATGGACAACTTTTTTTACTGTTAGTTCAAGTGATACAAATGGAGCAATCTCTTTTACAATTGATGCGTCAAATGCAAACGGTTCTGTACAAACTACTTCAACTACGAATTCAACCAGTGTTACCAAAGTCGGAACATCCAGTCTAACAACTACTGTTACTACTACCAGTGGAGATCAAATAGGTTCTGATATTGACGGAGAAGCTTCATCAGGTTACTACTTTGGATACTCAGTTTCATTAAGTAGTGATGGAACCATTGTTGCTATTGGAGGTAATCATAATGCCGGTCATGTGCGTGTATATCAAAGAGACACCAACGAAGCAATTGGATGGAAACAGTTAGGTGGTGATATTGATGGAGAAGCTAACGGTGACGGAGCTGGATACTCGGTTTCATTAAACAGTGATACTTCTTCTAATATTATTGTTGCTATTGGAGCTCCTTACAATGACGCAGGTGATAGTAGTAATACTATGCGAGGTCATGTGCGTGTATATCAATACGATGCAAGTAAAACAAGCGCAGAGACTGACGAAAATCTCTCTACTTTTGGACCTATTGGATGGAATAGATTAGGTGATGATATTGATGGAAATGCAGGTGACCGGTCTGGAAACTCTGTTTCATTAAGTAGTGATGGAACCATTGTTGCTATTGGAGCATGGTGGAACGATACAGGTCGTGTACGTGTATATCAATATAGCAATTCATCATGGAGTCAAGTGGATTCTGATATTGAGGGACAATTCTTAAATTCAGGTGACAAGTTTGGACACTCTGTTTCATTAAGTAGTGATGGAACCATTGTTGCTATTGGAGCAACCCACAATGACGGATCTGCAAGTAATGCAGGTTGTGTGCAGGTATATCAATACAGCAATTCATCATGGAGTCAAATAGGTGGTACTATTACTGGAAAACCTGTAATAGAAGAACAATCAGGATATAGTCTTTCATTAAGTAGTGATGGAACCATTCTTGCAATTGGATCTCCTTACAATGACCAAAATGCGACTGACTCTGGTTATGTGCGTGTGTATCAATACAACAGTGGTTCATGGAGTCAAATGGGCGGTGACATTGAAGGAGAAGCTGTAAGTGACTACTCTGGATGGTCTGTTTCATTAAGTAGTGATGGAACCATTGTTGCTATTGGAGCTTACGGTAATAACGAAACTGCAAGTGATGCAGGTCATGTGCGTGTATATCAATACGATGCAACTAAATCAGCCGCAGTCACTGATCAAAGTAGTAGTACTTTTGGGCCTGTTGGATGGAATAGATTAGGTTCTGATATTGATGGAGAAGCTGCATCTGACAAGTCTGGACAGTCAGTTTCATTAAGTAGTGATGGAAGCATTGTTGCTATTGGAGGTCATGGGAATAATGGTAGTATTGGTCATGTCCGTATTTTTGAAACTGGCGCAATCGGTACTGTCACTACAACCTTTAACACGGTCCCTCCTGATCTTACCTCACTCACTATCGCTTCTAATAACGCCAATACAACATTCGCAAAAGCATCCGATGTCGTCACACTCTCATTAACCTATGATATGTCCATCAATACCCCCATCA